GAAAACACGATTCGCGTCCTGCGGTTTCTTCAAGAGCACCCACAGGAAGAATTCACCAAGCAAGATATGATTGAAGAATTGGGCCTTCCTATGGCAAGTGTAAATGGGGCAGTTTTGGCTTTCCTCAAGAAAAATTTTGTTGTAGAACGTCAAGAGATTCTGCCCGCAACTTTTGGAACTCAAAATAAGCCTATGATTCTGCGATGGATAAAGATTACAGAATCCGGTTTGGCTTATGACCCCATTGCCGAAGAAAAGAAACAACTCTTGGAGAAGGCGGAAGCCGCGGCCCTTCGTCGAAAAGAGAGAGCCGAAAGAAAAGCACAACGAGCACAAGCAAATTCTGTATTGTAAGAAAAAGGAGAAAAGAAATTTATGAGTAAGAATGTAAACATCGCTGGTCAGAATATTGTAAATATCACTGGCACTGTATCTCAGATCGACACCCGCGAGGGCACAATGAAGAAGACTGGCAAGCCTTATCGCTCTTGTCGAGTGACTGTCCGTGTAGATCAGACCTATGGCGGCAAGGCTGAAATTAGTGAGGTTCCTGTAGACCTGTTTGCCGCCAAGTTCAAGAAGGATGGCAGCCTGAATCCTGGTTATGATAATCTGAATAAACTGGTCACTAACTATCGCTCTATCGCGCAGGCCGGTGTAGAAGGTGCTTCCCGTATTCAGTTTTCCGGTAAGTCTTGCCACGTAAATGAGAACCTATTCGTATCTCCCAATAACCCCGAAAATGTTGTATCCTCTTGGCGTATTTCTTCTATGTATTTCAATGAAGCTCGCGCCACCAATGACAGTGCTACTTTCGGTATGGACATTTATATTATGTCTATTGACCGTGAACTGAATGCGGGCGGTGAAGAAACCGGTCGTCTGAAGATTACTGGTTGCTATGTAAATAACCGTGGCCCTGGATCTGCGGCTTTTGGCGAAGTGCTGACCTTCTATGTAGAGCGCGCAGAGACTATTGATTACATTGAGCGCAATTGGGAAATCAATACTACTCAGTATGTGGAAGGCCGCATTCGTTATTGCGTTGAGGAAGTTCAGTATCACACCGAGAACACTTGGGGCGAAGATATTCCTAAGGCTTCTACCCGTGCGCGCCACGAATTGATTATCACCAATGGTAATCCTTTCCCCTATGAAGAGGAAATGTCTTATTCTACCGAGGACATTCAGGTGTTGATTGCTGACCGTAAGGCTCGTAAGCAGCAACTGATCAATGACGCGGCCCAGCCTAAGGCAGCCACTAAGAAGGCTTCTGTTGTTGGTATGGATTGGGATGAGTGAAACTCATCCCTGTCCTAATAAATTGAGAAGAAAGGAGAAAGTAAGTTATGCCAAGAATTGATATTTTTAATATTGAACCAAGTAAGATTGATAAGTCGCTAAAAGGTAAGTATATTCTTCTATACGGTATTTGCTAAAACGGGTGCCGTAGTAAAATCGCGGAAAAAATCTGGAACCCTGAGATGGGAATCAGAGGTGAAGGTTGATATGTGTCAAACCAGCCGCAGAGCATAGAGAGTGAAAAGATATAATCTCTCCACGAGGCCGCGACTCTTGCAAAGGAGAAAAGATATGCCGAACTTATAGGAAAACAACTATAAGAACTATAGGATAAAAAGCCTGATAGGATAACATTTTTCTCTCAATGTTTTGAGAGGTAGGCCCCTAAAACTGGCAAATCAACTTTTGGTAGTAAACTTCCGAGAGCACTATTTCTCAAGTTCGAAGAAGGTACGAATGCATTGAACGGAATTCGTGGTGTTCCTATTATCAGCTGGGCTGACGTCAAAGATATATTGATTTCTCTACGTAAGCCTCAGGCTAAAGAAATGTACGACACTATCGTGGTGGATACCGCAGGATTGGCATTCTCATTGTGCGAGCGTTTTATTTGCCAACAGAATCAAGTAGAGCAAATTAAGGACGTTCCCTATGGCGCTGGATATACGAAACTAAAGCAAGAATTTAGCGAAGTATGGCGTGAAATTGCCCTTCTTGGTTTTGGTATTCTTTTTATCAGCCACGAAAAAAGTTATGATACTGGCTTAGTTGGCCCTGATGGCGAATCTGTTATGGGCGTGAAGCCTGATCTAACTAACACCGCTCTAAATATTATTTCCGCACAAGTTGACCTTATTTGCTATCTAAAGACCAATATGAGAGACGACGGTAGCACTGAACGCTTCCTGTATACTCGCGCGACTCCTCGTATTTTCGCGGGCGCTCGATATAAGTATATTGCTCCTAAAATTCCTTTTGGCGATAATGGCTATCAAGAATTGGTAAATGCGATCGGCGATGCCATTGACGAGGCTGTTGCTCAAGATGGTGCTGAAGTAAGTGATTCTCATAATCGCATTGCTATTCAAGTTCGCACCTTCTCCGATGTTATGAATGAAGCCAAAGATATCTGGAAGCAACTCGTTGAAAAAGCCCAGTCTATGCCTGAAGAAGAAGCAGATACTTTTGCCAATCGTATGAATGGTATTGTCAAAAAGACCTTTGGCCGCGATATGAAGCTTAGTCAGGCCACCGATGCTCAGCAAGACTTGGTTGAACTTTGTATAGACGAACTAAAATCTCTTCTATGACCCTCTCCGAGGGTCTTTTTTTGACATTTTCTAAAATTTATGTTATAATAACTTGAAAGGATGAGGACTATGCGAATATGTAAGAAATGTGGTAAAACAGTAGATGAACATCATTTCTATTACTATGACCCCGATAAAGAATCATACTGTTCTCGTGAATGTTTTCAAGTTGTTATTGACCGCCTAAAAGAAGTCCAAACGCGGCAAAGGCTTTATAACATCATCCGCGATATTTTCAATGTTTCTTTTCCCACTTCACGTATGCTTGCGGAAATAAAGAGATATAAAGAGCAACAAGGAATTTCCTACACCCAACAGGCTCTCATTCTAAATTATGTTTATAATGTAAAGCAAAAAGAGCGGCCTTGGGAGTCTTTGTATCTCATCCCGCAATATAAAGATGAAGCCGCAGAATATTATCAAGAAATCAAGGTTAGAACTGCGGAAGCAGAGCACGCGAAAGAACGCGATGATGAAATGCGGGCGGCCGCGCAACAAGTTCGCCCGAATTATGACCAAGGCCGCGTAAATGCGGTGAAGCCAATAAAACTTGAAGATATACTATAACGTAAGAAAGGAGTGAATTGTATTTGGGATATGAAAACTCAGACCTGTATCAACAGGTCTTGGGTAGCCTAATGAAGATGCCCAGTCTACTTCAACCAGATACAGCCCCTCTTGCGGCAGAAGATTTCACCGAGCCTGGGACAACAAAAAACGCAAAACTAATATTCTTTGCGATAAATAATTTGATTTCCGCAGGCGCTAACAAAATTGATATTATTGATGTAATAACCTACCTACAAGGAACACCGACAACTTGGAGACAATTTCAGAATAATAACGGTGAAACTTTTCTCACTCAATGTTTTGAGAAGGGGGACCCAGATAACTATCCGGTTTATTACGCAGCCTTGAGAAAGTTATCGCTTCTGAGAGATTTAGCCGAAAATGGCTACCGCTTTCCAGAATTTGATTATGAGGCCGCACGAAGCCGCGGCCCAGACAAAGAAAGAGAAGTAAAAGAAAGGGCAGATAAAGCAACAGAAGAAGAAATCCTGAACTCAGTCGAAGCAGAGTTTACAAAATTGCGCGCTCGCCACACCATAGGCACATCTACTGCCACAACCGCGGCCGAAGACATTGATGCTGACCTTGCGGCCCTGCGAGAAAAGCCCGACATTGGAGCAGAACTTTGTGGTGAATACTTCAACTCTATTTGCCGTGGTGCTCGATTGGGAACTTTCTATTTACGCTCTGCTACACAAAGCGTGGGTAAAACTCGTCTGGCAGTATTTGATGCTTGTAATATCGCTTATCCATTCAAATATAACGAAAGTAAGCAAACATGGATGTATCGGCCAGATGTAGAGCCGCAAAAAGTGCTATATGTGGTGACTGAGCAGACGGCCCGCGAACTACGCTTCATTATTCTTGCTTATCTCAGTAGTGTAGAAGAAAGATTTATTCGCGCCAATACATTATCTATGGATCAAGAACTACGAGTGCGGCAAGCCGCGGACATTGTAAAGGCATATGCGGATTATTTTCATATAGAAGAAATCACTGATCCAGACTTGAATAATGTCTCCGCAGTAATAAAGAAGCAAATTCGTCAGAATCACGTGAAATATATTTTCTACGACTACATCTTTACTTCTCCTGGTTTGATTCGTGAATTTACTGCGGGCAATGTTCGCCAAGATGTTGCTTTGGGTATGCTCGCGAACCAGCTAAAAGAAATAGCAAAAACAGAAAACGTATTTATTTCTTCTGCCAGCCAGTTGAATGGTGAAGGCTTCAAAGACGGCGAGAAGAAAGACCAGAGAATGCTGAGAGATGCCAAAGGTTTGGCTGATAAAATCGACCTTGGCTTTATTTTCTCTGAGGTCTCAAAAGTTGAGTTAGAGGAATTCAAAGGTTTCTTTGAGCAGTATGGCTACGCAGATCATGTTATTGATGTCTACAAAGTGCGTAGCGGTGCTTACAAGAACGTTCGCATATGGTGCCAAATCAATATGGGTAATGGCGAACGAAAAGATCTATTTATGACTACCCAAGATAAAAAAGTAATTCAATTTGAATCATATGAGTTTTTAAAAAAACTGGAAAGTATTCCTGTAGATCTATATGATTATATCAAGAAAGGAGACGCTCAATGAGCTTGACGTTATCCTATAACGAGTGCTTTGATGATGATGTAGCAAGACAAAATAGTCTATCTTATGATGATATCATTCATCAAATCACTTTGCCCCAAGTCAAACAGTTTCTTCTTAGTTTAGGAGTTAGAGAAATAGATGAACACTCAGACTATCTGATTTGTCCAACTATATGTCATAATCCCATAGATAGGGCAGAATCTATGAAGCTCTATTATTATGATGAAACAAAAAACTTCCACTGCTATACTCAGTGTTCGGAGAATTTTTCAATACTTACTCTCTATTGTAAGTATATGAAAATCAACCACTATGAAGTTTCATATCAAGAGGCCGCAGATTATGTGCGGCAGTTCGTATTCGGCGGCCCGCAGATAGAATACAAAGCTCCAGAAAAAGAAGAGAAAGTAGAAAGAGTTGACTTTATCACTCTACCAGAATATGATAAAAATGTTCTGGATGTATTTGATCATTACTATCATCCTTTATGGTTAGGTGATGGAATTACACCAGAGTCGATGGATAAATTCAACATCAAATTCTCTATTAGCCAAAATAAGATTATAATCCCGCATTATGATATTGATGGGCGGCTTGTGGGTATCCGAGCGCGTAGTATAAATGAAGAAGACTTAGCCTATGGTAAATATATGCCGATAAAAATAGAAAACACACTATATGCCCATAAGTTGGGTTTCAATCTTTATGGCATACACGAGCATAAGGAGGCAATCCAATTCTTCAAAAGAGCTACGATATATGAATCTGAAAAATCTGTTATGTTAGATGATGGGTTCTATGGCCGCAATAGTGTTGCGGTCGCTACTTGTGGTTCTCAGCTGAATAGGTTCCAAATCAATCTACTTACAAGGAAATTAGGCGTAAATGAGATAACGCTCGCATATGATAAAGAATATACTGACCTATATGATGCTAAGGGCTGGAAATACAGACAGAAATTAGCAGAAAAATGTAATCGTTATCGCGGGCTGGCAACGTTCTATTGTATAGTAGACGACCAAGGATTATTGGAAGAAAAAGATGCCCCGTGTGATAAAGGAAAGGAGACATTAGAAAAATTGATGATGAGGAAGTTTATGGTGAAATGAAATATAGACAATCACAATACCTAAGTAAAGACGCAAATACGTGCGTGGCAGAGATTTTGCGCGCCCGTGGTGTAGAGAATATTGAAGCGTATATGCGGCCGAACCGAGAATATGAAAATGATAGTATGCTGCTGGATAATATCCAGGAATCGGCTGGACGACTAATTTGGCACTTGAATAAGAAGTCTAACATACTATTTGTGGTAGATCCAGATAATGATGGCTTTGCGAGTTCAGCAATACTTTGGCTTTATATCAAGGATTTCTTTCCAGATGCTAATCTAAAATATATATGCCACGAGCATAAAGCACACGGATTAGAAGATATAATTGATGAAGTAGAACAATATGGATTCGATCTAATATGCCTACCAGACGCAGGCTCAGGAGATACAGAGTATTTCAAACGATTAGATGAATTAGGAACTGAGTGTATGGTATGGGATCACCACGCCTTCGATTCTTACCCCACTCATTGTATTTGCGTCAATAACCAACTTTCAGAACATTACCCCAATAAATCCCTATGCGGCGCTGGTGTTGTGTATAAATTCTGCCAGGTGTTAGATAAGATACTTTGCCCGAAAAATCCACGCTCCTCTTATTATCTCGATCTTGTCGCTATGGCAGAGATTGCCGATTGTATGAGTCCTGCTGATCCAGAAACACGCTATTATATTAGCAAAGGTCTAACCCAAATCAATAATGGTTTTTTCAAGCAACTAATTGAGCAGCAATCATACTCTCTTTTCAAAACCTCTAATACCCTCAACTATATCAAAATCGCTTTCTATATTGCTCCACTAATCAACGCGATGGTTCGCGTGGGAACAATGGAAGAAAAACGTCAGATGTTCCAAGCCTTTATTGAACCAGACACTATGATTCAAAGCACAAAGCGTGGAGCAAAAGCCGGAGATATGGTGAGAATATGTGAAGAGGTCGCTCGCAAAGCAACCAATGCGAAAGCGCGGCAGAACCGTATCAAAGATAAGGCGACAGAATTGCTGGAAGGCCGCATTCAGAAAGAAGGACTTTTAGATAATAAGATTTTGGTAATTGAGGTATATGATGAAGATGATATTCCTCAAGAACTACGCGGTCTTATCGCGGCTCAGTTTGTAAATAAATATCATAGGCCCACAATGATTGGAAAGACTAATGAAGAAGGGTTTTTCCGGGGAAGTATCCGTGGAAATGATAGTTTTGAGGAAGTGCCGGATTTCAAGAAATTTTTGAATGAGAGCGAACTAATGGAATACCTTGCGGGTCACTCTAACGCGTGTGGTTTTTCCATCCAACACTCACGTATTTCTCAACTTCTATCCTACGCCAATACCACTATCAGCGACCAAGGTCTTGAAAATGTATACGATGTAGATTACATCTTCAATGCCAATGAAAATTTCACGCAACTTGGCTTTGAATTGGCCGCGGCGGAAGATTTTTGGGGAAATGAAATAAAAGAGCCAACAGTGGTAATCGAAGATATCCCAATGAGTTCAATTGCTCTAATGGGCGAGAATAAGGATACTACAAAAATCATCAATGGTAGCGTAAGTTATCTCCGCTTCAAAGACGCAGACTTTGCTCAGTTGGCAAGCCAGGTCTCAAGTGGTTCCACCATTACTGTATATGGAAGATTCAATATAAATGTGTGGGCTGGTAAGAAATCACTACAGGTTTTTATTGATGATTATGAAATAAAGGATTCTAAATTTGACTTTTGAGAAAAAATAGGGTATAATAGGATATAAAATAAAAGAAGGAGGAATCGGATATAGTGAGAAATTATCCCGGAAGTCTTCATAACCATACCGATTTCAGTAATATCCGCCTTCGTGATTGTATCAACAAAATTCCTGATCTAATCAATTATGCTATTGAATTAGGCCACGAAGTTGTTGCTATTACAGATCACGAGACTCTTTCCAGTTTCATACAAGTAGAAGAATACGCAGAAAAAATAAAAGAAAAGCATCCAGATTTTAAGGTAATTCGAGGCAATGAAATCTACCTAACTCGTAATAATCTGAACGCACAAAACTTCAACAAGGACAAAGGCGATGATTATTATCACTTTGTCCTTTTGGCTAAAGATATTGAAGGATACCATCAGTTATGCGAACTCTCTACGCGGGCGTGGCTTAGATCTTATGTTGCGAGACGTATGCGTCGTGTGCCCACTTATTATCGAGATATCAAAGAAATTATTCTTCCTAATCAAGGGCATCTTATAGGTAGTAGTGCCTGCCTGGGAGGTCGCCTTCCGCGATATTTACTCCAATACTTTGAAACAGAAAATCCTGAATATAGGGATGTAGCAAAGCGTTGGTGCGTATATATGCGAGACTTATTTGGAGAAGGCAATTTCTATCTGGAACTTCAACCTTCGCATAATCCCCAACAGATATTTGTAAATAAACAACTATTGGAAATTAGTAATGAATTAGGTATCCCCTATATTATTACAACTGATAGCCATTATCTCAAAAAAACTGATGCGGACATCCACGAAAAATATCTGAATTCTCAGGATGGCGACCGTGAAGTAAAGTCTTTCTATGCTTCTACTTATATGATGAGCACAGAGGAATTGGAAAGTTATTTTCCATATCTTTCTCCTGCTCAGTTTGAAACAGCTTATAATAACATTCGTGCTATTGCCGCAGCTTGCCAGAACTATTCTATCAAGCGGCCTCTACGTATTCCACACCTTCCTTGGCTGGCTTACAATCATAATGTAGCCAACATTGAATTTTATCTAAACAAGATGCCTTCTCTGCGTAAATTTCTTGCTTCTAAACGTAGTGCTGACCCAGAGTTGGTCTATGCGGTTATTGATGGTATTCAACGCCATCAAGACCTACAGAATAACGCGGCTTATGACGCACTGGAAGAATGCTTGGATATGACTTGGGTATCCAGTGAGGTCAACAATGCTGAATGGAGTGCTTATTATCTGAATCTTCAAAAGATCATTGGCGAATGCTGGAATGCTGGCACAATCGTCGGGCCAGCCCGCGGTTCAGGCGGCGGTTTTGTTCTTCTCTATTGTTTGGATATTATCCAAATGAATAAATTGAGAGAACATACAAAGCTATTTCCGTGGCGTTTCCTGAATCCTGCTCGTGTAAGCGTGTTGGATGTGGACGTGGATATCTCGGGTTTAAAACGCGGGCAAGTGCTACAGCATCTTCGGGCGGTATATGGAGAAGACCGAGTAAGTAATGTTTCTACTTTTAGAACGGAAAAATCTAAGAGTGCTATTCTCACGGCGGCACGTGGTCTTGACTTGCCACCAGAAGAAGGACAGTATCTTGCTTCTCTGGTAAACGCAGAACGCGGTCAATTATTTTCTCTTCATACTATGTATTACGGAGATGAAAATGATAATATTCCACCCAGTTCTACTTTTATTGAAGAGATGAATAAACATCCTGATGTTTGGGAAGTAGCACAGAAGATTGAAGGATTAATCTGTGGTCTCGGAATACACGCGGGCGGAGTAGTTTTCAATGATGAACCATTTACAAATACAGCTTCACTAATGCGGGCTCCTGATGGAACAATTGTTAGCGGTTTTGAACTACATGATCTAGAAAAATGCTCATTGATAAAATATGATATATTATCTGTAGAGGGTATGGATAAAATTCAAATTTGTCTTGAATTGCTCCAGCAATATGGATATATTGATTCTTCTAAATCATTACGAGAAATTTATGAAGATACTATTGGTATCTATAACATTGACCGCACATCAGAAGATATGTGGAAGATGGTGTGGGAACATAAGATTACAAGTTTGTTCCAAATGGAACAGCAAAGCGGTATTCAAGCTATCGCAAAAACACATCCGACCTCAGTGGACGACTTAGCAACTATCAACTCTGTTATTCGTCTAATGGCTCAGGAAAAAGGTGGCGAGTCTCCTATTGATAAGTATGCCAGATTCCGCGAACATCCTGAGCAGTGGGAAGAAGAAATGACGCAATATGGACTAACCGCAGAAGAGAAGAAAATCCTACATAAAGAATTAGATATTTCGTGTGGTCTTAGTATTGCTCAAGAGCAATTTATGGAATTGGTCCAAATGCCTGAAATTGGTGGGTTTGATTTACAATGGAGTGATCGATTAAGAAAATCGATTGCCAAAAAAAATCCTAAAGATTATGAGCAACTTACTAAAGAATTTTATGAGAATATGCGGCAGAAGCATCTATCAGAACACCTATGTTCTTATGTCTGGCAGGTTCTAATTGCGATGAACCGCGGTTATGGATTTAATAGTGCTCATACCCTGGGCTACTCATTGGTGGGTCTTCAAGAAATGAATCTTGCCTATAAATATCCAATTATTTTTTGGAATACAGCAAATCTTATTGTAGATAGTGCCGGTAAACAGGAGACAGAGGAAGGCGACCCAGAATGTATAATTGTAGAACTTGAAGATGCCTCTGAATCTACAGAAGAGATCGTGGATATCTACGAGCCAGAAGAATGGGAAGATTACGAATATGTGGACCTTCCTGATCGTAGTGGCAAAAAGAAAATCAAGAAAAACAAAAGCGTCAACTTTGGTAAAATTGCTACTGCCATTGGTAAGTTCCAATCAGAAGGAATTACTGTTCTGCCGCCAGATATCAATGAAAGTGGTTTCACCTTTACGCCCATCGTAGAGAAGAATGCAATTGCCAGCGGCCTACGCAATATTACTCGCATATCTGCGGATTTGGTAAATGAGATTATCGCTCATCGCCCCTATACTTCCATCGAAGACTTCCTGGACAAAATCCATGCCAACTGCACGCAAATGCTCAATCTGATCAAGTGTGGTGCTTTTGATAATCTTTACTCTTCTCGTGAAGAAGTAATGGAATTATATCTTCGTAAAATTGCTAAACAACTCAAAGTTGTCAATCTTGCTACTGTGCCGACCTTGATTGATAAAGATCTTTTTCCTGAAGAATTTACTTTACAAAAGATTGTATATTCTTTCAATAAAGCACTCAAACAACGTATTACAAAAGGTTGCTATCCTATGAATAGCAAAATGTTGGACTTCTATTGTGAACATTTTGATGTAGACCAACTTGCTACAGAAAATTCCATTCCCATCAAAGCATGGGAGAAGCAATATAACAAGTTCATGGATCCTTTGCGACAATATCTCAAAGAACACGCCGCAGAACTCCTACAAGCATTGAATGCTAAGTTCTTAGAAGAAACCCGTCAACAATATGCGGCTGGTTCGATTAGTAAATGGGAAATTGATAGTATGTCTTTCTATTATCATCCTCACGAACTTAGTAATATTGACTTCCAAAAATACAGTATTCAAAATTTTTTCGCTATGCCACAAGATCCTGTTATAGATCGCCGCATTCCCACAAAAGATGGCAAGACAATTGATCTGTATCAGTTGACCTATATATGCGGCACCGTATTGGATAAGAACAAGCTAAAGAATAGTATTTCTCTCCTTACTCCTACTGGCGTAGTAAATGTAAAGATTTGGAAAAATCAATTCGCAAAATATGACAAGCAAATCTCAGAGATACAACCAGATGGTAAGAAAAAAGTGTGTGAGAAATCTTGGTTTACACGCGGCAGCCTACTCTATCTCCAAGGTATTCGCCGTGGTGATGCGTTTATTCCCAAAGCCTATAAATCCAGTCCCCATAAATGTCCAATTATGAAAATCACCGCAGTAGATGGTTCTACCTTCCTCTACACCGACAAGCGGTATGATGAGTGAGGTGCCTTATGATAGGCATAATGGATTATGATTTCACTTGTGCCGAGAAGAAGGCCGCGGTGCCTTCTCTCGGGGCAATGAAACTATATACTTATTTACAAAAGGAAAGGCCGCAACTTATTACTACAGATGTCCAAATGGGATTATGTGAGAAGGGTTATTTTTTCAGTAATAAACCTTTTGATGAAATACCTTATACATATCTAACCATGGACAACATTACAGCATTTGGTAAGTATTTTGAAGAGCCGCAAGAACGAATCATAAATCATATGATTCCCAGCACAGATCTCTACAAAAAATACATTCAAACTTCTATCGCTGTAAATGAAATGACAGTAGACCGCGGCCTTGACATATTGGATTCAACATACTATCAGGCATATGTAGATGGTGAAAAAATCCCAATTCCGCCCTCGCGTTCTCGCAAGAAATTCTATATCTATGATAAAGACTTTCTTGCTTATCCAGATTGCTGGGAAATTTTAGATGAAGCCATTACACACAAGCCTACCAGTATCTATATGGTTGAACCAATACAATGCCACACAGCGAAACAATTCTTTTTCTTGCGGGAAGAGTATGAAAGGGTTGCCCGCAGTAATAAGATTGTGCTGGATTATTATGTGCCTTATCACGACTTAGACTTGTATTTTGGTAAATATAAATTGAAACTATTAGGCGAAATTACAACCAACTCAGATGTTTGTATTTATCTTGGCAAGAACTATGGCGCTCAGGCATATAAAGAAACTTTCTACACAAAGAACCTTTTCTACAATCTAAACCTTCTTTTCTCCTACTATTCTCGCAACATACCCGTGCGGGCCGTCGAATATCAAGATGCTCCCATGGATGCTGTCAATCCATATCCTAAACTTTATGAGGCATTAGCAGCCTGGTCAAGAACAAGTTGGGACGTGAAAATTGAGCGATCCTTGGGCCGCACAAAGGAAGGAAAGGAGCAACTCAATATGCTTTTGGAAAAGCATCCTATTTTCAAAGGTTTTATGGGTAAATCAAAAAACGATCTCAAACTTACAAGGGGGCCATGGCCACTACTATGACTAACGAGGAAATCAAAGCTAAGATTCAGCAGTATCAGCGTGAATGTCAGCAAGCCCTAACTGAGAGCGGGGCTACGTTTGCTCTCAATAGAATTATTGTAGAGAATAAGAATAAAATTCAGGCTCTACGACAACAATGTACGCATATAAACGAACAAGGCGAAATTGCCAATGTATTGGGTCGCTGTTCTTATTGCGGTAAAAAACTGTAATAAGGGTGATAGATATAATGAAAGTTACTAAACGAAATGGTAATGTAGTTGATTTTGACAAGAACAAGATAATCGTAGCAATCAATAAGGCGGCGAAAGAAGTAGATGGGCAAGAATACCCAATCATTGCGAAGACAATTGCGGACTATATTGAGAATCTTGACCGCGATATGAGTGTGGAAGAAATTCAGGACCAGATTGAAGAGCAGCTGATGGACTGTGAGAGAAAGGATATTGCGAGGGCATATATTAGGTATAGGTATAGGCGAGAAGCCGTCCGTAAAAACTCCACAGAATTCATTGAAGCAATCTCTGAGAAACTCAATGGCAAGAAAATTGAAAATTCTAATGCCAATATGGATGAAAACTCCTTCGGTGGTCGCATTGGTGAAGCAACGAACGTAATGATGCGAGATTATGCTTTGAATTACTGTATGTCAGAGATGGCAAAGAATAATCATCTTGGGAATCGTATCTATATTCATGATCTCAATGCCTATGCGGTTGGAGAGCACAACTGCCTCTCAATCCCATTTGACGATTTACTTGCCAATGGCTTTACTACTCGTCAAACCGACATTCGGCCTGCAAATTCTGCGGATACTGCTTTCCAACTTATCGCAGTAATCTTCCAGCTTCAGTCTTTGATGCAATTTGGGGGCGTCGCGGCCACTCACCTGGACTGGACTATGGTGCCTTATGTGAGAAAGAGCTTTTATAAGCACTATAAAGATGGCTTGATGTATATTGCTGATTGTAGTGATATGGATAAGGATTCTATTCTCAAAGAACTCAATAATACTTTATCTATTGAGGATGAAAAATATAAACGATTTGCGACGATATACAAATATGCTTTCAATATGACTTTCAAAGAAGTGAATCAAGGCGTAGAAAGTTTATTCCATAACCTTAAATAATTAGGGCGGCATAATAGTAATATTATGAACATAACTATTCAAACGGGGAAAATCCTTTTAGGACAACCTACCGTGCTAAAATCTTCTTTAGAAGATAAAGCCTAACGACTATCTCGTAAGAGAGTAAAACCAAGTGGTTAGAAATATTAGTCTCCTATTTCAAATAGGATGAAGATATAGTCTGTTCTATATAGCAACATATAGCAGGAGTAATCCGGGTATAGCCTAACGAACTATACTGAACAGTAAGTAATACATTACAATCACGCAGTGGAAATCAACTGCCTTTCTCTTCCATCAACTATGGCACTTGCACTCTTCCAGAAGGCCGAATGGTTATACGCGCTCTACTGGAAGGTTCTATCAAAGGTGTAGGTAAATTTCATAGAACTGCGGTATTTCCTTGTCAAATTTTCCAATGTATGAAAGGCGTAAACCGCAAACCTGGTGACCCCAACTATGATCTTTTCCAGCTCGCTTTGAAATCTACCGCTCTGCGTCTTTACCCAAACTATTGTAATGTAGATTGGAGCGTCAACGCAGGCTATGATAAGAACGATCCTAAACAATATGTGAGTACGATGGGTTGCAGGACTTACAATGGCTATGATATCAATGGATTAGGCTTCCAGAAAGATGGCCGCGGCAATCTTGCCCCAGTCACCATCATTATGCCTACCCTTGCTATGGAAGCCAAAGAAGAATCCGGCAATACATTCGATAACTTTATGTCCATTTTGGATAAAGCCCTATATGAAGCAAAAGATATGCTTCTTGAGCGCTATAAACTAATGTGCTCTCAGCCAGCAAGTGTCGCTCCTTTTATGTATGAGAATGGCACAATGGCTGGTTATATTCCTGAAGAAGGAATTGAAAGTGCTTTGAAGCACGGCACACTGGCAATTGGTCAAATTGGTTTGGCGGAAACACTTCAAATTCTAATCGGCGAAGACCAAACTTCTCCCGAAGGAATGCGACACGCCAAACAAATTGAACAATTATTCAAAGATAGATGCGCTCAATTCAAGCAAGAGTATCATTTGAACTTTGGTGTTTATTATACACCTGCGGAAAGTCTTTGTGGCACTGCTCTAAATAAGTTCCGCCAGAAGTATGGCATCATCAAAAATGTTAGCGATAGAGACTTCTTCACTAACTCCATACATTGCCCTGTTTGGCAACATCTATCTCCCTTTGAAAAAATAGATATCGAAGCGGAACTAACTAATTATAGCAATGCTGGTTGTATTCTTTATGTAGAACTTCCCTCCACGGTGAAGAATAATCTCAAGGCTCTGGAAGACCTTGTAAATTATGCAATGGACAAAGACATTCCTTACTTTGCCATCAACGTTCCCAATGATATTTGTCTCGATTGTGGCTATCAAGACGAAATCAATGATAAGTGCCCACAATGTGGAAGTGAGAATATCCAGCAGCTTCGTCGAGTGACTGGTTATTTGTCTACCACTTGGAAGCATTTCAATCACGCCAAGCAAGAAGAGGTAAAAGAAAGAGTAAAACACGTAGGAGATATAGAACAGTGAAATATAGTGGTATTATCTACAATGATGTTGTTTCTGGTCCTGGTTTCTTTCTAACCTTCTTCACCAGCGGTTGTCCGCATCATTGTCCTGGCTGTCATAATCCAGAAACTTGGGATGAAAATTACGGTTATGAATTTACAGATGAAACAATTCGAGAAATTGTGGATTCTATTCACAAGAATGGTATTGAGCGCGGGCTCGCGATTCAAGGCGGAGAGCCGCTATATCACCATAATCTTGAAATTGTTGATCGTGTTATCACCGCAGTAAAGGCCGTATATCCTTCCACCCCTGTATACATCTGGACTGGCGACATTTATGAACATCACGAACAAGATGCTCGTTATAACCCCACTCTTCGCCACATTCTTTCCCTGACAGATGTCCTCATTGATGGACCTTATCAAGAAGATAAGCGAGACATTACCCTCTATCTTCGCGGCAGTTCTAATCAACGTGTAATTGATGTCCAACAATCCCTCCAGAAAGGAGAAACAGTATTACTATGCGACTAATTATTTCTTCTATGCTCGCGGGCCTATGTATTGCCATAGGCTCCGCGGCATATTGTGCTTGCGGCTCTGCGGTGGTCGGCGCTATACTGTTCGCGGCCGGTCTACTTACAATTTGCTACTATGGTTTTCATCTATACACTGGCCGCGTAGGCTACGCTCAAAATTTGACAGATGCCAAAAATTTGGGTATAATATTAATAGGAAATCTGTTTGGGGCTTTTGCTGGTGGTCTATTGATTGCCTGGGCCGCGACATCATTTTCTGATATCGTTTCTTCCGCACTACTATTTATTCAAATCAAGAACACTCTTAGTTTGCCCGCGATTTTCCTCCGTGCGATTATGTGTGGTATCTCAGTGTTTCTGGCCGTAGATATTTATAAAGAAAAGAAATCTGTTTTAGGTGTTCTCTTCTTTGTTCCTCTCTTTATTTTATGCGGCTGGGAGCACTGTATCGCAGATATGGCCTATATGGCTATCGCGGGCCTGCCGATGGAGCCTTTGAGATTTGGTTTGGTAGTGTTGGGTAATACAGTCGGTGCGTTAGTGTTTAGAGCACTAAAAAGAGGAGCAATTTGAAATCCTCTTCATCAAAAATCAACCCTATCATTGGGCGGTCTAATTTACAAAGGAAAAGTCAAAAATAAAAATTTGACTTTTCCTCTTTTTTTTGTTATAATATATACATAAGAATGAAAAGGAGATTTGATTATGAAGTATCGCACAGTCGATGACCAAGCCCAAGCAAGTTTCGTGCGGCAAGCCCTTCGTGAGAATGAGAATTACTGTATTAGTATTCCTGATTCGCGCGGCCACGAAGAATACTTGTGTCCGTGTAAAGAGTTTCGAGAAGCGGAAAAAGGCACAGTCTGCCGGTGCGGCCTTTATATCAAAACAAAGAAGTAATGGATTACACAATAATTATTCTTTTCATCATTGCTCTGCTTCTCGGTATTTGTTGGATAACCCGTGAATAGAGAAAGATCCGAGCACAAAGAATAGAACTTGCGAAGTATGGTAATATTTGTGCTGAACTTGAGAAAGCATAGACCGCATATGATGAAACTCAAGCCAATTTATCGCAAGCCCGCGAAGACTATGCCACTATTTCTGCCGAAGTAGCATCTGCTAAAGAAGAAGTAAACCGGTATAATTGTGAAAGCCAACACGTTCAGAAACTTATTGCTATCCAGCGAGATCGTATTGATAATGATATTGCGGAATTACGTAAGGCTAAAGTAGAGCAATTACAGCGAGACCTTGCCTCAATGGAATCTACAAACGCATAGAAAATTTAGGCTGCTCAACAACAAGCCGAGGCTGAGGTAGCCAGGTATACCGCGGAACTTGAAACTGCGAAGGCAAAGTATTTCTCTGTTCTTGAGGTATTGCGGCAAAATGAAGATGATGAAGAAACACATAAACTTCACATTCCTGAAACTGCCCGCACAGACATCGAATACCTCCTAAATGCTGTCGCATTACGTCTGAATAACCCCAATATCATTTATAAGCTCATTTGGTCGGAGTATATCCAAGCTCCTACTAATGAACTTCTAAACAACATTCTTCCCGCAAAGGACTGTTCTGGCATTTATAAAATAACAGACTGCGAAAATAAAAAATGCTACATCGGACGTTCTACTTCCGTCCGCAAGCGTCTTCAAGAACATATCAAATCAGCCATCGGCATTGAGAACATCGCCAGTCAACGTGTCCACGAAGTAATGCGGGATAAGGGTCTTTGGAATTTCCGTTTTGAGCTTCTCGAAGAATGTCCAAAAGACCAATTAGGTGAGCGAGAGAAGTATTACATAGATTTCTTCGACTCTCAAACTTATGGCTATAATCAAGTTAGCGGCTCAGCCTATAAGGATAAAGGAGACTAAGCATATATGTTTTTTATTCAACCCAATTGTCAAGAAATTGAATCAGATGTCCTTGTGCGGGATAAGGAGGATAAATGTTCTCCAATTTACATCAGTAAAGATAGGATGAATTTAGCTGGTGAAACTGGGAAGCAAGCTCTTCTTGGCCGCTCAATGATTTTCTGTGTAGATCCCAGTATTTTTGTCCACGGTTTCAATATGCCATATATTTTTGATACTTACGAGTGCCGCGATAGTGTATTTGATACTTATGGACTAAAAAACGAGGGAAAGAAACTTGTAAAGAAATATGTATATTATCAACTTCACGACGACGGTTGTATCCACGTTTGTATTCACGATGCCCAAGCAATTATTAGGCAGATACTTGAGGATAAGTTTGGCTATCCAGTGAAGATTGATTTTATGACTATCAAACCAGGAGATATGAACGATTGTGAGCGAAACAATGAATAAAGCCCCGGTGTTTGAGCCTGCGAAAGAAGGCGATGTTCTTCCTGAGGGTATTTGGCTTCCGAATCGTGCGGAACGACGAGCCCTCAAAAAGATGAAGAAATTCAGAGGACAGGATTCTAAACTTGATGAATATATCAATCTTGCTCAGAAAACCACTAAGTCCGAAGATTTCAAACAATATGTCTATATGAAGACACTGGAAAAATTGAAAGAAAAATCTATAGAAGAAAGATTAGAAGAAAAGGAGCAAAAAGCAAATGGTTCTGTTGAAGGAAACTAAGAGTTATCGTGTTGACACTGAAAAGGAGGCTGTCGCTTTGATTGAACGTGAGAAGGAACGCTCTCTGGAAGAGGGAGAAGCCTTTACCATTGCCAAGGCCAGTTATACCTATAAGAAGAAGAAGCGTAAGGATGAAATCCTTGAAGCCTATGTTGTTGACCTAACTTATTCCTATCAGGGCATTTGGGATGACCTTGTGGAGGGATACTAATTTATGGAAGAGATTCTTCAGATGGTTGAGGCCATCTTGAAGTATGATGATCAGATGTTTTCTCTCGTTCGTAAAGACCTTGAGAAAACTGTATCTGAGACTCTACTTCACGGGGCGGATTCTTTGGAAGCCCGCCGCGTTCAAATCAATGAATTCAAAGCTGCTGGTATGAGTCAAGCAGAAGCAGAACTTCAAATTGAGCAAATCAAGGAGGCTCTATTCGGTCTAATTGAGAATTTGAAGGATTCTGTTGAAAATGTAGACAAGAAAGAATTCCTTGATAATCTTTATCAGTCGATCTGCGTTTATCTGGATGAAACTGTCGCGGAATATAACGCGGCCGCTCCTTCTATCCAAGTTGAACTATGCCACGAAAATGCTAAGATCCCCACTTATGCTCACGCGGGCGACCAAGGAGCGGATATCTACGCCGTCGAGGATATGATTATTCCTCCGCATTCCTATGGCACAATGGTTTCAACTGGTTTGAAACTCAATATTCCTGAAGGCTGGGCAATTGCCATCCGCCCGCGTTCTGGAATGAGCAAGAAAACTCCGTTGCGTATTAGTAATTGCGTGCCGACAATCGATACAGGCTTTAGAGGAGAGATTCGCATCCTCTTTGATAACTTCTCTGATGAACCTGTTTCTATCAAGGCTGGCGACCGTATTGCCCAAATGATTCTTGAACGCAACTACCGCGGTATTTTCACCCAAGTTGATTCTGTAGAAGATGATACCGATCGCGGAGAAGGCGGCTTTGGCTCAAGCGGAAAATAATCTTTATGGCAATCAATATTTACACTGTATAGGCTGATGTCGAATCTGCCGGATGGCAATTGGTTTCTACCACCTATAAAAACTTACGCACTCCAATGTAGTTCAAATGTCCTAAAGGGCACGACGTTGAGACTACATATGATGAATGGCGGCGATATAAAATATGCCCCGAGTGCCATAAAACTCTCACAAACTCTGTTGAAAGAAACAAAATTCTTCCCCGCTCAGATGCCGCGGCCTTCCGAGTGATTGGCTTAGACGCGGCAACAGGGACTACAGGATACTCAGTTTACGACGATAAGAAATTGACATCCTATGGAACCTTTACTACTGATGCGACCAAGGATGCGACGGCCCGCATAAATGAATTGAAGGTATGGTTAGACCAAGCAATTTATACGTGGAAACCAGACGCAGTTTGTGTAGAAAACATTCAATTGGAAAAGAATGTAAAAATGTTCCAAACTCTTGCGAATCTTCAAGGTGTAATTTGCGACTATCTTTATGAAAATGACATTGAGTATATACTCGTTTACTCCACTGAGTGGAGAACATATTTAGGTCTGAATCGTAAAGATGATCGTGAGAATGCTAAAAAGAAAGCACAAGATTACGTTCAAATGACTTGTAATCTAAAATGTACACAAGATGAAGCAGATGCGATTTGTATTGGTCGCTATGCTGTAAATCATATCAAAAGAAAAGTAGAAGATATAAATTGGGGCGAAAGTATATGAAGTGTAGCGTAAGCGAAATTATTTTGGCAGGTCAAGTTCTGAATGCTCTTATGAGCCAGAACTTTACTGGCCGCCAAGCCTTTACTATCGCTCGTCTGAATCGTGTGCTTCAGCAGGAAGCTAAGGAATTTGAAACTGTGCGTCAGGAACTGATTAGTAAGTATGCCGATAAAAATGACGCGGGCGAGCCGATTCTGGATGAGCAAGGCAATGTTCATATCGCAGATGAACATATTCCTACGGTGAATAAAGAACTCAATGAGATTCTAAACACCGAGATTGAACTGGGAGAAGTAAGTAAAATTCCGGCTGAATGGCTGGATAATGTCAGCCTTTCTCCTGCTCAATTTGATATGTTGATGCCTTTTATAGAAGGGTAAAAAAAATAAGGGGACTCCAAACGGAGTCCCCATTTTTTATTTATATTAGTCAAAGAAGATCGATAATGTCCATTCTGTGCCATTTTTATTCAAAGAAAGACGCGCCTTACCAGTATCCGCGGCGCCACCTTTATCATTTTGGATAATAACACACGTCTTATCGCGGTTCGGACCATTAGTGAAGGTCGCTACATTATCAGTGTCCATATTGCCTGTAATCTGTATCGCAGGCTCATTAGTCGCTGGATTGAAACCCTTCGGAATATTCACACCAGTTCCGTGGCGGCGAATAGCAAACGGAATGCCTTGCTCTTTTACGAGAACCTACGGTGTAGCAAGTTCATAAGTCTGGCCTGTAATTGAAGTAATGACAATATCAGCCATCAATTGCGTATCGGCCATTTCACTCATTCCAATCTGGAAGCCCGCATACAAGTTGCCGCCAATCAGGTTGCCAGATAGCGCGGGTGTGCTGGTAGAATTGAATGTGTATTGCCGCACAACAGTTTTAGTGCCGCTACCATCTATGGTGCTAATAGACACCTCAATGGAGGCAATGTTGTCTACCAAACCTGAGCCACCCCACTTAGACGTGCTGGAATAAATGCGGCCGATGATGGAGGGCGTAGCTCCAGCAGTTGTCCAATCCAGGTTGGTGAGGGTGATGTTAGGCTTTATCCAACGTCTCATATTTAGAGAGCAAGTTTTGAAGTCTTCTGTAATGGCATCACTATATTGTTTGCGGACAGTATAAACATATGTATAAGTTGTGTCCGCGGCGACAGCATCTTCGCCAAAGGCAGCTGTGTAAGATAAATCATAATTTGCTTCCGTTAGTGCTCTATTGAATAGAGTAGTATTGCCGTTGCGGACCAGCAGGTTTGTTAGATGATCTGTTGTGGTATCGCCAAAGAAGTTCTTATGAACTACATTTACATCAGATAGGTTGATACTATCTTTTGAACTTGCGTAATCCAATGAAGGATTCAACTAATTGGTAATAGTAAGATTACCTGTAAGAGTGGGCTTGGTGGTGAAATCCGTAGGTAGGGTGGTATATGCTACGCCAGTGGCAATTGGGATATTTACATCGTATGCTGTCAATCGATAACGCAGTATCGGTTTGCCCAGAGGAGCAGAATCAGTGCGAGTAAGAGCCTGATACAATGTTGTCAATTTGCCTGCGGCATTCGCAGTCTTCACATTGAACTGAACCGCGCAAGATACATCATTGCCCCATACTTTTTCTGGTTGGACTTCATAAAACTCATCGCCATATCCCACTTCAATCTTATATCGCATATCCGCAGCAGTTGAAGCTCCAACTGGTGAGATAATGAAGTGAAGAGTGGCGCCTTGAACAGGCGGCACAGGCGTAGATCCTGTAATACCTGTTATTTCTACCGTAGGAGCGTCTAATTTTTCAATTGTATATGAGCCGGCGGTATAGGTTTGGCCATATTCATCTGTAAAGGTAATAGTATATTTTAGCGTGCTCTTTGATAGACCGCCAACATTATCGCCATAAGAACCATTATTAGAAGTAATAGTTTCTGGCCCGCCATAATAGGTAGTGGAAGTATTGTCGTCTTTCGTAGAAATACGTGAATAACTTATAGATGCTAAATTTCCACCGTGCTCTGCGGGCGTGTAATTCCACCAAAGAGTAGTTTCACTAAATACATAGGTGTTAGCAACTTCTTCATCATCAATATTCGCGCCTTTTATACCTGTAGTAATTGTGCCGGCTTCAATAGTGTTAGCACGATAAACTCGATTGGAAGTAATCTTTGTGCCGTTTGTATAGCCACCATAAGGGCCGTTTGCGTATGGTTGGACAGAAATTGTAAAAGCTTCATTATTAGCATATTCAAGAATATTCTATGTATAGGAGACTCCCTCTTGTGCCTAAGTCCCTGTTTTATTGGTGACCCAATATCCCACAGAACTTGCGTTTTCTGCCGTAGTTTCCGACCACTTATAGCCAGGATTGCTTCCATATACGCTATCTGCGGCAGGCTGCGTAGTGAAAGAAATGTCTGTGGGCGCACCTATAAGTTTTACTTCTGCCGTAGAAGTCGCAGAACGACCGCTGGAAAAATAAACTGTTAGAGTGTATGTTCCTGCCTTGCCAGAAGTGGTAGTAGTTTGCGTGAAACTCTCAGAACTATAACTATCATAGAGAGCAGTCTTATAACTTACTCTTGGTAAAATAGTGGGCTGGCCGATATCACCTATGTAGATGGTTTTCGCAGATGTGGAATTTTTATCAGTATAAAGTGTTAGATCTGCTGAATAATCATTACCATATATATATAACCTGGCCGCATTCGATTCTTCGCTATCATAACCAGAAATATCGCTTATAGCTTTTACTGTGAAATCATAGTAGGTGCCCGCGGCCGCACTCGAGATAGATATCGAAGTTCCAGTCGTGGGTTGACCATAAGCCTGTCCATCGCGATAAACCTGATATCCAGAAACGGAATTAGCATAAGGGGAATTGCTTACAGCATCCCAAGATAAAGTTGAAGAAGAAGACGAAGTAATGTATGTCGAGGAAAGACTTACATTAGTAGGCTTTGATAATGTTTGATAATTATAAGACCATTCAGCTGTAGCAGTAAAAGTGACATATACTCCGCTGGAAGGCTTACTTCCGCCCTCAGAACTCGTACGAGAGGGAGTATACTTTCCTTTCATTGGCACAGTCAAAGTCTAAGAAGATAATGCCTCAGTCCACCCAGAATAAATTGTAATCTGAGAAGGAGGAGCAGTATAGTCTGTCCCAGCAACCGTCAATACAAAACCATTGCGATTTTTGAAATCTCCTTGAAGTTCAACATTGATAGATATTAGAATGTTATTGATGGTAATATTGCTTGTAGGTAAGTCTGGAAAAGTAAAGGACATATCACGCGGCCCATCTTCATATCCAACATAGGCCGTTCTTGTTTTCCAAAGTGTTTCTCCGCCAAATTGCCCATCTTCCCACCATCTGTTAGTTATCGCAAACCGTGGCTGATTAGAACTTGTTGAATAACCCATATTTCTTTCTCCTTTTACTCAAATATAAAATCAAGGCCAACAACAATATTATCTTGTATAGCCTATCTCATAATTGCTCCGCCCAAGGAAATCTCTGCTTTACCAGCGGGATTGTCTACACGAACCTATCCAGTAGACATCTTCACTTGGGTTCCGTTTACATTTGCGATGCGAGTACTTTGAAGTGTAAGGTTCTGACTTGTATCAACACCCAAATACCCATATCCCTCAATCTTCTCATATTGAGCTTCTTCATAAGATAAATAGTTATCTTTCTCAGTAGGAGCACCAGTATGACCAAGATACAACTTACCATTTTTCGTGCCAATAGAATAAGCAGAATAATCTTCCGCAATTGTTAGGTTGTGCCATTCCTTTGTCATTAGGCGGCCCGCGTCAATCGCGGCCAAATAAGGATAAGGTTTATTATTTGTTTCAGTATATCCATAAGGTAAAACCGCAGTGCCAGTTTTTTCATCTCCAACCCAACCAGACAGTTCATCACTGTATGCTCTTAGGCCGCCCTCCCATATAGAAAGACCGGCAGAGTTCATATCCAGAACATAGTCATCAAAAGTAGTAGGTTCTTCTTTATAACCTACGAAGAAATGATTAGATGCTTTTTGTGGCACATAACCATCTCCGCCTTTTTCAATAAGGATACCTGCGGCACGGATTGAACCAGAAAACTCACTGTTTGTAGCGATAACCTGGCCCTTGAACACGCCCTTGGACGCATAAAGTGAACCATCCTCAGTCACTATAAAAGGTGCGGCCTCTTCGCCAGCTTTAGGCTAATTCTTGCCGCCCGCCCAGATACGAACCGGAGAGGCAGTAGAATCAGTGGTGGGTAGATAAGTTTCACCACCGCTATAACCAACAGACATTTGATTTGTAATTCCTGCGTTAGGCAAGTTCAGAGCACCAGTGAGATAAGCTCTATTACAATATAAACCATAGCCGTCTAACTTACCGAATCCATTTACATCATCTACGATACCATCCAGACGACCCATACGAACTTTTGGCAGGGCAGTTATATCAGAGATATCATAGTCTTGAACATCAATGAAGGGGCTACTATTAGAAGAAGCGGTAAGATAGATGTATTTCTTGTTATTGCCCACACCAAGTTTTAGCACTGTAATCGTATTTACTATAGAAGTCAAAGATTCGCCAGACTGTAAAGCAAGAATCTTTTTATTTTCTACATCGTTCTTTGGAATAGTAATATCAATTTGTTGCTCGTTGCTGGATAGCGCGGCCGAACCATTCAAACCACTATATGAAATCTCTTTGCCGTTATTCAAAGCAGCAGTCAAATTTATCTTTACTTGGGAATTATTCCAAGAGGAACCCATATACTTAGAGCGTTCATCTATAGTATTATTGATGTGTAGGTAGAAATTATCTGTATCGTTCTCAATAGTTCCTGCTTTTTCTTTAGGAATATCTACGGTAGGAGCAATATACAAATCACCGCCAACAGAACTAACAGTAGACATCTCAAAGATAACTGAGGTTAGTTTACCGCGAATGGTCGCATTATTGAATTCAGCATTTCCTCCTTTGTCAACCTTCCAACCAACCGCAGAAGAAACAAAAGGAGTCGATTGAAGACTGCCGTTCTCACCATCAATTAGTATGCCACTGGTTGTAGAGCCGATCCATAGCGGGCCAGTGATAGAACCACTTGAAGCATCAATGCGGCCTTGAACTTGAGCATTCTTAGCGAATACATAGCCAGCATCATTGACAATGAAATTATAATCATCGTTATCTTTGCCAGCAAAAAATCTTACGGGAGAACCTTCTTTGATGAAAGTTGAGCCAGAATACATTCCTGTGCTACGATTTTCGCTTATCAACTGATTTTCTTCAATTAGCCAGCCCGCGATTTTACCAGAAGTTGCGGTCATATCTCCATTGGGAGACACCATAAACTTTCCATTCACATAAAAAGAGTATTGAGAGTCTGATGAACCATTGATGTAGATAGGATATTCTCCATTGACTGCCTATCCTACGCCAAGTTTTCCAGTAATAGAACCACTTTGTGCTTCAATGGCACCACGAAGACTGATATTACCAGTAGGATCAATGTAGAAATTCTTGAAGTGAATGGAGCCACCATTTGATAAATTTATGCGGGCGCCCTCAGAGGTAAAGTGATTTTCATCAACAGAGGATACCGTCTCTCCTACTTCATTTACATAAGAAACAGAAGGGAAAGAAGGCGGTGGGCTGATAGAATCCAAACGGTTGCCAAATAGTTTATCAGCGGTCAAAGTGCTCGCAGCAATTTTATCGCCAGTAATTGAATTAGCCACAATAGAAGAAGCGACCACTCGGCCATCACCGATAACGACTTGACCGTTTTCATCCACCATACCTAAATCAATTAGTTCATTAGCAAGCACAAATGGAATAGCCAATTCGACCAGCACAATATCGCCTTTATACAATGAAGCACGAATAGCACTCACATCCGAGTTGCCGCCCGTGCGAGTATAACTACGGTCTTCAAGAATGACTTGATTATTTTCTGGGTCGTATAACACATAATTCAAGTTGACTGTTTTTGTAGTATATGCCGCGGCTGTTTGGCCTATGCCATAGCCTATCAGCACATCACTTACTGTAAAATTCACAGTCTGCGCGCTTTCCTCATCCCAAGAAGTTTGCGTCAACTCAATTCTAAAATCTGTTCCGCACGCCACTTCTTCTTGAGTTCCATCCGCATTATTCACTAATGCTTTGAACTCAATAGATGTAGGCGAAATGGGGGCCACAAGGCCCCGCACTATGGAAGAAACGCTACATCTCAAACCATATTGCGGGCCTGCGGGACCAGCCGGACCAGGTTCGCCGGCAGGACCAGGAGCTCCTGATTCTACTGCCATAAAAGTTAGTGGTTCACTCCACATAGTAATAGGTTCGGGCATGGTTTATTCCCCTCCTTTTGTTAGAACTGCTTTACAACAATAAGTAGCACGATCAGTCATAACGACAGAATAAGTCGTGCCGGTTTCGCCTGCGATATCAACCCAAGCGTCATTTTCTTTTTTACACCATTGATAAGTAATAGTTGCTCCAGCGGGTAAAGTTGTAGGCTGTTCGCCTTTATATAATGTGGCGGTGAGAACGGTCGTTGCCGCCACGCCATCTTTATATGTAATTCCTAAAGAAGATTCAATACGAATTTTATATTGTTGAAGACTATCTTCTATGCCTTCGATAGTTAGGCTACCAATTTGTCCTTTAGAAGCGTAGAAACTACCATCTTCATAGACACGGAATGGAGCCTTCTCACGAGACTATGAATCATTCGCGGTCGCACCAGTCCAAAAACGCAAGTCATTAGCAGGAGTCTCTTTACCACTAATACCGCTACCAGTATTTTTGCCTTCTTCTACACCACCAACTAACAACTCAGACTTCAACCATAAATTGCCTTCGTTGGTATTATAGAAAGTTAGATTCTCTTCTGCTGTTCCATCATATAGTCGCAATCCATAGTAGGCAACGCCATCTTCTTCAACCTTGCCCAAATGAACTACCTTATTCTTTTCCGCGTTATAAATAACCAAACCATTTGAGCCATTCAGACTCAAGGCACCATCTTGTGCGGAAATCTGTAATCCATTCCAGCCCAAGTCTACAGCAGTGAATCCATTAGCAATATACTGTAAACCATCTTGACTATAGCGGACATACGTGTTCAAATCGGGCCGCCCAAGATCATCCGTAGCATAAGCATACAAGCCTTCGCTATTCCATTGAAAAGACATATTATTGCCATTATAAATGCGAATAACATTTGTATCTAGTTGGCCCGCAGTTATAAGAGCGGCATTTATACCATCAGGAGTAATAGCAGAATTCCATACTCTATTGCCCAATTCATCCACGGAGTTTGAGCAGAAAATACCACCACCACGCAGTGCTACCTAACCATATACACCATTAGAATACGGTGTTTCATTTGTCAAGGTAATGCCGCCTGTATTATCCATTGAAACCTTTGTGCGAGAGAAGTTGAATGAGACATTTGTTTGCGCGAGAGAGCGTTCAAAAATCGTGGGAGCAATTGTGCCGCCTGATGTGAAGCCGCCCGCAGCGATATCATAACTTCTCTTGTTCACACGCATTGCTTCACTAGAAGCGGTAATTGTGCTAAACAAGTCTTCAAACTTTGTTTTATAATTTTGAATTGTTAGTTCATCTTGGCTTGGATCATCCAAAGCAAGCGTAATGCCACTGATGTAGCCTGTTGCTTTGAAAATAGCCAAACTGTAATCATTGATATAAGCAAGCTGTCCTAATTCTACGGCCTCCATTTCATCAGGAATATTGGCCTTGCTGAGATCATAAGAATACTTGGGTTGAGAATTATCCAGCGCTACTTGTTTTGCGTCGAGATAGAGTTGATCATTCGCACGAGAAACACGGAAAGTCAGATGGAAATAATCATTGAAGATATTAGAAACATTACAACGTTGAGTGATTTTGAAGTTTACATAAGGTTTCCAATCTCTGAGCAATGTAGCATAGTCTTCAAAGTTTGTCAAATAATCTGCGTCTGTGCGCTAATCTTGCGGAATATCAGCCTCAGTGGAAGTAGTATATATAGTAAATTCATCAGAAGTATAATTCACATTTCTGTAGTCAAGGAATACACGAGGATATACATATGTTGCGGCCAAAGGATATTCTTCAATACCCGTAGTGATTTTTGCTTTAGCAGTGACTGAACTCTCGTAGTAAACGCTACCACTCTTATATGGATCATAATTGATACTATCATTGTTGAGCAATGCGATAGGCTTGATCGTTCCATCGACGGCCCGCAAGAACCCAAATACATATCCTGCGTTCGGATATAGTTTCATAGTCACCAAAGAGCCCGCTAAACCGCCAAAACGAGAAGTCAAATTATTAGCTTCACTGGCTCCACTGCCAAATGCTTCCGCACTATCATACACTGTGATGTATGTCCCATTTACTTTGACCTTTACTTTAGGATTTGCGGTGTAATCAATCTCTACAATGATTGTGTTATTGGCTCCATTGTAGCCGGTCAAATCAAAGTAATAGGCCACTGTATCCAATCTAACCATCGCGGGCCCGCCAGTGAAATGCTCATCTGTTATATACGGGTTCAGAGGCTTAGTCAGATAAAGTGGGAATGTGTCTGTGATTGGAACGTTCGCTGCCAAAGGAGCAGATAAATCAATGATTGGATAGTATGTTTTATTATCGTTTGCTTGATCTTCCGCATTAGCATAATAATAGGGAATAGTTTCTTCCTCAAAAGCTTCACTATCCCAAATAAAATGATTACCGCCATTATGTGCTATAATTTTCACCAGAGAACCGGTATCATCATAAGAATCAGGAGTCCAATAGCCTTCTCGTAATGCGCCATTCATCTGGCGTTCAAACTGGTTATTGAGCGCCGCTTTCTTCGCAAGCAACTCATCGCGGGCCGCCGTATTCTTGTCTAATGTTTCTTTCAGCGTTTTCTGTTTCTCTTCGGCCGCCTTAGCCTTCGCTTCATTGACCTACTCTAAGGTCTGGAATTTTTCCATAACCTTCTCATATTTATTCTTAGGAGAATACCATAGGTCAAAGTAGACAACTGCGCCAGTAGACACTTTTTCGCCTAACTTGGTGTTCTCAATAGAGGTGTAGATATCTGTCAAGAATCCATATTCATCAATTACACCATAGAAAGTAGAGTTATCTGTAGGAGCAGATACCCCAGAAACCTTCACCAGATCAGCATAAGTAAAAATTGTGGCCGTGCTATATTTTACATCTTTATAAGCTCTAATATCATAGCCTTCTGCGAGGACCCCATCTAAGTGAATACTACACTTCACAATACCTTCCGCGGCCGAAGGAACAAATACACCACTATAGCGATTATTTACGTCCTTATGTAGCGGAGTAGTATAGATTTCATTCTCTGCTAAAGTCTGATATTGTAGATATTGCTCGTGAGCAGAAGAGACTCCTTCGCGGGCCGAGGTAGCATCCGCAGACGCATCATTTAGCAGAACCGTTTCATTGGCTATTTTTTCTTCCAAGTCAGCGATTTGTGAGTTATAGTCCCGCAAATTCACCTTGTATTGTTCTACTTGATTCTTCTGAACATCATTGATAGAACCAACAGAATAAAGGTAATCAAAGTTTAGGATAAAATCATCTTGGATAGGATTGCTCTCTGCGTCCGCAATAGAGATATAACCTGTCTCCATTTTATCTGATTCGATAGGAGTGATATAAAGTTTACTATACAACTCAGATGAATCAGAGGTTCTGGAAATTGTTTGTAGATTATGTTGATAGGTAAGGTGTAAAGGCTTCTCTCCTTTGATAGCCTTATTGTAAAAAACCGCGGTGCGGCCTGTTTTCACTTGTCCATTTTCAACATATGTTCTTAAGAATCGACCGGCCGCGTCAGTCTTGTATTCGTAAACACAGAACACACCAAACATTTCAGCAATGTCCTGTGTGATATTATACTTATTACTATTCGACGCTTCCATCAAACGAGACTTTTCTTCCAGCACAGAAATCGCGCCAGGAATCAGAGTTTTAGATGTAGCATCCGAACCTTCTTCCAAAGCCCAAGAAGTAATGTGAATATCTTCATAGACTTTATCGGCGGCCCGCTCATTGGCATCCGTATAACCGCTCCAATCCATTCGGATTTCATAACTCCACGGCGTAAGCCAATCGGTTATTTTTCCGGTTTCATCTCGTTTATTAGGGAACACTTTATCTAACCAGTAGTTGATGGTGGGAAGCAAATTCTCATTTGTCTCCCAATCATCTTTTATGGTTTGATCACTAAATTCAATCTTATATCCAACCTTACCCAGTTCCGCGAAAGCCAAACCAGAGCATTTGACTTGTTTCAAAACCTTAAAATCACTATCGCGGCCATCCGTTATTGAATCAATTATAAATGGATAAACCTTTGTTTCATCGGGATATTGGATATAAACTTTCAATACTCGCGTATTTTCTGCCAAAACTCCGCTCTAAACATCTCTCCAACGAGGATTCTCAACTCGGAGGTTTGTGCTCTAATCTACGTAATAGTATGGAATAGAGAACTCCAAAGATTGTGAACCATCATCTTGAATGGTCAATGATGGAGAGACAACCTGTCCCAAAAAAGAGTCGGCATAGGACTACAGGGTTCCAATAAAGTTATCCTGTAGTCCGTATACCTCAATCTTATATGGGCGGGCGTTTTGAGCTAAAACTAATTTTACACTCAAAGCTCCTCACTCCTTTTATCACAAATACAGATACCGGTATTTCAATACAATATTTTTCTTGTCCAATTCAACAAGAACATTATCTTTGATATTGTAGAGAAGATAGCAAGTTTTTGGTTGAACGTCAAGATTATCATCCAAGCAACTTCCTCCCTCTACTTTTAGGTATTCTGAGAGCATCATTTCGCCACAATTTTCGCACAAATTTTCAAGATTTATGAGAACTGTGCCGATGCTGTGGCGGTCGTATGTAATAAAGGAGGCATTATCTTCACCATTCATCTCAATTGTGAAAGTGCCAAGAGAGCCATTGCGGGTCCAGCACGTTCCGTCCTTTTCGGCGATATCGATAAGCAAATTATTGCCTGCTTCACTTTCTGAGGCGGGCGCACAGAAATTCAACATCCAGTAATTTAGATATTCATACCATTTTACCGTGTGCGCAGTCCCTGTGTAATCATAAATGGTAATAGAAGAAGCTCCAAATACACCAGTTTCCTGATTATAAAGTTCAGCGTGTGTGCTAATGAATCGCAGGCCCGCAGCAGCCCAGGAGAGAACTGCTTGATGATGAATTTCTTCTTGAAGAAGAGATTGAAAATCTACCAGATTAGCACCTATAGTGTCTTTATAAGAATAAGCAAGAGAAATAACATAGTTGATGAAGTAGAATAATGCGGGATTGGTATACTTCATTACATTAGTAATTTTCTCATCATAGTTGCGAATAAAGAACATACTGTATTGACGGTCTGTGCCAGCCGCATTTATGCTATCGCGAGCAAAGTTGATATAATATGGTGCGGTAGGTGTGATGGTAATGGGCTGATCTTTTAGTGTCATATCTATAAAAGAAGGACGCTCAGACGCATTATAAAGAACCATCTTGTATTTATCATTGTCTGCGGTAGCATCATATGTGTTTTGCGCGGCGATACCATCTTTAGTAAGATAATATGTCGCATCTCCTACATATAATGCGTCTCCATTGGTAATAAAAGCATCTGTTGGTTTATTATTTAGTGCTGCTAAAATGTCTCTATACAGCGGAGAATCTAACATAATTTTATTGTCCGCTGTATCAGGCTGTCCAGTGATTGGTTTGGAACTAATGTTCGTTTCATTATAAAAACTGGAAGAAAGAGGAATATTGTTTACGTATGCCTTGCGGACGTTCTCTTGTGTAAGTGCGGCCGCTGTGTCTATATAATTACTCTCGGCCCGCCAGAATGGATAATCCATCTCAAAGGAAATAGATGCTTCGCCTTTGTAGATATTTGTTTGGAAACTAACGCCCTGAATAGTAATGTCCTTTTGGAAAGGTACAAAACTAAGTGTGATCACAGAAGATACACGCGCATAACAATAGCGGCCGATCCGCTCATCAAGTATTAGTTTGCCATAGCGACCGGGAATAAAATGTTTCTTGAAAGCAGAAAGTTGTTTCTCGGTCATTCCATCTGTAGCAAGTTTGAAATTTTTCTTTCCTGCGTCAAATGTCGTTCCCCAGAAATATTGGCCACTTAGACCATTTACTTTGCTCGTTTCATCAGAAAAAGACGGTGAAGCGTCAGTGGAATGGCGGTCGCTGTCAGAGACAGCGACCAGCCCAAACTCACTGATGTGCTTACCATCGAAGGAGAAGTCTATAAACTCCTTTTCCCAAGGTTGGCGACCTTGAGTCAATTCTTCGACTTGAAAGCCCATATAATCCTTTACCTCCTATTGACTCCTCGATTAGTAGCTTTAGAAGCGATAGTAGATAGTTTGTTGAATACATCTGTAGCCAGCTCATCAACATCATATTTATCATCCAGTTTGTCAACGTGAATTACAACTGCTCCGGGATTGATATTGAGCTCAGAACCAGCATTACGAGTATTGGAGAAAGAGTAGGAACCGATACTACTCATAGCACTCAGTAGAGAGTTGCCAGTGAGGTTTGCGGCGAGAGTCTGATAATTTTTGACCATATTGCGTAGCGCAGAAGTTTCACCAGCAGTGAATACGCCTTCACCCTTGTGGAGAATTGCGGGCGTGTTATCAGAGCCAACCAAAGCACCAGAGTCGGCGTATAAAACGTTCTCTCTTTGAAGAGCGATAGGTTTCCTCTGAGAAGGCAAAGAGGGACTAACCTGAGGAGTTTTTCTACGATAATGCACCGTTACATACAGAGGGCCGCTACCGCTTGGAACAGTAACCTGTAGAGATGAAGAAGAGTGCCCTTCATAACTAACAGACAAGGTTGTAAAACCATTCGCAGGATTTGGTGTAATTCGTAATTTTCTTCCTGGTTTAGCAGGAATAGAAGTCCCGCCACCAGCCCACTCCGGAGCACCTCCGCCATCGCCTCGAACGATACAAGTTCTGGTTTCTGATACCGTGCTGGGTTTAGTTGTGGTAGAAGAACTACTATTGTCTTTACTTCCACCGCCTGCGCTGCTTCCGCCCGCGCTACCTCCACCGCCGCCTGTGCCAGCCGTATTATCATTAGGCGCTACATTTGGCTGACTAATATTCCTAATAGCATCCAGCGTAGTATTCTGAATATTTTTCATCTGGTTGTATGCTTGATACAACTTCTGATACATATCCTGACGAGCGACTTCATAAGCTGCGGCTTCGTCACCGCCATTCCGTAGCATTTCGTTTGCGAACGCACTGGCAAAGTAATCTTGTAGTGCTTTCTGAGAAGCGACATCTAGAGCATTGAACATAGATTGCTTTTGCGGGCCTTCAGTGCTATTCCACGCCTCGGTAGCAAACATCTGGTTAGCCTTTTGGACATAAGGTTCAAAGCCTTCTTCGGAGTTTGCCTTGTAAATACCAATTCTCTTTGCCCATTCTTCATTCAGCATATCGGCTTGTGCCAAAGCAGAAGCCTGAATAAACTCGCTTGAATTTTGAATTAGGAACTCCATAATTTTACCATCGCTTTGAGATAGCACTTCATATACCTTTGTCCACAGAACGCCATTTTCCTTTTGGAAATCAAGCGTTTCTTGTTGTAAGGTAATTTGCTTGTTCAAAGCATCAAGTTGCTTATCATTTGCTTCTTTGATGCTATCGATGGTTTCTTGTTGATGAGAGAAGTATTCTTCCTTTAGGGCAGAATTGAGTTGTTCTTCCAGACTGGCAATCTGGCTTGCGGAACCGCCGGACCGCCGCAGTAGCGAAAGTTGACGCTGGAGTTGCTGGCGGTCGCTAATAGATTTATTTTGACTATATTGATTGCGTTCTTTGTTTAGAGCATCATTTAGTCCATTTACGTAAGCCTCATTGGCTTCACGCAACATATCGGTTTGTTCTTGGAGTTGAGAAATCTGTTTTTCCCAAGCCTCAACCAATGTATTGTAAATAATTTCTTCCAGTTCTTTTTGATTGTCTCGAATTTCTTGTTCAATCTCATTGATAGAAGATTCAAGTTTAGAGAGAGCTTCATCAGTAGATTCAACTGTATCACGAAGTTCGTCATACTTGTCAATCTATGCCTGCGCTTCCTCAAAGAACTTGGAGATAAGGTCTTCACCATCAAGTTGCTCTCCATCATTGGTCACGTAAGAATAGCCAAGATTTTTGATGTAGGACAACTGTTCGGCACCAGACATCTGATTGAGTTGTTGTAGAAGTGTTAGCGTGCCCTTGCCGCCATTGACTTCATTACCCATATTATATTGGAGCAGACCATCGCTTCCTACGTGGAAGAATTGCTTCCATATATCGTGGGTATTGATTTGTTCAGCTTGTAGTTCAAGTTGCTTTTGCTGGTAGCCCAGCAGAGTCTTCTGAACTAAGGCTTGACCTTCAAGTAGGTGCTGTTGCTCGCGCAAGCTCTTGAGATATGCGCGGCCGTCTGTGATATTGGCACGTTTGGCAATAATATTGTTGATCTTTTGTTCGATGTCGGCAATCTAACGAGTTAGATTATACCATTCAACAAGGTCTTCAATATGGGCTTTCAGGGTATTACCTGAGCCACCTCCACCTCCACCACCAGCAGAACCGAGAAGGTCCGCAGTGGTCATAGAAAGCAACGCTTTCCAAGCCATAATCTCACGGTCAATTGCGGCAATAGCACCAGATAGACCGCTCGCATAAGCGGGGCCGCTTACATTACCGGCAGCAAACGCGGGCTGACCATTTACAGTTTTGCCGCGACCATTATTGGCTTGGCCTTTAAGAATGCCTTCGGTTTGCTTATGATTGAAGATAATGGCGTCATCGGGAATATCAACAAGTTCTGCGCCATTGCGGCCCAGCAGGTGATAAGCATTATCGTAAACAGCTAATTCAGGACCAAGTTCACCAACAAGAGTTTTGGTTCCTTGAGCATAGGCAGGACCAAGATCGTTGACGGTGCCTTGATATTTTCCTCCACCAAACCAACTCTTAACAGTATTCCATAGACCGCCCTTCTTAGGAGGTTCCGGCATACCTTCGCCGGCTTGAATACGCAGATTCTACTTTTCGACCCCGGTCATTTCAGAGCGATAAGTAACAGTAACAGTAGCAGATTTAGCCTCAATATCTTTGACAGCTTGATTAGCAGCCATAATAGCAGGCTTTGTGTTTGCATTGACCCTAATCTTATGCTCTCCGCGTGCCATATCTGCTATTCTCTTTTTAGCTACGCCCGCGGCATCACCAGTTTTTTTAATATTGTCTTGATTGGCAGATTCCGCATTCGCAATTGCTGTACTGGCATCACTCGCAGCGGCAGAAGCCTCGCCATACTTTGTAGAAACATTGCCAACCGCATCATTAGTTCCAGCTAACTTCTCTTGATTATTTGTTTCAGAAGTATTGATTGCTAAACCCGTGGACGCCGCAGCAGCACCAATTAGAGTATAATTAGACGCTACAGTTTTAAGCGTCTTAGCGGCAGTTTCGCTGGTAGCATTGAGAGCTACTAAACTTTGTTCTGCCGGATTCAAATCCTTCCACAGATTTGCTAAGGCTTCTTCATTGCCATCATTTGCTAATTGAATAGCAACATCAACCTTCTTCTTTGACATATAGGCAACGATATTGTTATATAATGTTTCTGGATCAGAAGAGAGGTTGACGATAGCCGTCAAATCGCTAACTAAAGAATTCTGATCGACGCCTGGAGCAGGAAGGAATCTGCCTACTGTTGCTACTAAGTCACCTACAAGCTATTCTTTGCTAGCTGCCCCTTCGGCTGTCGGAGCAAAAGAACCAACTGTCCCATTTAGATTTTCTACTTGCTTGTTCGGGTCTACTCCGGGAGCATTGGTATATTTACCTATAACAGCTTTGAGTTGAATCTCCATTGGGGTTTCGGTAGCACCCAAGTTGAAAGATTCTTTCAGGCCATCCAATTGAGTAGTCAAATCAGTTATTGCTGTTTTGATTTTCTCTATTTCTTCTTGACCTGTTTGGCCCAAATTTTTGAAGGCTTCTTCCGCTTTATCAATCGCTGCTGCTGTGTCTGTTAGAGCTTTAGTGGTGTCTTTTGCTTCTGTGGATGTTGTTGTGGTAGTAGTAGAAAGATTCTCAATTTGAGTATTGCCAATGATTTTAGCATTGGGAGCCTCAAGTTTTAAGCCCTCTTTTGGTTGATTCTCATTCCAACCTTTTAGCACGGCACGTTGAAATTCCGTGCTGAATGCCGCCATAAATTCTTCAGTATTACTGAATGAAATTCCGCTGGCTTGAACATTCTGTATGGCTTGTTCTATAATTGAGCCAAAGTCTAAGGAACTTAACAATTGATTGAACAATGCTTTTTGTTCATCTGACCATTTGGCCATATCTTCAGGCTTAAAACCTAAAGCGTCAAGAATCTGCTTGCCAAAGGGGAAAGAATTAAGATAAGCCTTAGAAGCAGCTTTCTGTTCTTCCGTCAAGCCTTCCATTGTATCAATGGCGGCCTTCGCGTTATTATTGAGAGTTTCTATCCATTTATTGACAGAGTTATCGCCTTGAGACCAATCAATTTGTAGGTTTTCGCCTTTCGCTTTCATTGCCTCAAGTGCTTTCTCTACAGCCAACTGTGCGACCAACGCGGCCTTAGTAGCTTCCAATGTCTTGATGCGCTCGCGGGCTACTTCTGCCAAAGTTTCCTTCATCGCATCGGCCATTTGACCAACGCCCTGTGTCATCGCATCAGCAACCGCAGAGAAATCAACATTGCCAGCGATGTCCACTGTGTTCATAATGGCAACGGCAAATTGGTCAAGACTTTGGCCAGCAATTTGCAAGCTGGACGCATCTGGATGGAACTTTTGGATATAGTCGATCATAGACAGGAAGTTCTTATAATTCATCTTCCCGTCATTATCACTCAATCCTTGGAAGACATCTTGAACCTGCTGGATAGAATCAATCCAGTTATCAAAGTCATCCATCTAACCTTGCATCATATCATAGCCCATAAAGTCGAAACGTTGAGAATCGGCAATATTGGCATAGACAGCCTGCATTTCTTTCAAGATTTTTAGACGAGCCTTTTCTTGATCGGTGCAGTTATTAATATTCTTTTCTACTCTCTCAATTTCTTTGGTAATGCTTTCATAGCTACCAAGAACGCCGCCTTTTCCGCCTAATGTTTCTGTCAATTGACGAGAATAGGCGTAAGTATCGCGGCCCTTCATTATAGGAGAAGTAGTGAGGGTGGAGATAAATTGTTCGCCAGAGGTGCGGTATTTCCCGGTAGATTGATCATAGGAAGCAATCTAATCAGGACTTACTTTGAAGAGATTAGAAAGTTGCTTTAGTTCAGATTGAGAGATACCATCTGTAATTCCTTTAGCCAGTAGAGAAACGCCATCTTCAATCGCGGTAGAAATGGTTTCGACTACGGTGATTGTAAGCTCGGCGAGGATTCTTTGAATTTCTTCTTCGTCTACGCCTTGAGATCGTAGAGAAGCGGTGATAATAGCCTTCAATTGTTCCATTAGCAATTGCGGGCTTTCTTTTAGTTCTCTCTCAATAGCATCGCGTTCGCCAGAGTTCAAAGAACGACCGAGAGCTGATTCTACGAGGTCTGCTACGTCATTCGCGGCAACCTCTTCACCAGAAACAATAGAAGTGAAAATATCTTGTAAGCCAGAAGAAAGTTTTGTTTTCATTTCTTCTCGACTATAGGCTTGCGCGGCCTTAGCAATTGATTTTACCTGCGCGTCGCCAATATGTTCAATTGTCTTGTTCCACTCGTCTCCAACTTTGATCAGGGTAGTGTCGATACCATAAGTGGAAAGTTTGGAGATTTGATCTGCCGTGACTTTTCCGGTTAGACTGGCCGCGTAATCATAAAATTCCTCTACATATGCTTTGGCCGCATCAGCAGTACGTTTATCTTTGGAATTTACATATTGCTTTGCGGTTTGAATGTCTTTAATATTGAGAGCAATAAGTTGATTTGTAGCATCATTGATAGAAATTTGACCAGCATCGATAAGTTCTTGGAGATTTTCATCATATGCTTTAGCATCGAATACTCCATCAACAGTGGCATTTTTTATAGCTACATCAACGGCGGCCCGCTCTTGTTCGGAAAGGGTCGTGTAGGCGTCCAAGAATTCAGAGGTTCTAAGCCCTTCAGAATCTTTTACCTATAATTTCTTTAGTGCTTCAGAATATTTTTGGATATCTGTTACCTACTGATTCAGATTATCCCGCATTGTCTGCTGTGCTTTATTAGTCAGATAATAAGCACCTTGGAATACGTCATAAACAAAAGCAGAATCAAAACTATCAAGATGGAACTTTTGAACAATTTCTTTAGCTTCTTTTAGAGTAAAACCAGAACCAAGTTGTTTATCTGTAGCAGAAGTAAATGCTGTAGCTAAGTCAGCTAATCGCTCTGAGGTACTATTTAGATAAGTATTTAGTTGTTCATATATATAATTATCAATGGAGTCTCCAACATTGAGAATGCCCGCATCCACTAACTCCTGAATCTCTTCACTTGAGAAACTTGTAGCCCATTCAGAAGAGCCGAAGTTATTCAAGAATTTCACTTGAAGGTCGGGAGCAAGTTTGGTAAGATTGGCATAATATTTTGCCAACAAAACCATTTGCTTATCCGCCTGTGCCTTCCCGTATGCTCCACCTTCTTCCGCCATGGTTTTCAATTCAACCAAACGAGAATTGAAGTCTTTGATCTATTCATTAGAAAGATCATTGATAATAGGAGCGACAAGTGTTTGATAATATTCTGTCCCAAGTGCGATCGCGTTGACAGTTAGCATATCAACTGCTGACTTACGATTTTCTTCGAAAGAAGCGTCAAAAGATTCAACTACGGCTTGAATTGCCGCATCATTACTTTGGCGGGCCGCCGCGAGAGCTTTATCCATCGCGGTCTTAGATACTTTATTGAAGTCTTGCATATAAGACTCCAGAGCATCTGTGCCATAGGACTGCCAGAATTGAGCAAATTGGTCAGCAGAAGTATTGTAATTCTCTTGCTTATAATCTTTAGCAGAGATACCGGTCTGTTTGACCATTTGAGAAATGATGGCTTCTTCACCGGAGATATCCTTTAGGATAGAAGCATTTTTAGAAGTATCCAGATAGACACGACTATATGAATAAGTTTTTGTAGAAAGACTTGTCGCTAAACCATCGGTATACTCAGCAACGGCTTCTAAATAATTATTTACATTTTCTGAAACCGAATAAATGCCATCTTCTACTTCAAAAACATTACCCAGGATATCAGTGATATAACCTTCTAAGAACTATGTGGTTAGTGGATCACTTTCATTCAAAGTAGTCAGCTGCTGAGCCAATCCATTTAGGCTATCAACGCCAAATAGATTAGTCACTGCGGCAATAAGATCTTTATATGAACTATCTTGCGTAATACCTTGTTTCTTCAAATAAGCAGAGGTATTTTGAGAAGATTCAAAAGCATTAGAGTATTGTAAACCACTAATATTTTGTAATACTTGTGCTTTTTGTTGCGGTTTGGCGATATAAAACCACTCTTCTGTCTCAGAAAGAGTTGGTAAACCACTCTCATCAAATTTTCTACTGGAAAGTCCAAGATTTTTCTCCGCTGATTTTACTTCGGCCTCTTTCGTTTCAACTAGTTTGTCAGCCCAAGTTTGTGCGCTTTCCGCGGCCTGATCCAATGCCTTACTTAGATCTTGCGTAGCAGTAGACATATTTACAACTGCGTCGCCACTTTCGGTCAAATAAGAAACATATTGCGGATATTTTTCAGCAATTTCGTTCTGAACATCCACATATGCCTATGCTGCTTCAGCACTATCATATTGAGCTTTTTGTAATTTATTATATTTATCAATATAAGACTGTAAATCAGACGCAGCCTGTTTATCTTCAACTCGCTTAATATTCGCGTCTTCTTGTTCTTTTTTTAGATTTTCAATAGACTCTTCTAAAGCATTCTTGAAAGAGCTAATAATGGCGGGGAGCTAAGATATTAAGCCAATTGTTCCGCCTACTATAGCGCCCTTGGGCCCGCCAAGAGTAAGGCCATAGCTGGCCATAGATAATGCAGATCCACCAGCAGAAAAAACGCTGCCCAGTCGAGAATTGCCATTCCCAGAAATTGCAGCCCCAGCAGAAGACAATAATCCTCCGCCTACATTTAGTCCTAAATTAATAAGAGCAGAAGGGTTTTGTTTCAGATTACTAAGAATATTTTTTAGTTTTCCGCCAGTCGTTCCACCGCCTGTGGCAGGAAGATTAATATTTGGTTGTAGGTTTGTCCCATTGAATCCATCTTCATAGGCTAACTTTGCTTTTCGTCCTGCATCTCTGGCTACACTAATTGTTTCCTAAAATGCTTGTTTAAGTTTTATAGAAATAGAAGAGCCAGTATCAGAGAAGGTCGTCAGCAAAAAAGACGCCAAAGTTTTAACGCCTTTTATAATGGAAATAATATTGAATAATGAACTAAAATTACCCAGCTTGGTAAATCCTGTAATCACCTGATTGAGAAAACTCAGGAAAGAACCAATTACTGGGCCATTTAGTATAGACATATAAAATTGTTGGAAACTATTACTTATTTGATTGAGTTTTGACTCAAGTGAATCCAATGTCTTTGCATACTGCAAAACACTGGCATCCTCTGCATTCATAGCAGATTCTTGGATCTCAGCAAAACGGTCATAGTTCTCCATGAGCGCGAGAAATCTCGACTGCTGGCGGTTGCCGGCAATTATAGTACCTAACCTAATGTTTGAGAAAATTCGTTATATTTTCTCCTATAAAAAGCCCCTGTTTTCACAGGGGAGCAGACTATATCATCTGTGCCTACTACTTCGTGGAGGACTTCCTCCCTACTCTACTGGCCCGCGGGCGTTCGATAGTCGTTGAACTCGTTGCTATTCGCAACTTAGGAGCTGATTGTCCAATATAAATAATTTTTCGCATTCGCACTTAGGCTTGTTTCATCCTTATGCTGTAGCTTATTTATCTCTAAGGATTTTCCAGCAATTCAATAGATATTATAGAGATACAAAGGGAATTACAATCTAATGGGAACCATTATATCTCTTTGTCGCGCTGTCCAAACTGGACCACTTGCTACCTAATTCAATAATTACTTGATCCAAATCGCGGAACTGCCCCTGGGTATCACGCAAAGCAACACCAACTGATTTTAGGGCTGTTTCTACTTTACTTGCGTCGAGAAATTCGCCATTTTCATCTTGGGAAAGTCCGGCTTTCATCTCGGACATACGGCTTATGATCGACTTCATCGCGCTACCGCAATACGTTATCGAAGATTCTGTTCAATAGCTTTATAAGCCAACTCATATTTACGATCGAGATAAATTGTAGCGTCATCATATAAAAGATGCAATATTTCATTGACTTCAGTTTTCTTGCAAATAGTAAATTTAGGAACGGAGCGATTATAGTCTAATTTACGATGTACACCCCAAATCATTTGCACAGCATACAAAATATCTTCTGTTCCACACAGCCCCATATAATATCGCTCAGCCGCGCGAGGCGAAGTGTGCGTATAAATACTACCATCACCATCAAATATGCCGCGGCTCCAATGAATCCATAGGCTTTCATCCATATCACAAGAAGGCGTTAGCGTCAAGGATTTTCCTTGTGTACAACCTTGTTTTGCTAAATCAGCAACGATTTTTTGTTCATAAATGCGGAAATAACGAAATGGATGACCACCATTGTTCACTTTATCTACATATGGAGCATTTGTTTTTAGAAACTTGCGAAATTTTTCTACGTGCTCTTTATCTTTATCTCCAATTCCTAAAGTAAGAAAATGATTTTCTTCATTCACATAACCATCTGCGTAAAGAAAACCAAGCCAATATGCTTTTTCTTCTGTATCAATTTTTTCAAATACGTTTGAATCTCGTTCGTAAATAAAACTCATTTCTTCGACCAGGCAAATATAAATATTTGCCCCTCCTATTTCTTATATTTATGGTTATAGTAGGAGTTCAGACTATCGCATACCCATAAGAATAATGGGTTTCTCTCGTTTAGTCGTTCACGGTAGAAACTCAGGTAAACCTGCTATCTTTCCGCCCTGTTATCCGCCATATTCGGACGTCCAAGTCAATTAGAGAGAATTCTCAATTATGGTTTATTTTTTATCCCATAATGACACCGGTAGCAATTTGCTCCTCTTTATTTATTATAAATAATAACATAAAAATAAAGAAAAGTCAAATTTTAATATTAATGTTAGTAGCGCTTTCTCGGGTTGCCTCAATCATAGTCGCGATCATTGCCGTAGTATTTTCGAAACTCATTCCCACAGATGCCGCGGAAGAGGCGGTCTTACTCATTGCGGTAGCGAGTTCTTGAGTATCACTGGCTGATATGGCTGCAACTTCACTATATACGTCAGTGATGTGCTGTGCTTCAGACATCTCTAATTTGAAACCACGAACCATTTATACTTTTGCTTTCACAAAAGATTAGACTATATCATTGCGGCGGGATGCCGCATCATTTGCTTCGCCCGCCAGGGCTACTTGGTTTCCCAATAGTCGTTGAACGATTTGTTTCGCTGCTGGTTGCCCACACGGTTTTCCAGCAATTCAAATGGTTTTATGTGGCCTATCGTGGTAATTAAGCCACAGTCATAGCATCGGCTGCTTCAGCATAACCCATGCCTGCAATCCTTTATACTTTATATCACTATAAAGAGTAGACTATATCTTACCCATAAGGTATGTTCACTTCGCCCGCGGGCTACTCGATTTCTCGATAGTCGTTGAACATTGCGGCCCTTTGGCCGCCTTTGCTGCTGATTGCCTCGAAGAGGGTTCCCAGCAATTCAAACATTTTTCACGCCTTTATTTATAGATGGGTTATTGACGTGCCATCTTTAGAGTTTCTGTCGTGAGTTCCATTACGTCAGCGGTTCCTAATCCCTACTGGAAGAAAAGCTAACTGACTTCATATACGCCCTACGTAGTTACACCATACTGTTGAGCAATACTCATATACTCATTGATCTTGCCCCACAAGTCGGATACGCTCATATCCGTAACTACGGCGATATTTGTCATAGCCTTATCAAGATTTTGGATATCCTGATAAGCATTACGAATACCATTTCTGACGATATTTATAATTTGTGAGAAGCCCATCCATCGCTTGAGAGACATCTACAAGCGATTTTGGAATTGCTCCGTCTCTTGTTGTGCTAAAGCGGCCGCATCTTTTTGTGCTTGCTCCGCGGCAACTCTGTCTTTTTCTGCTTGAGCGGTAGATAAAACTCTGGCATTGATGCTGCGAGCCTGCGCACCATAGTTTGTGCCGCCAGGAGTATACTTCCCGCGAAGTTGCTATTCAAGCTCATCTACTCGTCGCATAGCTGCGTTTAGCGCAGTCTATAGCTCATCTACTTTAGTTTGAAGATTAGCTTGAGTAGCTTGAAGTTGCTGGACAATAGTTTCTTGTGCTTTTAAGTTTCCGTTCGCTATCCCCGCTGCATTTTGAGCCGAAGCTACCGCGGCCGCCTTTGCGGCTACGTCCGCTTGTGCAGCCTACTGTTCCTTATGTAGTTGAGAAACAGGATCCTTTCCTTTACCCCAAAACTTCTACAAAGCACTTTCCATTTGTGCCGAATAAGACTCAATAGGGTTGTCTCGAAGAGCTTTTTCAATCGCTTCTTTGATAAGTTTTACACGATCAGCAGTATTTGTCTGAATTTGAGAAATGGCTGTATCATCCAATCCCAGCACTTTCAAATAATAACCAACAATATCTGCGCCGCCCGCTTTGAACCTATTAGTATATTCGCCCTCTTTATTTTTCTGAAAGGCTTCCGCGACTGTGCGATTGAAAACATCAGAAACCTTGTCTCCAATTGCGCCCTTTGCTTTTACTGTATCAGACAAAGCAGAAAGCATTTTGATTCTCGCAGTAGCAGAGTTTGCACGAGAACTCAAAATTTCATTTACTGCTTTTGTGCGAACTTCTTTTTCACTCTTGCTGTTTAGATCTGAAAGTTTCGTTTGGGAGGCCGCCAATTCTGCGTTCGCTTTTTTGACAGCGTCTGCTGCTTCCTCGGCCTTGGCCTTCAAATCGTTATACTTGTCCGCGGCCTGTCCAATAGCATCTGTTAGCGTAGCACTATCTTTGATACCTGCCTTGTTTAGCTTGTTTTTGTCGTCTCCAGAAAACAGCTAACCAATTGTGGCACTACCGCTTTTGGCATCGTTGATAGCCTTTACATACTTATCAACTTCTTTTTGCGCACGTTTCCAAGAATCAAGTTCCGTTGGCGTAAGAGCCAAAGCTGTTACATCAATACTCGCAAAATCCGTCTGAATCTTCGTCAGGGTAGTTTCCAGTTGACTTGTCAAAGAATTGACCTTATTCAAGTCTTTGATATTCATAAACTCCCCAGACGTTAGATTCTCCAACTACAGTTGTTTATACTGGGCATTACGCAAGGCGGTCTGCATTCTTTTGCCGACTGCTGAATTCACATCGACATTTTTCAGAGCCTATTGAATATTTCTGGTTATTGCCGCATATTCGTTGGCTGCTGTTTTGAATACAATAGGTATTGTAATTTCTTGCACCTTTCTGTCCGCCATTCTCCTTTACCTCCTTTTATCTCAAATTTCTTCGTCTATATAGGTAATCCTACACACTTCCTCCGTTGCGTCTGAAACGTTTTCTGGCATAGCGACTACATTGAAAGTAGAAACCATAGGATCTGCCCGCTCACCCATCCGTAAGTTGATATTACTTAGAATAGTGATTTTAGGCATTGTAATTACACCTGTGCGAATTAAGCCTTCATTTTCATCTTTTAGCTAAAAAGTTGCTTCAAGACGATACGTAGAAGAAAAGCGCTCTCTGGACATAGAATAGGAAACAGATTCCTTTCTATATATAAAGTAGTAGTCGCACAAGATTACTTCACCAGAATGGGCGGCCCCGCAAGAAATTTTTGTCGCGGCCTGGCCAGTTGCAGTTGTATACTCAGATACAATGGGATGAAGTTTCTTTTGGATATTATTGAAGTCATATTGATAAACAAAAAACTTAGTATTGGGAGCAATTTGATAGGTAAGATATGCGTCTCCGTTATCATCTAAAAGAATTTTTTCTACATGCGGGACAAGCAATCCTTCATTTTTTGTAATTACTTTAGCTTCCAAAAGGAAATTCAAACTCACAGGGTTTATTGTGCCATTGGAGAAAGTAAATACAGTGTCGCCACGATCTTCCCACACTACGCGCGCTTCATTATGTAAGCCGCCGCGGGCTGCGATAATGCCACTGCGCTCACTTAGAACGGCGATTTGTAGATTTTCAAAGTAAATTATAGGTTCTCCTTTTTCTACTATCTTTGACCCCAAGTCAGTGTTTTGGCGGGCCTTGATAGTGACGTGTTCAAGGGTTTTTACACCAAGTTCTTGAATAGTCATCTCCTTTACCTCCAAATAAAAAAGACGATTTATCAATCGTCTTCTAATTTTTCAAATATAAGATCTTTTGGTAGAAAATCTCTACAAAGATAAAACGAACCAAAACTGATGCCTTTTTGAACTTGTTTCTTTTCTTTGTCAGTGTAATAATTGATACGCTTGTCAAAAATTAGAGCCTGACAATCCATCATATATGGAAACCGTTTTTGTCCTTGTAAAGCAGGAACAGGTAAAAGAATTGCATAAGGCTTACTAAGTTCATACAGGTGTTTGATAATATCGTCTTTTATTGAAAAGGGCGGATTACTAATAATAATATCATATTCATCTGGCTCATAAAAGAAAAAATTCTTACCTTCCTCTATGTGAGAATGAATTACTTGATAGCCTTCATTCTGAAAAATCTTCACATATTCGCTTTCTTCTAAATCAAAAGGACACCAAACGATAATTTCGCGGCCCTTCGATTGTTGAAAACTACGTAAGTATTTTAATAATGGTTTGACCGCAAAAGCGGCAGTGTAAACCTCATCACTGGCCTTGTCGGTTTTAGCAGTTAGGTATCCAATGTTTTGGGGCATTGTCTGATCTCCTTATACTCTAAAATGTCAAAAAAAAGAGGGGCGAGATTCCTCTCGCCCCATTAGCCCATAGAATATGGGTTGAGTTGTTATCAATAACGAGTTAGTGACATCATCTTTCCGTCACTGTCGCGCAGCACATTCAGGGTCATGCTGAAAGTGCTGGGATCTCCCTCCGGAGATACCTCAATTTTCATTGAGTGTCGGACTATATCTTTGTGCTTTGCACATCGCGCGCTTCATTATTATCATTACTCGATTGCTCGATAGTCTCTGAACTTTCTATTGCTCAGCTGCTGATTACCATTTCAGGTTTCCAGCAATTCACGCGATTTTAGCAGACCAAGGGAATTTAGCCTGCATGGTTAGGGTAACTTCGCTCATTAGCTTAGCCTTATTGATTACAAACTGGAAGGCGTAGTCGTGGCCGTCCTTTTCAGAGCGGATTAGAGCATCGCCGACCACACGATATGTTCCGGGATACCTATTAGGAGAAATCACAAGGGTCTTGGCATCATAGGCTTCGTTGCCCTCGGCGGCCTTCTCTTCCCAGAAGAAACGTACGCGGTTTTCAACATTAGGTTCCAGAGCGGCCTTAGCGAAGGTATCTTGCTGACCGCGCTTACCATTGGTCAAGTTGATCCAACGGAATTCGGTGGGCTTATTAGCTTCCAGAGGGAAGGCGTTGACGCCGGCTTCGGTCTTGTCAGACTGGCCAGGCGCGGTAACAGGGAACTTCACATCCTGATCCTGCACATCCTTGGCGAAGGTGTATTCGGCATTCTTGTAAATCGTTACGTTGCTGTCGGTGTCGGAGCCGTTCTTCATTTCGGCGCCCAGCAGAATGCGCATCTCTTCCCAAGAAATAACGGCGTCTTCCAGATTTAGGTTGATATCCTTACCATCAATTTGTTTTGTTTATGCCTTTTCATAAACTTCTCATAGTTTCCTATGAGTTCAGACTATATCTTCACCTTGCGGCTCAGAGCAAGGGACTGGCGCTGGGAGATGAGGATTTTTCTCCACTTAGTCGTTGAACCTTCCGCGGGCTACCGCGGCTTGGCTGCTGATTGTCTTCGGCATTATCCGGTCAGAGTTTCCAGCAATTCACCAGTTTGTTTTCTACACCTCACGATGTAGGGGACCTATGGATTTTATAGATGGATATCAATCAAAAGTCCCAAGTAACGAGCTTAGGGTTGCCCCAGCCGCCCTGAGCGCTAACGTTCTGGGCAGTCGTTTCCACCGTGCTCACTTTTAGAGTGTCAAGGTAAAGAACGATATCGCCAGCCTTGATATTGCCTTCATCGCTCAAGGCTTGGAAATAAACGTTGGCGACTTCCTTAATACCAAAACGTTCAAAAATGTTATTCTGAGCCATAAATTTTTAGCCTCCTCAATTGAAAGACATGTTCTTTATCCAGTGGGATAATTTGTCTTTATCAATCTTTGCTCCGGCCATGGCGGCCCGAGTATTTATATCAAACTCTTCACGCCAATTCATTCTTTTGAGCTGGTCTTGAAAAGCATAATAAGTGAGACTCCATACTGTTTGGTTATTTACTGCGCCGTTGCTACCCGCAAGTAAAGAAGCAATCAAATCAGAGAATCCCAATTTGTTATCCCCATCTTTTTTGCTTTTTGACTTTGCTTTCGCACGGTCTTTTCGGCCCTTTATCAATTTCATCTTTAGCTCCCTAACCTTGGGAGAATCTGTGTCGAGCAACTCAATAACTTCTTCATCTCGATCAACCAGCGCACAACTGGCGCGGATAAGAAACTAAAAGCCCTCAAACATATCTTCTGTGATGACCCTCTTTTCAGATGGGTCTCCGACTACAATTGACAGATTAGGGATAGTAATAATTGTCGGCTATTCATGGGTGAAGAATTCAAATCCTTCTTTGATTAGTTGTGATTGTTCGCTATCCAATTGAGCAAGAAAACAAAGATACTGAAAATCAGATAATTCTTTCATTACTTGACCCAATTCATCGTTATTCTCAACTGGCGGCTTTTCAATCAACATCAAAGAAAGATATCTATAAAATTTTTCCAGACCTGCTGTGGCTATTTCTCCCAACGTAGGAGAATAGACAAGGCAAATATCCTTGAAGAAAAGCGGGTCTCCATGCATAAGCCGCAAGATATCGCCATCAGTTAAATTCATTGATAGAATAAAGCATACTATATCCACCAAGATGCGGCGAAAGAGTAAGGGCGCTGGAAGATACAAACTGTAAATTACCAATACCACTCATTTTCGCTTGATTGAACATAGTATCAATTTCCTGCATAATAAGGTAAGGCCGCAAATTACTATTATCCACTACCCATTCATTATATGGGCAAGCAATATCGAAACGCACGGTAGAAATTTTGAAATCTGGGTTATTAGTATTTACAATGAATCTATCAAAAACTACCATTACATAGGCAGTTTCTTTCCCATCTTTTTCAGGAATCTTAGGAGTAATACAAATAGAATTGTTTATTAGCTCCAATCCATCTACATCAGGTAATTCCTTACTAAAAGGGTCTTCATTTTGATACTTCAATAACCGACATAATCGTTGATTAGTAATCAACTTATTCAAAATCCTGAACAAATTTTCTCCCATGACTGCGAATCTTCGTTGTGTGGCTTGCTGTTCCATCTTACTTCACCTGCCATAGAGAGATAATGCTGATTTCTTTTTCATACCGTTCGCCATTGTAAATAACATACACAGTTATGGTTCCTGTTTTGTTGAGATCATTTGCGTGAATTACGCAAGTATTGTGTTCAGACTTAGTAATTTTTGCTAATTTTGTAGGTTCCAGTTCAAACTGAACATCAGGATTTTCTGCCTTACTGTTGGCCCGCACAAACGAATATGTTCCATCATAAGTAACCCTCAAAGAGTCATCACCTATAATTGAGAACAATTCTTTCGCGGCCGAACCAACATAGATGGTCTGTAGTGCTTCTGCCACATCTTTATATTTTATCAGTATGCTGGTCTCACCAGATTCCATTTCAACAATAACGTCTTCGCCGTCTTGCCGCAAACCTGGGCCGAGCACATAACTGATCTCTTTTTCTATATCGGCTTGCACTTCACCATTCTTAGTAATTGAAAATACGGGATGAATTGTATCCCCTTTGGCCGCATAAGCAACCGGAGAGAGTTCAATTTTCCACTTGTTGAGTCTATCAACATTAGCAATATCTTGTTCTAAATCATCACGCAATTCATTGTATTTTCCTTCTGTGAAGGACATAAAAATAATTTCCGGGACGGAAACAACATCGTAATCTACAAGATACCAGTTTTCATCACCCACAATAATTTCTGTTCCTTTCGGAATATATTGCTTAGGCATAATAATACGGATATGCTTGTTAGGTTGCGGCGTAATAAGTGAGTTCCACAATATTAGTGATATTGAGGATTGACCCAATAAAATGTATATCCAGCATAATGTTTAGGTTCTTCTGGCTGACCACATTTCATTGCTAAACCAAGATTTCCTTCATGAAATCTATCTTCAATACGGGCTTGTTTCACATTGTCATAAATTTTATCTAATTCAACACAATAAAGAGCATTCGGTAAATATTGAATTCTTTCTTCTCCTTCAAGTAATACCCAATGATATCCGCCCGCAGTTTTTAGTTCGCCTTTGATTACTCGACGGATTGAATTTATATTCGTATGAGTTTCACGGGCTGCTTCGGAAAAAGAAATAAAGTTTTTACCAAGTTCAATACATTTGACAGGCTTGATTGAGGTATTTGGTTGAGAATAATTACTTTTTACCGCCTTGAGCATTGATTCACGAGTTTTACGTTTATGCTCCTCAGTAATTACTACACCGCAACTACCGCGGCCGCCCTCGGTCAAATTATAACCTTTATCAGCTTGGTTTGATTCATAAAAACTAATCCAATATTTTTCTTTTTCGTCTAATTCTTCTTGCGTCGCAGCTTCATCAATTATTGTCCAATCCCAGCTAGTTTTTTCATACTTTTCTAAAGCCGCGTGAAAATAAGGACAATTCGAATATTTACTATAATGAACTTGCCGACGCGAAGCCAACGTCTTTATTGTTTGACCAATGTAATTTTTATCATTCTCAGTATTATGAGCACGATAAATAATGCCGTATGCCATAATATCACTCCTAATATATTTCTATATTATTTAGACTATATCTTCACCCTTATGGGGTCCACTACTTCCGGCTGCTGCCGAACTCCTTACGGATAGTCGTTGAGCTCTCCCTTTCAGGATTAGCTGCTGATTGCCCATTATGAAGGCTAACAGGTTTACACCAATAAGCCCATCTTGACATTTTTTTCTGCTTTCGCCGCGATTACGCTTAGTTCCAATAAAACTTACGTTTTAGCATGTCAAGCTCTTAGGGGTTTCCAGCATTTCAGTGGTTTTTACACGACCATTACTGGCCGAGGGACCTGAAACTCAAGTCCTGAAATTATCCTATATTTTTGAGTCTTTCGACCCTAAAATATAAGCCCAAGATTTATGTAAATCTCCTTTATCAACCCACTTGATTTCGTAATTACATTTTACCATATAATACTTATTATAAGGCTGATAAGAAGAAATATTATCCCTCCACACAAGCCAGGGCGCGGAATCCCAATAAATCAATTCTCCAACTGCTAATTTATCTTCCAACCGCGTAAGTAAAACCTGAGAAACTCTGTTCTCATCTTGCTTGTCTGTAAGCACAATTCCTTGGAAGCAACTGTCATGCTTACCAACTCGGTGAAGGGTTTGGGTTTGAGCATTATATTTCAAATTCCGTTCAAATTCCAGGATTCCTATTCTCTTGGCGCGCTCTTGAGGCGTTCTTCCCAAATGATTGATACGACGTTGATACGTCTACCAGTATTCACTCATTGTGGCTCAACTCCCCTACTAAGTTGATACACTCAAATACTGTTTTTCTAAAATATTCATAATTCAAAAATCGGAGGGAAGATAATTTGCCAATAAGGGGCCAAAAGTTTATTGTCCTATCTAATTCGGAGCTTCCCATGAGTTCGATGATGATGGTATCAAGGAATTTCTCCCAAGAACCTTCTTTTTCCTTCTCACACAATAAGCCGTAGATGCGACCTTTTAGCTTATTGTAATAACCTTCTGTCATTTGCCCGCTAAGCGTCCAAATATAGAATTAGGCTTATAATGCTCAGAGCGGCCATACCGGTCAATCATATACCGGCAATCATCATTTACTCTTTGCGCGGTCGCATTCAATTTTTGAAGGAAGTTTGCCATCGAATAGTCAGACGTTGAATACATCTGCCGCAGGTTTTCCCACGTAGCGACACAACGTTCCACCCATTGAAGTTTCATTAGATTTGCCAGAACTTGAACTTCATCATTGGTTAGATCATTTGTAAATTGAACATCATCATGGTCAAGCGGGATGCGAGAATATCTGAATTGAAAAATTGCTTGGTCAAGAATTTGTCGCCAGTCTTTTTCAACCTCATCCCAATACTCATTCATCATCCAATCATCTGCTTCGACTTTAGCGAGAAAAGCATCATAGACTACGGAAAGAGGGGTAGCCATGGGCCCGCACCTCCTTAGCGTTGAAGAGCAAGAGCATGTAGCACATCCACACCACAGTGATGCTTGATTAGGCTTACGCGAGTAGCATCCGCGATACTGAGGAACATTGCGCGGTCTACAATCTTTTGTTTGAGAGCGGGAGTAGCACTCATAAGAACCTTAGCAAGAGCCTGCGCGGATTGCTCCGTGAGAAGCTTATCCACATCAATCTCTTCCTCGTCATTCTTAGAATTAGTAATCTCAGCAATTTGCTGCTTGACTTCCTCATCATCAGAAACAACCTTTAGGAAGCCGTCCTTCATTAGAGACTTACAACCAGGATCGCAACTAAATTCCTCATAAACATCCTCCGCGAGACTAACCCGTTGGCCGGGTTCGAGGTCCCGCACGTAGCGGACTTGTCGAAGGTTTAGCTCAATATTGAACGAGCTAACATTCTTTACGTAAACTTTCTTTTCCATTTTTCTTACTCCTTTTACTCAAGTCAAATCAAAGGGAAGGCCGCTTTCGCGGCCCTCCCGTTATATGTTAGGGTTCGATATTCAGGCTACTGTTATCCCAGCCGCCATCGGGAATACCGGCATTGTAGTAGATACCCCAGAAATTGGGTTCGGCTACCATACCAACACCGATCTTCTTGTACATCTGGACTTCCATAGACCAATCGCGGTTCTCAACTTCCTTGAAGTGGGTGTCACCAATCAGACCAACCTTTACCAGCTTTTCCTTACCGGCAGGCAGGACATAAGCAAAACGAGGATTGAACACCAGCTTGGTGTTCTCGTCGTCTACGAAAGAGTTAGGAATTACAACCACAGGAGCACCAGCAAACTTGCCGATATAGCCAGTATTGCGGAACTCTTCGATATCAGAGTCAGACATCTTTACGGTGCTACCATAGGTAATGCCGTTAGCCATCTTAGCAGCAAACTGAGGGCCGCAATAGATGACGGGAGCGCCATAAGCGCTTACAGTCTGAATCATATCAGCCATCTTGTCGGGATCGAAGGCAGTCACGGCTACCTTATTCGCGGCGGGACGGCCAGAATCGTTCCAAGAAGAAATCAGGCAAGCCTGAATGTCTTCAAAGATGCGGTCCATCAGACCTTCAATCAGGATATCATAGATATCCATGATATCTTCGGTGCCATCCAGATAACGCTCGAAGTCAACGATACCAGCGCCGGCATACACGTAAGGCTTCAGTTCAAAAGTCTCAGCGTCCAGACGGAAAGTCTCATAAACGCCAGCTGCGGTAGCGCGAGTGACGTAGCTCTTGCCGCGACGACGGCCCAGCTGCTTCTTATAAATAACGCGCTCGTTATTACCATACTGGCGAACTTCGGCGAACATGCCGATCAGTTCCTGAACGCGGCGGGGTAGCTCTTCCTGAGCGATCTCTTCTAGAATCTCGAATACTTCGGGAGCATTGCGGCGGCGCAGGGCGGGAGTGCCCATGGTGCGGGCCAGTTCATCGCGCAGAGCAGAGCGATAATCTACATGCTCATTAGCAAATTCGGCAGGAATATTCTTGCCGCGAGCACAATCAAATAGTTGTTTCAAAGTCATTTCCATGTTATTGCCCTCCAATTACACACGAACAACCTGATACTTGATGGCCTTTTCGCCATTAGGCATCGTGGTGTATTTGATAACCTGGGCATAAGCACCAGACACAGGAATAGAAGCAGTCAGCTTAGGACGGCCATTGCCTACAACGGGAACCACATACAGAGGGGTTTCATCCAGCTTCTTCATAGCGGCCTCAACAGCCTCTACATTGCCGAAATCGCCCATATCAAAACAGTTGGAAGTGAAAGTATCACCCAGGTCGATAATACCAACACGGGGATAATCACCAGCAACATCGTGATGTAGATTCAGGCCATACTCATAGCGACCCCATTCCTTTTCGGTGGTATATACGATACCAACCATTTCGCCCTCTTCCTTTAGAGTGCGAATTTCACCATTGGCCTTATTGGCACAAACCCACATACCATTTTCGCAGGGGTTCTCTTCAGTGAACTCAGCCGCCAGAGGAGTCTGAGACACGACGTTGCCCTGAGCCAGATAACGGGCACGATTCATTTCAAGTGCCGCATACTTCTTTACAGGAAACTTAGCCATAACTAATTACCTCACTTTACATACTTTTTCAGGTATTTTACCAGAGCAGACTCTTCCTCTTGTTGAGGCTGAGGAATGCGAATCTCTTCGCCCTGATTCTTAGCCATAGAGAATTGAGTGTATTCCAGAGCCAGACTGGTGTTCAGAGCATCAACGCTCAGTTCATCCTTACGTTCTAGAATACCAGCGATGTTTTCCGCAGGCAGGCACTTGCTAAACTTCTCAATAATGCGAGTTTTTTCCGCATTTTCGTATTCCGTAATGGTTGCGGCCTGTTCAGCAATTGTGGTATCACGTTCACTAATCTTGGCCTCATATTCGGAAGTAGCAGTAGTTTTTTCTTGCTGTAGTGCTTCATAGGTAGCCTTCAACTCTTCCAGAGACGCTTGAAGTTGCTCCTTTTCAGCATTGAGAGCGTCAAACTTATTTTGAAGCTCCGCAAGCTCGTCCACCTTAGATTGTAGAGATTCACCAGAAGAAGTCTTGAATGCTTCAAACTCTGCGCGGAGGTCATCTAAACCTTGCGTGAGCTCATCATAATCAAACTCGCTCTCGCAATTCAGAGCAAGCTCGCCTTCTTCGGAAATAGTGTAGCTATACTTCTTGATTCGCTTCTTTCCGCCGCAGGCGTAGGTTAGAATCTCGGTGTCATTCATGGAGAAAGGCACTTCATTGATAACCCAAGAATTTTCTTCTGTGAAGTCGGGATTCAGAGAATTGAAAACATCAGCAAAATGCTCATTCTCTACGCCATTTACTTTTACATTCATAGCGTTCTGACCTCCACTGTGTTCTTTCACTTTATCTTGTAAATCCATTAGCAATTTGGAGAATTGCTCAAATTTGAGAGCACCGTCTTTTTCAAAGAAGGTAGAGCCAGAAAAACACGGCTCAAGGCCATCTCCCAATGCGCATAGGGCGTGTAGGCGGGCTTTCGTATATACGAAATACTCACCGTCATTCTCGCCCATATATGCCCATTCGCCCGCGAGATACTCCGGGTCGGGGTTTAGTTCCATACTCTACTTTTTACCAACAATAGAGTTGGCTTCCTTCAAATACTCACTAAAAAGGACGATGTTGAATGTAGCGTATTCGCGTTCTACGCCATCTGCTGGGTCAACTACTTTCTCCCAGCCCGCAAAACTCTCAACATAACCATAAGCGCTGGCAAGTTCCGGTCCTGTGTGAGAAGTCCAGTCGCCTTTTTCCTTATCAAAGAAACCAACAACAGGAACCGTTCCTTGCGCGGCCGAAGCAATTAGTTGATCGGCCACTTCGTCAGTGATGTAGCTGTAGTTGCGATTGCGGTATTTGGTAAATACGTGGCATTTTGCGCGCGCTACATTTGGAAGGGATTCATTGATAGGTGTTAGTGGAGAGGAAATCATAATATCAAACGTTAGCGGAATTTTCTTATCCATCTCTTTTCCTCCCATTAGGTCATTCCATCAATATTTTGTTGCGTGCGGTCTGCGCGTTCAGAAATATCCAAAGCAGGTCGCCCGCCTTCACTATTTATGTCCTCTCCGGGGGTGCTTTCGCCACTTTTTTGCGACAAATTTTTTTGTCCATCGACGCCCGATTGAGTGTATGAAGAAGATAGAGGAACCATAAAATTAGTCATATTCAAAATGTTGTTCTCAAAGTCAGTTTGATGTATGAGATCAAGAGTATCAATACCCAAAGCGGCCGCGACTGCGGTTTTAGGATAACCATATTGCGCAGCCTTGAGGAACATATCCAAATCTTCCTTTTTGAAAATGGAAGAAATTGGAAGAAGACGAATAGTGAAATAAATGCCGCCCTTCGCCTGCCCGCGCAGATAAGCGTTGATCCATACTTCATACTGTTTACTCCACGCATATAGAGAAGCAATATCTTTCTTGATGGAATAGGTTAGTGCGGTAGAACCACTACCTGAATTGAAAATTTCCTGAGAAATACCTAATTCATTATAAATATTTTGTGTGTATTTGTCCAGACGACTTTGAGAAGATGAAGCTGCTGTATCAGCATCTTGGACGCTTTCCAGCTTCACATCCGCATAGGTTGTCAGAACATCAATACTTTCGCGATCTGCCATCATACCACACACACTATTGTGGAGTTCTTCGGCTTCTGGTAGAGTGAAGAGAAGTTCACCATTAGACTTATCAATCGGCAACTTCTGGATAAGCAACTTATGTAGTTCGTTTTCATCTCTTTCTTCTTCGCGGCCCCGTGCTGCTTGAAGTTCTTCGGCCGCAATAGTAGCAGAGATAAAGGGCGGCAGCATATCGTCATTGAAGCAGAAACATATGCCGCCGTCTACTGGCGGAATCTCAGCCCAAAACGCATCCTTCCCTGCGAGACTGCGATATTTTTGTTGGATATATTTTGGGAAAAGATTTAGAAGTTTCTTGCGGTCTGCTTCTGTGGTTGCTACTTGAGTGAAGTATTGTAGATTGATCTCCAGAATTGGCAAATCATTCTCATCGCGGAAACGGGAACGACACCACTGGCAAGGCAAACGAAACGCTACCATGCGGCCGTCCGACAACTCTTTCATTAGCCCGAAAAACACACCCTCCAATAAAATAGTGCGGTTGATGCGGGGGAAGAGAGCATCAAGATTCGCTTCTTTCAGTTTCTTTGCCATAGCAAAATACGCTGTCTTCAGCTTCTTAGGGGCGGCCGCAACATTATAGTGCGGAGTTAGTAAATAGGTATAAGAAAGCAGAGAACTCTTATACTCTATCATGGCCGCATACTCGCCGCAGAAGCGGGCGTAGTAGCGTGAAAGTTCGCGGATTTCCCGCGGGTCTCCTTGCTCAATGATATCCTTTATTTCTTCCTTATCAAAGGACGTAAAAGAAAGGGAGGAAACATTCCTCCCATAACGGTTCTAATAGCTTCTTTCACTATTGGGAAGCCGCACTCTATCCTTTGCTTTGGAAGTGTTTTGAGCAAATTGACGAAATTCTTCAATGTTTCTTGGTTGTTTGCTCATCGTCTTGTCCTCCGTTTATCTGAAGAGGAAGAGAAAAACGCGCAAGTTTTGCCGCCAAACATAGACTTTTTCTTGCGGCGGAATTCTTCATCTTCATAAAACTTTATGCGATATAATCCATATCCCAGGGCAGAAACACGGTCTTTGTTGATGCGTTTGGTGATTTGCTCAACCGCTATCTAACCTTGAACACCGGTCGGCCGCAGTTTTAGATTATTCAGCTCATCTATAAGTCGCGAGGTCATCACATAAGGCAACAAAAATCGCTCTTTTGCCAAAAAATTCATTTTTTGCCCTTTTTTGGTAGCAAGCAATTTTTCTTTCACTATGCGTTCGTTCGCGAGCAGTTGGACGTGTCCATTGTTGATTTGGATAAAGAGATTGGAATAGATGTCATTGTTCATCGCGGCGTTTGCTTTGATGTTGTAGATAATTGCTTTGTCTTTTTCTTCACGGGGGTAGGGATAGGTTTCGGGGTCATTGGAAACGTAAAGAGGTTCCCAATAGCGACCTTTGCGATCCCATTGGGGAATAACAAGTTGGTCGACCAAGCCGGCACCAATACCGTTGCCATCAACTACTACCTCCCGAGGATGGTAGAAGGAAACCAATTCTTTTATACGGACAGCTTGATCAGGAAGAGAAGTTTTTGTCATATTTTCTGTGTAGACAACTTTTTTCTTCCAGTCATTTTCAGTGGGGATAACTTTGATTACCATTATAGATGAATCATTATTACCAGTACGTGCTACGTCGCAACTGATCTCATAGAAACCTTCCTTGAGAACTTTGCCTTCTCTCTCAGAGTGAAGAAGAGTGCGGCATTTTAGCAACCTATTCAGGTCAAACCAAGAGTCTTTGGTTGAACCTGTCCAAATGGATTGGCTTTCACGAGCAAAAGACTCCGCAGAAAAACTTGAAGAAAGTTTCTGATCTTGAATAGTTTTTTTGTCAAATAAGCCATATTTTAGCGGCAGTTCATATCCTGCGCCACATATAAAGTAATCTTCCTAATCTATTACTCCGAGAGTAGTAAGTTCAATCAGACGTTCATATGCGAAAGTATTCTTCGAGCCTGCGCTTGTTCTTTGTGTTCAGATGAGGTCGCTATTCTCATCCCGCTTACGCTGCTGTATATTACTATACATGAACAGACCATATCTTCACCCCGAAGGGGCCTCCAACTTCCAGTCGCTTGACTGTATTCCTTTCGGATGGTCGTTGAATCTTTTTAGGTTGACTGCTGATTGTCTTTTATAAGATTTTCCAGCAATTCAGGAGGTTTTCTGTTATATGTTTCCATATAATGACACAAATATGAAAGTTTATCTTCGAGAGAAAGGCGTTTATATTCCTCATAATAATCTGCGTAGGTTTCATGACGAAGGGCGCCCGCCAATGTATTCATATTAGCGATACTATAGTCTTGGCTAAGTTGCGCTTTCCATCCCAGCTTTCCTTTGTATTCCTGATAGATAAAAGCAATAAATACGCATTCTTTTGATAAGGTCCGCCGAGTTCTTCGCCATGTCATATTGGCGTATTTTTGTTCTATTAGGTGAAATTCTTCTTGAAGAGAATCATAAAGTGCTCGTTGTTCTTCTTCAGGAAGAGCATCAAACTTTTCTGTTTGCCAAGGATTAGAAAGACGATGGCGGATGCGATAAACAGTAGTATTGGTCGTATTGAACATTTTTGCTACTACACCGCCGCAATGCGGCAGATATTTAGTTATTGCGCATATCGCCATAATATCTTCATCAGAAAACTTAGACCAACCTGGTTTATTAGCCTGCCCGCCAGGATTACAATTATAGCCATTTTTATAGGCGTCTTTAATCTTTATCCAATGAATTTCTTTAGCATCAATTTCTTCTTGTTTTTCAAATTCAAACGTCTTAAGAATAGAAAATTCAAAATTTGCTTCGCCGTATTCATTGAAGGCGTGTTGTAAATGAGCGTTGTCGTGCCGCTGGCAACGTAAATCAGAGAAATGCCGCCGCTTGCGTGCTTCTGGACGAACAGTTTGCCCAATATAGCATTTATTATTGATTATATTACGAATCTAATAAATATATCCTGTCAATCGATATTCACCTCCTTTTTAGTAATGTGAAGAATAAACTTTCATTGGTTTATGTAAACTTGCTATGCGTGTGGCTCAGTAGGATTGACTCCGCCACCTGAGTGCTGACGAGGAATGTTCATCATAGGAATAATAACATCTGCCAATGTTTTACCATCAATCAAGGCTGTTTCTTCGATTAGACCGCCCGATGCGCGTTGACCGCGACTCGAAGCACTCAAGGTTAGGATTTGGAAGGTTGAACCATTTTTGAAAATTAGTTCGATGTAATCATTGGACATACTGTCAGAAAGCACTTCTGCTTTGAGAAGAGGCCAATAAGTCCATATTTCTTCCAACTTTTGTTTGGTGATACTTAGCGAGGCTTTCTTGAACTAAGATACAACGAAACGCTTAGACCGCGGCAGAAAAATACATGCCAAATACTATGAGATAATTGCGAGGAAAGATTTAGAAGTAGCACGAGTGAATGTGCCATAGAAATATCTGAAACGCATCATTGCGCGAAGCAGTATGCGTTGATAGTAATAGAAGCGAATTGGACAATTGACACTGCGGATTGTATCCAAAACATTGATACCTATACTTTCATATAGGATTAGACTATATCATCTAAAATTAGTTTTTCATTTCGAGTTTATTCTCTACTCCATTACTGGATAGTCGTTGAGCCAGTGTGTTTGGTTGCTGATCACCCATTGTTGCGAGATTTAGATTTTCATCGTATCTCATCCATTTATTGTGGCTTTAGGGCTTCCCAGCAGTTAGAAAAATTTTCATAGCTTTTACCGCTATGCTGCTTTTAGTTTACAGGTCAGGATACAACATAAAATATCGAGAATAATCTTGGAAGAGTTGTTCGTGCTCTTCCAAGTGTTTCTCAGTCAGTACCACACCTTTACTAATAGGAACACCATCGCGCATTGCTCCCTATTGCGGTGTAGCGAAGTTTAGTTCAGACAATCATCATCACCACCTATTTCAGCATCGAGTTCTTCATCTCCCTCATACTCAATGGTAGACATAGCTTCGATTTCATCTGTTGGGTCAACAGAAGATTGTTGTGGTTCGTCTTCGGTTTCTTCAAGACGATTTGCGAGTTCAAGTTGTTTGCGGCGGGACTCCACCTGATCAGATAGGTTGCTTTCACCTTGGACTAGCCGCACAAGATACTGTTGGATTTGCTTGATAGTGAAGTCTACGCTGTCTTGCGGCTCGACGTGCCAATCTGGCTTCCAGCCTCTACGTTCCAACCATTGGTAGAGTTCACCTACTGAGTCGAAATCCGAGATATTTTTTGCGTTCTTTGCTTCAAAACCCTCGGCTTTCATTATGTTATGGTACATCAATTTTCTTTAGATAGAATCGTAAGTTCTATCCCATGGGGCTGTATGTTGCCATACAGATGAGACTATATCATCTAAGTTTTACGCTTCAAGGAGACTTCTCCCTTACTCACCGGAGTGATAGTCGTTGGACAAGATAAGATATTCTTCAAGTTTTTCTTCTAAAACTTCATTATAACGAATTTCATATAGAAGAATATTGTGAGATTGGCAATAATCTCTTTTTTGCTGGTCATATTGCTGTTGACGTAGAAATTTTTCTTCGCCGCCAAAGTATTTCACTGGATGGAAATGCTGTTCTCCTTGGAATTCTAAAAGACACCAATGATTATCATCCCAATAAATCTGGAAGTCAAAACGAAGTTTTTCTAATCCGGGTAGCCGCACTTCTGTGTCATATTTGAAATTATGTTGCTGTAGCCATTGTTCTATATGATATTCACTATAACTTTGACTAAGATGCCCACAACTAATTACATCACCAGAAGTAAGATCTGTCGCAACAACATCATATTCTTTACCACAACTACATAAACAATGCCAGGCGACACGTTTTCGAGTAGGATGGAAGAAAGGCTCAATAGGAGTTAGTTCTCCAAATTTCTGTCCAGAAATATCAACCATTTTAGATGGTAATAATTTCTCTGTTTCCAAATGCCCGCAGCTTCGCGTATGTCCAGAGAATAAATTCCCAGCTTGAACAATAGTGGTTCGGCCGCAAGAACATCTACATTCCCATTTACAGGGCGCTGAGCCATCAATATGCCTAATAGCAGTAAGTTCGCCAAATGTCTGTCCAGTCACGTCTCGGTATTGTGGCCTATGTTTGAGACAGCCGCAAGACTTTTGACGGCCTTTGACAACATTTGGAACATATACTGGAAAATAATTTCCACAGTCGCATTGCGCGGCCCAATAAGTGCCTGTTTTATTAGGATTGGAAATTCGAGTAATCAAGGTTATCATATTATATTTTTGACCAGCATAATCATAACCTTGTCCCAAAGTTTGTTGAGGATAATCCTTCAATAATTCTTCTAATGTTTTATAAGTATCCATATCTTACCTTGCTGCTGATTGGCCGCATGGGCGGCTGTCCCAGCAATTCATAAAATTTTACTTGGCCATGTATAAAACTTTTCCGGCCAATTCGTCTTTGGCGGGCAAGCCCTGCCGTATCTTCTTGGTTGCCAGCAGGCCCACTTCCACCAATCTCTTAGCATCATCTTTCTGTGTAGCCGACGTAATATTCTGTGTAGAAATCAAATCGTTGTAAAAATTTTCCAGGTATCGGTAATCCTCTACCGTTCGTTCTACGTCCGCAGGCCACTTCAGCCGCATTTCCCTTAGCCACGCCTGATTGATATCTGGAATCTTCTCATCCATCACACCAAGCTCCATAGCTTCTTTCCACTTGTCGTTGGTTTCTTTCCAGTCCAGCGTTTGGTATTGCGGCTTGTCCTTCATTAGTTGTTTATAGAGGTGGAGAGCTTGGGACTTTGCGTTCCTATAGCATTTTGTCCACTGAGGAACCAAAAATGGCCAGTCCAACCAAGCCATCAACTTATCGACGGCCCGCAAATCATCGGGTGGGACCATTTCTTCCAAACAATTCGTACAATAAATGGTGTAGCCGCCTGGGTGGAAAGGAGAAGAAGTTTGAAGGAATTCTTCTATGGGTTTGCTTTGACGGCATTTCGCACATACTCTTTCCATTATAAGCCCTCCTTTTGGCAATCGCGGCAGGTTCGTTTGAAACCAAGCGCGGAATTGTGGGATCTTGAGAAGAAGATTGGGTGCTTTGGGAGGGTTCGATGGCATTTTGCGCACACGATTGTTTCTATTTGATGATGGGCCGCGAGGTCAAGAAGACGTTGAACGCGGGCCGCCGTGGCGATTTTGCGCGGAATGGAACGGGTTTGACGATGCTGGATTTGAGCAACAGTGAGGTTGATACCTTCGTCGGCGAGAGCACGCTGGATAAGGAATACAGGTGTATGAAGCACACAGTGGTGGAGGAGGAATGTCTCCAAATCGTCCAGATGGGCCAACTCTACATAACGCTCTACGTCCCACAGTAGTATACGGGTGGCGACGCGCAATTTCTCGTAATTCTTCATCAGCAACTGTACATACCATTGTAGCAGTGCCTTTATGTGGTCTGGGTTTTCGTAATCAATTACGTTGTTGCTCACCGTCCAGAAAACTGTGCCATCGGGGCGGGCCTGGGCATCTGGAAGAGAAGGCTGTGGGTAGTCGCGCGGGTGGGGGTTGCGTTTTCTCTCACACCATTCCTCGATGGGCAACCAGTAGCCTGTTGGACAGTCGAAGACGTGATCGCAATTGGCGAGGGTGGAGGATACGCCATGACTACCAATGGTGGGGCGGAACAGGTCGCGGAGAGCATATTGTTCTCGTTGTAGTTCCACCAGTAGTTTGCGGGCCTTGTAGGTTGCCAGGGAGGTAGGCTTGTGAACGACGGAAACGCCACCCCCCACGCGGCCGGCCCATGAGTCGAGGCGAGCTTTGAGGCGGTCGATAGAATCCCAGAGATCAAAGAATTGGGGTATGGGATTACCGTCGAGATCTGCGGCATCGCCAAGATCGAGTAGATTTCCTTCTTCGTCATAAGTTGGGCGACGAATGGGAGCGCGCTTGGGGCTTGTGTAGACAGGTTCATTGTCGGAAGACAGAAGGCTGGTTTTTGCGTGGGTGGGGTCTTCTATGTAGCCTTCTACAGAGAGAGCTTCTTTTCGACTGCGACGTTTCGCGCGGGCGGGGTCTTGTATTTCTTTGCGGTCGGCGGGTGTAGAGAATGTGTGGCGATCATGGCCGCGAATGATATAGTCGCCCATTTTTTCCAGTTCTGTTTCGTTAGGAACATATTCCAAGGAGTCGAGAATTGCCTATACGCAAATGACACGCTCATCGGCGTAGTCGAGCGATAGGTCAAGTGTATATGGACGCAAATTTTATCACCTCTTTATATATAAAGGATAACACAAAATTTGATTTTTGTCAAATTTGGGAAATAATGGTTTGGGAGAATTTTACAAAGAAAAACATATGACGCAAGCTGTAGGCGAGTATTACCACAAAGGGTATAAGGAATTTATTAGAGAATAATGTGAAAAACGCAGAATAAAAAATGAGATTTGGCGGAGAATTACCAGGCCCGGGCTTTTTGGTTAAGGGCTTCTAACTCAGCCCCTGAAACGGTAGCCCGGTATCGATATAATTGTATCGATATAATTTTATCGATATGGGTCTATCGATATCGCTATATCGATAGGCTGTTATCGATAGGCTGTTATCGAATATGTGTTCGCTTGTATGGCGGTGGCGTGCGCCTATTGTTTGTTTGTGCAATTTATACAAAACAGCTCGCGATTTTTGTGCAAATTGCCGAACATAAAAAAATCGCTATTTTTGCCTATAACGGCAACAAAAGTTATTGACGATTGCCGCATGTGTTTGGTATAATACAAGCGTCCCGAGGGGGTAGAAGAAAGAGGGGTGAAAAACAGACGGGACGCGCAGCAGGTGAGTATCCGCACGAACTTTGAAAAATGAATAAAAAATCGCTATTCCTGCGGCGTTATGCTATTCGCCGATCGGGGGAATACAATAAACATGTAGCACATGGTTGCAATAGCTACACACTATCAACCCAAAAAAAGGAAGGTGCAAACATGGAGTTTACTTTTATCACCGAACAACAGCTTGACGGTCTGCAGGTTGCGTGCCGCTTGTATGGCAATGATCATATTGCCATGCGTAAAGCGGTTAAGGCTTTAGGTATCACGCCCGACACGTATTTCCATGTGCCCGATTTCGATATCGGCCAAAAGGCGTATATCCTGACGATTAACCCCAACAATAAGGCAATCGGTGGATATATGCAAGAGGGCGGCAACCGTCGAATCAGATTCGAGCAAATTAACCGCCCTATGGCATGGCGTGATTTCGGTTGCAGACCAGCTGGTAAAAAGGATAACAGCGTGCGCGGCATTGATATAGAAGATAAAAGCGGCGCGGGCAATTGGTTGTATACCAATAAAAGCACGCTGGAAGAAGCGCTGGAAGAGTACCGACAGCGTAAAGAATGGATCCGTTGGCAGATCCCCGATTATGATATCTGTTATATCTGTCCGTGGCCGGTGTTTTTGGATATCCTTGCAGAGTATAACCCCAAAAAGGGTGTTTATACGTTCTTTAATACTCACGTTTACAAGGATGCAGTGAGCGGCAAGAACGTGTTCCACCTGCAAGAGGTTAAGACCAGTAAGAAAAAGTTGGCATGGCTCGCGGCGCATAGCATCGATATGCTGAACATGGAAGATTGACAAAAAGCAGGTAGGGCGCAAGCCCTACCTGCCCTATAATGAAGAGGGGTGTTAAAAATGACCAAAAAGCAGTATGAGCAACTCAAGCAGGCCGCGCGGCGTGATGTTGGTGACGATCAATTCGGCATAGGGTGTGCCCGCAGCGGTGACTACGTTGTGATTTACTCCGCATATAGCGGATACGACGCGAGCAACAGCCCGATCATCAGTCGGCGCAGCGACTTTTACGGATATGTTCATTCGTGCCGCATTCTGGCGCAGCTTAATCCCGGCACGTCGGCCGAACAACTTGCCGACTGCAAGGCGTTTTTGGAGGTATACAAAAAATGACGGGCTTTATCATCGCGGCGGCCGTGTTCATCACGGCCGCCTGCGCCGTGCTCAATCATCGGTTCAATGCGGAGTGCGAGCGGGATAACGCTATGCGCGCATATTGGCGTGCCAAACAGCGCTATTATAGCAACAAACAGGGCAGGGCATAAAGCCCTGCCTTTTTTATTGCCTGTTATCGATAATGCGTTATCGATACACGGTTATCTATTCGCGGTTTAGGTGGAGACGATCTGGTACCAGATCATACATTGCCGATCTGGTCGATTGCCGTTTTTGGTTGTTAGGTGGCAGCCACCTATTAAAAAGGCTTGACAAAATGGCCGTAAACGGCTATAATAGGGGTATGGTTATGGGGTAGGCTACCCTATGACCGTCGCATACCAGATCATACATTGACGATCTGGTACCAGATCGCACATTACCTGCTGGTGCTGGGGCACACCTATGCCCGCGTGCGCCCGCGTGCGCCCGCACGCTACACACCCGTACGCACGCATACGCGCGGGGCGAGCTGGAAGCGAGCTGGAACGCGAGCTGGAAATTTGACACCAGCTGGAAAATGTGCTATAATAAAGCTGTAATAAAAGAGAGGAGCTGCTACTATGACCCGTCGAGACTTGATTGAACATGCCGCCTACATTATCACGGAAGCGCCCGAATTGAAGGATGCCCGTGAAGCACTGTATAACTTCTATAGAGAACATTATAGTCTCTATTATGCAGGATCCCCAATTTCAACTTTAGTTATCTCATGTGTTCAACGATACTATTGGTATATTGATATACACGTATCCAGGGACGATATTGAGTTTCATCTTTGGGGTGATGAAGAATTATTCCAACTCAATGAAATGCTATTTGAATCTTACACACAAAACAAATAAGAAAAACCTTTCGGGAATATCTAATTCCCGAAATATCACGTCTTAGGTGGCAACCACCTAATATTTTCTCTTGACATATTTCATTTTCTATGCTAAAATAATCCCGTAATCAAAACAAAGGAGTTGACTTTCATGAATTTCAACAACCATCAGGAACTAATCGATGACATCCGCGAATGGGCAACCAATGACGAAATTTCATACCGCAATTGGATTCGACCTACAATTATACTTTCGGCAGGGCAGGATCTTGGTTATTTTGACCGTATTAGCGAATGGCAGGAAATTATCCCGGCTGTTGCGGCCCGTTATTTCTCTTGTATGGGCCTGCCTATGAGTGCCAATCAAGTTGAATTAGTTCTCAGCGATGAAGATGTAGAAGATTTGGCTAACGATTTGTATGATGATTATGAAGAAGAATTTGAAGAAACGCGCGCACAATACCACCCCGACCGCTATCCCGGTGATGTGGAATAATGGAACGGGCGAATAATCGCCCTCCAGCAGAATTAGGTGGCGACCACCTAATCCACCCCGTTGACAATTTCATTTTGGTTTGTTATAATATTCTTGCAAATCAGAAAGGAGTTGTCAATTATGAGAACTAACCTCCACCACGGGGAATTTCTACTACGTTCCGAATTGATAGAACTGGCTGCAATCGCGACTATTTCATTTCACGCGGCTTCACGTTTTGCCGAAAGAACAGACAAAGCGCTTTCCCCCGAAAGTCTACGTAATTACATTGTTCATTCGCGTATGGCATTCTTTCAAGCGGATGGCCGCATTATTCTCATGGGAGATAACACAAGTGAGTATTTCATTTTTGAACAGAATGGAACATGTCTCACATTTGTCAAGTCTATGGATGCACAAAACGCACTGTCTCACCAACTTATGAAAGCAATGAATGGAGGAAAAAATTCTTATGGCAACCTTTATTGATGGAGATGGCTTTTCTCATTCTCTGAACACTGCTCAAATGGATGAACTCAAATTGAAACTGCGGGCGGCCGGTTATGATTTTGCTTGCTATGAAACGGATTATATTCCTGGCCTAAAACTCGAATGTATTTGTGATAAGAATGGCCGCGAAATTGACGGCGATTTTATTCTAAATATTGATTCGATGGGACATGAGCACGGACTACTTGAAGCAGGTTTTGGCTTTGGTATTCGTGAACATCGTCATGATGATGTTCTTGGTTATCTCACAGCAGATGATGCATTTGATCTGGTTGAAGGCACATTCTGGGACAAACAAGAGATTGGGAAGCGGGCATAATAATGCCCCTCCAGCAGTTTAGGTGGAAGCCACCTAATTTCATTCTGTTGACAATTTCATTTTGATATGGTAAAATATTCGCGTAAAGAACCGGAAAGGAAGGTATCCCCGAAATGAAGCAATTTCATTTTTGTTGCGTGAATTGTAGCGACTGTAATCTTGCCTTGAACATCGTGCAGGAAAGTATTCCCTGTTTTGTGCAGGTAGAAGATTATACTCACACTAAAGCATATTTCAAGGTTAGAATTGTGGCGCGGGTAGAAGATGAAAAGTTTATTAGGGAACAGTTGGGATACTTTATTGTGGAGGGTTGAGAAAAATGATTGAAGTGAATGAAGAAAGATTATATCAAATGCTTTGTCAGTTGTTTGCGGATGATAGTCTTTGCGGCTATCCTTGCCCAGTATGGGAAGAATGCGATACAAAACGCATATCCATGACAGACAAAGATTGCGTCAAACTTATTATGGAATATTTGCGCGGTTGCTAACGCGGCCGCCCGCGTGATATTAGGTGGCAACCACCTAAGAAAAACTCTTGACAACTCTCCTGCTTCGTAGTATACTTATCCCATCAAATAACGGAGGTGTCTACTATGAAGCCTGTTGTAATGACCCTTGACCAAATTCGTGCCGAATCTACCCTTTACGCTATGACCGGCGATGATTCTCTTGGTATCTGCGCGCTTGTGGAGGTTCTCAACATGGGCTTTTGCCGCGACGGCGTTACCCGTTGGTATACTTTCTACAATGACGATGGCGATCTTGCCATTTACTTCCGCCATTGATGGCGGTAGAATGTTAGGTGGCAACCACCTAAGAATCGTCCGCGGGATTAATAATCCCACGGGCAATAGATGGGCAAAACCTCTCCGGTATCAATGTTGATCACCATGCGATCCTTTACGCACTGTTTCACCATCTGATAGCTAATCATCGGCGCATACTCACGCAGGAACCAGCTAATTTGACGGCGCGTAGTCTTGCTATACAGCCCCGTGCAATCCAGCCAACCAGCGCGATCAATCTTGATCACCAGCGTATCATAGGAGAACATGCGCACGCCCCGTTCGTCGACAGTAACACAGCACTGAGCATAAGGATGGTTTTTCAGCGTAATAATCATAGAATCAACCTCTTTCATTCGGGACTCTGTCCCTTGATTACGAGAATAGTATACACCTTATCCGCGTTTATGTCAATAGAAAATCTTAGGTGGCCACCACCTAATGTTTTTGCTTGACAGACCGCCCGCATATGTGTTATACTTATCACATCAAATGAAGGGGGTTGACACTATGATCAATTTGTTAAAGAATCTCAAGAACAACGACGGCTTGACGCTCAAAGACAACCAGCCCATTGAGTATAAAACCGGTTGGCAGGTTGCCGATTATGGCTATGAATGTAAAACCATTGAAGAAGCTGCTGCGGCGATTCAGAAAATGAATGGCAATTGTGGCGTATGGCTGGAAAATGGTATCTACTATGTAGATCACTCTTTCCGCGTAGATACCAAAAAAGAAGCCATTGCTATTGGCCGCAAACACAATCAAATCAGCGTTTTCGGCTGGAAGCGCAAGAACTTGGCCTATTGCTAATAGGCCAATAGTATTAGGTGGGAGCCACCTAAGAATTTTGCTTGACGGGCGCTTGCTTTTGTGCTATTATATAGACGTTCCCAAAGGGGACAGAAAGGAATTGATCGAAATGGAAATGACTGCTATCGTGCGTAAGCTAAGCGAAGAATCTTTTGACGCGCTGGATAAGGCAATCAGTGAAGAAAGAGAACGCCGGCATGCCGTTGTCAAGCTGGTAAGTGAAATCAATGAAAAGCTGTATGAGCTGTCCGGCCTGCTGACCTACTCCGATTCCCTGCGCATTACGAACAACCTGACCGGCGAAGTTATGACCGACATGGCCGATTGGGATGACGATCAGGAAGATGATAAGCTGTATCTTGCCCCTGAGCTGGATGTAGAGCTTGCCGTTAGGCGCAAGCCGCGTTGCCCCGGTGCGCCTGCCAACTGCCATGAATGCGACGGTTGCCCGTGGGATTGATCCCACGGCACGACTTTAGGTGGGAGCCACCTAATATTCGTAGGTGGCGGACACCTAACACTATCTACTTGACAATTCACCCGGTTTTTGATATACTTATTCGCGTAAGGAGGAAACAAAAAATGAAAGTATGGCTTTATGAAGAAACGCACACGTCCGATAGACATATCTTTGCGACCCGCGCGGCCGCGGAGAGGTATGTTCGCGACCTCACCGAATGGCTAAATAGCGAAGGCGTTAGCGGCGAGCTGGAAGAAGGATTAGACTATTTTCTTGACGAGCTGGAAGTGGAGGGTTGAATATGTGGATTCAGGTAGAAGATGTTAATCTGAAAGAGTATGTGCTTGTAAATTTGGATAAGGTTTCTCTTATTATGCCCAATAAAGACGATGGTTATGTAGATATTATCTTAGATGATGATGTCCACATCTTTGCTAAACCCGTTTTCATAAACGATCGCGGCCGCCGTTGCCCTACCTATAGCGCTCTTTGTTCATTCCTCACAAAAAGCGATACCAGATTTTGTTGAATCTGCCTATTAACTTTTTCATTCACTTATGTTATAATATATATGTAATCTGAAAGAGAGGTGTGTCCTATGGTTGCCAAGACCTATTATATCTCGAAAGACCGCCAATACATCTTCGATCGCTACTATATCAAGAGTAGCACGCTTCTATGCGATAACGTAGTTCGTGTGGAAGTTTATGCGCCCATTGAAAAAATTCAAGAATGGGACAGGAGAGTGTTTTTCTAATGTGTGAGCGTGGATATGCAATTTTACTTTGGTATGACGATAATGTGGTAGGAATCTACACCGTAGTGCGTAGCATGGAACGGGTGGAGTCCGTGTGTGATTCTCTACTCAAAAGTCCTGACTATCCCATTGAGTTCAATGCTGTTAGTTGGATGCCTACTTTCATCGAGGGCGAATAACGCCCTCTTGATATCTTAGGTGGCGACCACCTAAACCTTTTTCTTGACATCGCGGGCAGGGTATGTTATAATTCATACGTGCCTAAGAAAGAAAGGAGACTGAAATCATGGCAACCCCCAAGAAAACCGCCGACCGCAATGCCGCACGCGCGCAAGAGTTCCAAAAACTGTTCAATCTGTATAAGTCTCAGGACTATGACGCACGACTGACCAGCGGCAACACTTTCATGTATCCCTTTGTGATGAACGGGGAAGAATTTTACGCAGAAGTAAAGCTCTCTATCCCCACGGGAAGCCGCGAAGATGGCAAGGGCTATGATGGCTATGAAGCTGCGACCAATTACGAAATCATTCAGAAGGAAAACGCACTCAAGGCAAAGAAACGGGCAGATGAAAAAAAGCGTGTAGCCGAAGAAAAGGAACGCCGCCGTGCAGATGTGGCGGCCCGCAAGGCCGCGGAAGCGGCCAAACGGCAGGAAATCAAAGAAGAATTGCTCAAGTATTCTGAAAAGGACAATTTGAAAACAGAATGAAATACTATCGCGTTTTGTGCCAAAGAGGGCACGTTGGCACGAAACGCAGTAGCACTATAACATTCTTCTTTGAAGCCGAAAACGCGCTTTCTGCAATGGAAAAAGGCCGAAAAATGCCGGGAGTAAAGCACGGGAAATTACCGCTTGAGTGTAAAGAAATTACCGCCGCAGAATATATGCGAAATCTACAACGCAATGCCTATGAAGCCGCTTTTGCCAAATAAGGCAAAAGCATAGACTTAGGTGGACGCCACCTAATTCGCAAGACTTGACTTCCTCCAGCAGATGTGCTATAATAAGTGCGTAATCAAGAGAAGGAGTTGACCTCATGCGAATTATCTTTGACATGGACGGCACACTAAATCGTTTCTACGACTTCCCTAACTGGCTTGAGTGCATTCGCGCACATGATGCTTCACCTTACCGCGCGGCCGCACCCATGTGGGATATGAAGCGGCTTGCGGCGGCAATTCGTAAAGCCCAGGCCGCAGGAATTTCATTTTCTGTTGTGTCTTGGCTGAGTAAGGAACCGCACAAAGTATTTGATCACGATACTCGCGTAGCCAAAAGAGAATGGCTTGACCGATTTGATTTTCCATCTGATGAAATTCATCTTGTCAAGTATGGCACGCCCAAGAGCAGATATCGCGCCCCCAATGAGAGAAATGTTCTCATTGACGATAACGCAGAAGTGCGGGCACAGTTTAGTAAATTCAATAACTGTTCTGCTATTGACCCCGCTAAGGTTGATATTGTAGAATGGTTGGAAAGGTTGGTGGCCGACTAACGTCGGCCTCCTCCAGATTAGGTGGCCACCACCTAATACTTTTCCCTTGACATTTTTATCCCTTTGTGCTATACTATGGGTGTTCCAAGAGAGAAAGGAACAGAAAGGAAGAAACCACTATGAAGAAAGTCGTTGCTGTGTTGCTGATTGTTGCTACCTTGTGTCTGCCCTTGTGCGGCCTTGCCAATACCACAATGCTGAGTTGCTTATGGCCACCTGTCGGCGGCCGCCGTTGCGGATGATGATCTTGTATATGGCGTTGATTGGATTTTTAGTGTAAACACGGACGTTTACACCGAACGTCAGACTAAACTGTATGTGCTTTCTCTTGCCGCCAAGTATCTGAATTGAAGGGAGACAAAAGTATGATTGAACGTGTATCTTACATTGCCGATGATGGCACCACTTTTGAAGAGGAATATAAATGCTTGGAATATGAGCGCACCCTTATGCTCAAGAAGTATGAACACGATATTCATATGTGGGACAGTGAGTTCCAGCCTATTCCCATCACTGATTCTCAAGCTCTTGACAAGGTTTACTATCTGACCTGCGACACCGCGAAAGCGGTAGAGGTTATGGACAATTGGTTTGAATATATGGGCTATTCCAGTCCATTCGAGGGAGACAAAAGTTTCGCCGAGATGGCAGGCCACCATTACTATTATCAGGATAACGATGAATGGTATGAAGCAGATGACCTTATTGAAAAGGCGCGCGGAATGATGAAAATCTTCGGGGTGTAATACACCCCAGCTTGGTTAGGTGGAAGCCACCTAATACTTTTCCTTGACAAAACCTCCAGCATATGTTATACTATCCACGTAATAAAGAAAGGAGAGCAATCTTATGTTCCTCATCTTCATCCTCGGTATCCTCGTTCTTATTGGTGGTATCATCGCGGGCTTCTGTATGGAAAACCACGGCTGGTCTGTAGCGGGCGCAGTTGTGTGCGTCATTCTGGTGATTGTGTCTTGTATTTCTTCCGTGCCTACGGGCTATACGGGAATTCTTACCACTTTCGGCGCAGTGGCAGACACTACCCTCCCCAATGGTTTGAATTGGCATGCTCCGTGGCAGAAGGTAGTGGCTGTTTCCAATAAGGAACAGACCTTTACAGAAACCAATCTTGCGTTTTCTGCTGACCTTCAGGAAGTAAAGTATACCTATACTGTCAAGTATAGTCTGGCCGCGGAAAACACGCCCACAATCTATCGTGAAATTGGTTCTAACTACTTCAACATTCTTATCAAGCCGCAGGTAAACAACGCAATCAAGACTCAGCTTGGTTTGTCCAAGGCAGAACTGATGACCACTCAGCGTGTAGCCATTCAGAATGAAATCAATAATGCTATGCGTTCCTATGCTTCTGTCTATGGCATTTCCATTCAGGTTTTCCTTGATGACTTTGACTTTACCGACCTCTATACTGACGCGATTGAAGCCAAGCAGGTAGCCGAACAGGAAGCACTGCGCGATAAAACCCAGCAGCAGATGGAAACGGAACGTGCTTCCCAGCAGGCCGAGCGCGCCCGCATTCAGGCAGAAAGCGCGGCTGAGGTAGCCAAGATTCAGGCGCAGAGCAACTATGAAGTTGCCCAGTTGGAAGCCGACGCGGTAGCCTATCGCGGCCAGAAGGAAGCAGAAGCCAAGGCGGCTATGGCAGAAGTTATGACGGATACTCTAATCGATTATGAGTATGCTTCTCGTTGGGATGGTGTTCTGCCCAAGTATATGGGCGGGGATAGCACTCCGATTATGGACATGAGGGGAGAGTAATCTCCCCTTATTTTTTGAAAAGAGGCTTAGGTGGCGGATACCTAATGTTTTCTATTGACAGACTGGCCGCGTTGGTGTATACTATGGATGTAAAAAAGAAAGGGAGGAATTGTAATGTATTTGATGTATAATGGTGATGGTATCTTTTTAGGAATGGTTACCGAAAGTCTCGGATACGATATTTTCAAAGAAAACCCGGACTATTGCTTTATAGAAATTCCTGAATCTCTCGATTATAACGAAGAAACAGACGAATGGAAAGTGCCACCCTCCAGCCTAAAAGTATTCTAATTGAAAGAAGGAATTGTTATGACCAAACTTGAAACTTTCTCTCGCATGCTATTCGCAAATAATCGCCTTCTGTTCGATGATATCTCTTTCTTCTTCTATGATGCTCGCGACGTAGAAGGTGAAACTTCCTACTTTGATATTCAGTTGCTTGACGCGGATGATATGCTCTATCATCCTGATGAAATGTCTGCCCTTATCGACTGGCTTGAGCGCAACTGTAATCAAGAGGAAGATTTAGGCGACGATAATAGCAAATATGTATTCGATAATTTCTATGTATTGATGACGCATGGAGGAATACCAAAGTGAGGTATTCCTCTTTTATCTTAGGTGGCGACCACCTAACAAAAGTTCCCGATTTTTCAAAAATTTTTTCTTCAAACCTATTGACCTTTTTCAAAAAATGTGCTATACTTATATCGTCCTCAAGAGAGAGGAACAAAGATTCGGGAAGGAAAACCCAAGCCAAACCCATGTAGGAAAGGAACACTATGGCTACTATCAATGAGATCATGGAACTGCTGACCAGCACCTTCTCTGACGCTACCATGGTTCGCACGAACAAGACGAACTGTCTTGCCATTCCCACCGACATTATCGAGAACGGTATGCCCAAGTATATCAAGGTTCAGCTGGGTTCCTTCGCGACCAAGGCAACCAAGACTCATGAAGCGTTCGACTTTGATACCGCCCGCGCGGATTATGAACAGTGGGCTAAGGAAGCCGCTGAGCGCGCGAACAAGCCCAAGGGCGATAATTCCAAGAAAACCGAAAGCGCGGAGCGCACCCGCGTCCGCACCGATAAGATTCGCGCCTACATCGCCGCGAATGATATCGAGAATGCCACTGCGACCGATGTGTGCAACGCCGTGTTCGCGGATGACCCCGACACCAAGCCGATGATGGTCGGCACTATTCTGAACAAGATGGTCGAAGCGGGCATGCTGGACGTGGAAACCGTCAAGGGCAAGAAAACCTACACCAAGGCGTGATTCTTGAGGGCAGGGAGCAATCCCTGCCCTTCTTCCTAACGGGTTTTAGGTGGACGACACCTAATACTCAAGGGTTGACATTCGCGGCCAAAGGATGTATAATAGGGACGTAATGAAAAGGAGGCATGAATTATGGACTACATGGAGAAATGCATTCGTAGAAGGAAAATTGCCAAGGCTATTTGCAACATCTTTGCTATCCTAATGATTCTCATTTTTGTGTTTACCCTTGTGCTTGGCCTTATCTTCTACGAAGATCCTATGACCCAGTATAACAATGGTATCCACGCAGAGGATGGCGGCAGATGGACATATGACGGCTTTATGATTTCCAAAAATCGCTCCCGCTCCCGCTATAGTTATCATTGTGATACGTGCGGCCGCAGTCTTGTATTAGATAAATGGATGAAATGAGAGATAAGGAACTTAGCCGCTAACGCGGCTTTTCCTTACTTTAGGTGGCGACCACCTAATTTCCGTGTCTTGACAAGAGCTTTCTTTTGTAGTATACTCTTTGTGAAATCAAATGAAAGGAATTGACTGACATGAACTATCTTGTATTAGATTCAGAGACGACTTCACTTGAACCCCGACCCTTCTGTTATAACCTTGGCTACACCATAATTTCACCCGATGGTGAAACGCTCACTAACCGCGACTTTGTTATAACCCAAATTTGGGATAATCTCCCACTGTTCGCTTCCGCATATTATGCAGATAAACGCCCCATTTATGTGAAAGCAATGCGCGCCCGCAAGGCGGAGAAAATCAAGTGGGGCTATGCTATGCAGGAAATGAAAAGAGATATCAAAAAATTCAATGTATCTTCCTGCTATGCCTACAATTCCCCATTTGACGATAAAGTGATTCAATTCAACTGCGATTGGTTTCATACTCAGAATGCCATTGAAACAATTCCCATTTTTGACATTCGCGGCTATGCTCATCATTTTATCTGTAATGATGAATATTTCACTTTTTGTGAACAGAATCAGCGTTTTACCGATTCGGGCAACTACTCCACCACCGCCGAAACAATGTTTCAGTATATCACGCAAAACCCTGATTTTATCGAAGATCACACCGCACTTTCAGACAGTCTAATTGAAGCCCAAATTTTACTGAAATGTATCGCGGCAGGTGCTTCCCCCGCTATGGAGTATGAAGTTATCCGAACGTTCCCCCGCATCACGCAAACACCATTCAAAATCAAGGTAGACGGGCAAGTCGTCTATGACGGCGAATACATTCGTAAATATATTCGAAACAATGTATATTCATTCACTACCATAAACAAGGGGCGATAACACGCCCCGCCTTTGGTTTTAGGTGGGCGCCACCTAAAACAAAATTTGACATTTCCTAATTTTTGTGCTATAATATTTGCGTAAATGAAACGAGGTGAGATTATGGCAGAACGTGGCTATCAAGCAGAGTTTATGAAGCAACATCAGAAACAATCTGCTTTTACTTCTATTATGAATCGCATTCGCCCTGCTTTGCCCGCAAATTCCACTCTTATTGACGGTGGCTTTGCTGTTCCAACAGGTATAATCAATGACTTAGACGGCAAAGAAATTTGGGCAGAAATCATTATCACTGTCAAGCCTACTGCCGATTCTGCTAACCAAAAAGCATATAACCCTGCGGCCGCCCATAAGGCATACATTGATAAAATCTCCGAGCAAGCCGCACGAACGACCGCCCGCAAACTACGACGTTCACAAAAGCAAGAAGATGAACGCAAAGCGATTCGCGACCGAGTGCGGCAAGCCCGCATTATTAGCAAATACATAAAAGAAGAAATGCCCGTAAACACTCCATTTCTTGCGTCAGACTTCTACCACATATTAGAAGAACTTCCTCCTGCTAACAACCCATGGGAAATGAACGCAGTTCTCAATCTTGTGATGGAAGAGCAAATGCCCAACTTCTCTTGTTATATTCGAGAGGGAAAGAAAAGGTATATCAAAAATGAAGAATGAAGTTTATGGTTGTGAAAAAGTTTTAGCACATCGCCCCAGATGGACTTGGTTAGAGGATTACAACTGCGGCGGCTATGCTCTCCGCACTTTCGACTGGGTAGGCTTTCGCTTCCCGCACTCCCGCGACAATGCTTCCCAACAGGTAGACGCGATTTGCGCGGCCTTGCCTGAATGGGAACGTTGCGACTGCCCGCAGAAGTTTGATACCAAACATTATGATTATGTGGCGTTTCGTTGGGGAGAACGCAAGGGGTGGAACGATTATCATTTTTTGCGATTGTGGAGAAATGGCACTTGGCACGGTAAAGAGGGCGATGGAGAAATTTATCGTGTGAAAGATGTTTTTGAACCTTGGGTGAGAAGTGATGGGGAAATTTACGGAGAAGAAATTTTCTTCTTGAGAAGAAAAAGAAAAACAAAGGGCGTGTGATACGCCCTTTTTTATTTTAGGTGGAAGCCACCTAACACCCTTGACCGCTCATTCGAGCGGCCGAGGACAACGGGAAACAACATATTCTTCAATCGAGCAATCAGGAATCCAGTAATCGCGCAACTGTCTGCGCAGAGCTTTCACCAGAAAAGTCTCAACATCCAGTCTACATTTTTCGGCGGCCTTCCGCACAGAGGTATAACCCAAACAGCGTCGCCCCTCTTCGTCATACTCGACCATTCCTTCATCATTCAGATTGAGATAATTTGTCTGGACTAACCGGCGAGCGGCTTCTCTATCGGAAGCCGCAATTCCCACAAGTTCGCCAGCCGCATAAGCAACCCAAACGGTTTTATTTTCCATACCTATCACCCAATCCATTCAATCTGTTCATACCAACGCCCTCTTTAGCGAAGAAGCCATAGATTCTTTACTAATACTTTGATTAGGAATCCAAAATTCATCTTGCTCAAACTGATCATCATACAGCAAAGCAATGAGCGTATCTTCCAAAGACTTGTCCAGCTTAGCCGCGATTTCGCGCACGGTATACTTCGGTTCTTCTTCTCCCCAATCGCATACAATGCGGTTATCAACGCCCTTCCAGCGGCCATAATGACGGACGACATCTACCAGAGACTTGCCAACGATTACCGAGCGATTTTCATCAACGAATACGAACATTTTCTGTTCCTCTCTTTCTGTTCTCTCTTGAGAACACCGTAAGTATATCATAGAACCAAAGAAATGTCAAGAAGAAAACCTTAGGTGGCAACCACCTAACCTCCCTTCCACTCCTTCCCACGCACACCTTTCCGCATATCCATCTCCCGCAATCCCGCGCCTTCCAGATTTTTCCATCCCTTCCATTTTCTTCCACTTTCCATTTTTGACAACTGCCAAAATTTGTGATATACTATATATACAAAGTGAGGAGAAAACAGGCATCCATCCATTTCTCTCGCTCTGCGCTTCCGCATAGGTATCTAAGGTATATAAGCTGGATAAGCTGGGTTCACAGGCCGCAACCCTCTACAAGCTGGACCCCTACCCAGTGCCGCAACTGCGCCCGCGGCATTTTCGGCGGTGCCTATACCCTAAGGCCGCAACAGCGGCGCCCTTGCCTCTGCTTCCACCTGGAGGACAAGCAAACGCCCTCCGATCTTTTCTCGAGAAAAAGAAAAACATCTGTCTTCCCTTTTTCCCGCACAGCCCTCGCGTGTCGTTCCTCCTGTGTTGCTCTACCGCGATCCTTCGCGTGCCGCCCACGACCCATCCGCGGCCGGTCCATCACGTCGCCTTCTGCGGCCTCCCCACAAACAAAAAATGCGGGCCCGCAGCATTGCGCCGCGAACCCGCTCACCACGTTTGTCAAACGTGCTCAAAAAAGCGTAGACTTCTCGCTCAAGAAAAACACACGTAGGCACGCCTGGCTTACACGCTCTTGCTTCGGCCGCAAGAACTTATTCATTGACGGCCCGCATTCACTACTACCCTTTTTCCTTTCTCCTTTTTTACAAAGGAAAAGAAAAAAGAAAACAGAAGCAAATTCAGCAGGTTCGAATACATCGCTCGGACTCACTTCGTTCGTCCTCACGATGTACGCGATTGGCCCCCGCGCCTCGTCCGCTGAAATTTATGTAGCAATTGCGACCCGTTTCGTACGAGATTGCGTCGAAGACCTCGCCCCGCAGGCGGCCTCGATGGAACGAATACCAAGGTGTTGCTGACCTATAAAAGACCATTATCCTGGGGTAATCAAGGCAAGCCGCATTTCCCTCCCACTTCTGCGTTTCTCAAAATTTTTCCCCACAAAAATTTGACTTTTCCCAAAAAATCTGATATACTATATACACAAGATGAGGAAAGGAAACAAAACTCATCCCTTCCTTCCGTCATCTTCAAATATGAGAAGGCAAACTCAACAAACCGATGGTGCGACCGTAAAGGCGCCAAGGCCGCAACCGGCCACCGTTAGGTGGCCAAGGAGAAAAACATTATGACTACTAAGACCCGTGATATGCTGCGTTCCTCTGTTCTGGAAACCCTGCTGAAGACCTTCCCCGGCTCTCAGATTGTAAAGGGCGGTATGGCTTTCGTAAGTAATCAGATCGATGAGGATACTGGCGTGCCTCTGGCCGTCGTGCTGAGCATCACTGTGCCCCTGACTGCCGACACTGCTCGTTCCAAGGCTTTCGACTTTGATGCGGCTGTTGCCGAAGCGAAGAACGCTCCTGGCCGTCGTGTGGCTGACCCCGTGAAGAAGGCTGAGAAGGAAGCGAAGGCTGCTGAGTCTAAGGCTCGTGAGCGCAAGAACCTTGCGGCCCTGACTGAGTGGATTGAAAAGGGCGGCCTGGGCGAAGGTATGACCCCCGGCACTGTTCATAGCCACGCAGCCGAGATTGGTCTGGACGTTGCCACTCCTATGATGACCGGTAGCCTGCTGAAGAAGCTGGCGGAAGCTGGTGTTGTAGTGAAGGGCCGCGACGCCGAGAACAAGCACAACTGGTTCACTCGCGCGTAAGCGCGAGCGGGCACGAAGTGCCCGACCAGCACAACTCTGGTTGCCAACGTTGAAGGAAAGAGCGTGTATGGAGAAATCCATACACGTTTTTTTGTGTGCCTAACGGCACACAGGAAGTGCGGCGTTGCCAAATTTGGATACCACCTATTCCACAAATGGAAGGGCCGCATTTCATTTTTGATTTCAGCACGAATCCATACCCAGCATTTTATTTTAGTTTACGCACGAAACCTGACCGGAAATTTGACAAAACTCAAATTTTGTGTTATATTATAAATGAAAAGTAGGAAACTACTTTACCAAACACGGGAGACGAATGACTAATGGAACGATATGGCAAGTGGATACGTTTACCAATGAATTAGGAGTTTCTAAATTTAGAAACAAATGACCTTCTTTATGGTTTTCTTTTTTTTGTATTCTTCGTGGGATACAAAAACTCAAACTTATTTCTTCTTACAAGATGAATGGGAAAGTATAAAATATCTTTTCCGCCAACAAACACACGATTCTTTAGACTCTATTCAAGAAGACTTCAACTATTTATGCGAACACGGTTTTATTCAAGAGGATAAAGAAAATTATGTGCTTACCAACATCTATTAGGCCGCGCCTATTGAAAGCGGAATAATTGAATTGTTGGTTCAAACATGTCAGCCGCATATTATACACATATATTCAATTCTACTTAGTGGAGACTCTTATTTTCATAAATTCCATAAAAAACCCTATAGTTTTTCGGCCGCAGGTATTAGACGGCGGCTCAATTGTTTTAGCAATCATAGCAAAAGATTAGATAGAGCAATTCATTTTGCTTGTTATACCTTGGCCAAACTGGGCCTATATACTTGTAAACCAGAACGAATTTCTTATAATGGCAGCCCCTCTTTTCCTGTCAACACTATCACCTATATTACCGATAGTAGTGAAGGGATAATCGGGGGCGTTCGAGAAGAAGATATTTCGCATCTATATAAGGAGAACTAAAATGAAGAACGAAAATCTGGTGCCTGTTTATACTAAGCAATTAGCATTATCTTTGCGGCGGCTTGGCTATCATATTATTAAAACTGAGCCTAATGACCGGTTTCCACAATTTGATATCTATTACTTTGAAGACGCACCAGGTCTTCAAGATAAAATTTTAGAATATCAAAAGGAGAAAGCCAAATGAGTAAAGATTTAGATTTTTTGAATCCAGTGGAAGGACACGAATCCCTGCGCCGCAATTTCCCAAAAGATTAGGAGTTTTTCCACGCCCGCAACTTAGATGATTATCTACTATGTTGTATGGCATATCGTGGCAATTATGATCCAGAACATGACCAAGTATATATCAATATCCGAGACTGGAAAAAGATCCAAAATATGGTAATTGCTTTTGCCAACATCGGCGAGGGCAAAGAAATAACTCCCCGCACATTAGTAGACCATAGAAAGGCTTTAGAAAAATTAGGCTATATTACAGAAGATATCGCCGCGGGCCGATGGATTATAAAAAACTATTATGAACAAAGAAAATATTCTTTGATTTTCTGCGACGTGCTTTGGCATCTTATTGCTACAGGAAACCGCTTTGTGTTAAAGATTTATCTTTATCTACTCGACGGCTATGAATGGCAACAACGGCAAGGGTCTCGTTATTTTACCTTCACCTTCAAACAGCTGCGGCAGAACGCATTAGGTTATAGCGGTGGAGCAGATATCCGCAATGATAAACTAATCAAAGCAGTTTTGTATTCTTTAGCTACACAGGGGTTAATTACTTTTACAAAAGAGTACTTTTATATCAACGGGCATTGCGATACAGATTTTGTTTTACAACACGTATCGACCACAATGGCGGAAGCTGTAAAATGGACAATGACAGGAGAAGAAGTAGAAGATCTAATTCACTATGTGAGCAAAAATAAGCAACCACAACCTTCTCCCGCGGCCCCAGCGATTGAGGAACAGCCGCGTGAACAAGCAAGAATTGAAGAACCGCCTCGGAAAAAACGCATACATTATGATTATGATGATTGGCTTGAAGGCTGAGGAGAGCAAACGCTCTCCTCCTTTTTTTATACACGAATGGACTATGACAAAAATGTCAGTGCTTTCTGACAAAAACGTATACTTGGACGAAATTCTGTCCGACCGGACTTGACGAAATCGTCATAGAACACTCCGAAAAACGTCATAACACATAAACGTTTTTGTCATAGAGCACTAACGAAATTGTCATAATACATAAACATTTTTGTCATTGACCTCCTAATAGAATAAATAGATAAGAATAGTTCTCGAAGAGAACAATAGCCGGCCTGACGGCCGACTTCGCGTCTGACAGGAATAGATGAATGAAACTCCAGCACAAAAATTTTTCTTTTCTTCCCCACCCTCAATCTTCAAATAAATAATTCTATAAAATCATATAATAAAAATTTACATCTATCTAATAAATTTCCCTTCTAAAATCTCTTTCTAAACTTCTCTCATATCTCTATTCTCAAACAACTTTCCATCGCAAATCAAATTTTCAAAATTTTGTTTCAAAAAAGTGGTAAAATAACCCCCGCCCGCTACCCTATAGTAGGACCCTGAAAAAATTTTTTTAAAAAAAATTTTCCGAGACGGCCCGCGCCCCGTTCCACCCTCCCTACGGGTAAACTGTGCGCGTCCCCCAAAATTTTCACAGGGTTTCTTCATACTTTCTTCCAAAAAAATTTTTTTGGGAGGTGATTACTATTCCTATACGCATTATTTCCCCAGGCTCTCAAAAAAGGCCCTTGTCCTGGGGCCTTCAAGGCGAGCACAATGCCACCCAGCTACAGCTCGACGTGCGCCAATTTTTAGCTGCCTGGCCTGACGGCACGCCTGCTCTAATGATAACAAGGTAGGACGGTCACCCCTATCTCTTGGATAAATCGCAGTGGCAACTGGATATCCCTACTACCAACATTGTTGCCACCCTTTCCAACCGGGAAACCGAACTCCTTGGCCGCATCGAATTGGTTGTGTCGTGGAGCCGCGCAGATGGCTCCATAGCGAAATCTCAATCATACTTGGGTTTTATCTCGGGAAACCCCACGTCATCGTCCCTGCCTCTTACGCCATCCGTCATAGAGGCTCTTGACGACCTAAAAGCCGCAGGAGAACGTGCTGAAGAAGCCGCCAAACGCGCAGAAGCAGCTGCGGCCTCTGTAGACGAAAAAATCGCCGACGAAGACAACCTTACCTACACCAAAGTTCTGACGGCTCTCGAATTACCATCAGTCGGCCGCGCAAATCGCCTTTACGTAGAGACTTCCACATCCAAACTTTGGATTTGGGATGACACTAAGCTGACGTATGTGTGCGTAGGCACAGGCACCGCAGGCTCCTCTATTGATCCAGATGTTATCTGCGGGGGAGACGCATTTTCGACATAAAGGGCACCGCGAAGATGCCCAGCGGCTGCCGAAGGCAGCCATTTCTTCTTCTCTATTCTATAAAATGGAGTTGATACATTCTATGAGTTCTACTGTTCTCAACACAAAAATCGTATCACGCAATGATACCGCCGCCAACTGGGCGACCAAAAACCCTGTTCTTCTCAAAGGTGAACTGGGTATTGAAATCGATACCAATCTAATCAAAATCGGCAATGGCACCGCCACCTGGACCGAACTTCCCTACGTAAACGAGTCCGCTCCTGCCGAAACCACCTACCACGCCATCCCCACCGAAGGTCAATCCGATCTCGACGCAATTGCGGCCGTAGTAGGTGCTGCCGAACTCCACGAGGGCGATACCGCAATCGTAACCCGCAACATCGGCACCGCCGAACACAAGTCCTACACTGCTTACGTTTATAATGGTAGTGCGTGGGCCGCAATGGACGGCAACTATGACGCATCTAACGTCTATTTTGATGCCGATTTCACCGCCACCGAAAAGGTTGGCACAATCTCTATTCCTCCTACCGGCTCTACCACGGTTGCGGCCCAAGGCAAATCTGTAAAAGAGTTCCTCGCGGCCCTGCTTGCTTCCGAAAAGCAGCCCTCCGCAACCCAGCCTGCCGTAAGTGTAAATGTGTCTACCGGCAAAGCCTACGAAGTAGGTACAACCGTCACTCCCACCTATTCTGCTTCCCTGTCTGCTGGCTCCTACACCTACGGTCCCGCAACTGGCATCACCGCCAAGACCTGGTCCGTTTCCAACAGCGCCACAGATGAAATCCTAACCACAGCCACCGGTTCCTTCGCTCCCGTAGTTGTTGGCGATTCCACCAACTACAGCGTGACCGCAACCGCAACCTACGATGCTGGCGCTATGCCTAAGACCAACATCGGCAACGATGCTCCCGACAAGCAAATCGCGGCCGGCTCCAAGTCTGCTACCGCTTCTCAAAAGATTGCGGGCTTCCGCAATTTCTTCTATGGCGTAGTAAAGACTGCCGACCTTGACTCTACCGTCATTCGCGGCCTTACCGCTGGCGGCGCCTACAATGCCTCCAAGACCTTTGAGGTTAGCGTAACTGGCACTGGCAATGTAGCCATTATTGTTGCGATTCCTGCGGACAGTCCTCGCGCGGGCCTCAAGTCTGCCAATATCACCACCTCTCTAAATGCTGACGTGCTGGCCGACTATAAGGTAGCCGCAAATGTTGACGTTGAGGGTGCTAATGGATATACCGCGAAAGCGTACAAGATCTACAAATATGCCCCCGCTCAACTTACCGCTGGCCAGACCCACAAACTTGTGCTGGCGTAATAAGGGGAGGTAAAATATTATGGCTACTATTCAAAAAGAATTCAATGTAATGGCTCTACCTATGGCAATTGAGCGTGCCAACCCTGTATGTCTGGATTCTACAGGCGTATGGTATAGCTTAGAGGAAATGCGGGCCTATGCCTCCACTTCTCCTGTTGCCTACGTAGGACAAATGCTGGCCCTTGTCAACGAAGCCGACAATTCCGCCACCGCCTACATTATTTCCAACGCGGCAGGCGATCTTGTCGAAGTAGGCGCGGCCACTCTTGGCGACAACAAAACAATTACCTTAGATGAAAATGGCGTTCTCTCCCTAAAGAACTGGGGTAAAGAATACTACAGGTGGGTTGATGCCGTTGGCGAAGAAGGCCAAGAAGGCTATGTTGCGGCTCACCACGAAAAGCAACTTGTAGACGAAACCCACCCCTGGATTGCGGGCCTGGAACCCAAGTCTGTTGCGGGCGCGGATGGCACCTTTGAGATTGCTTGGTATCAGCCCTCTACCACTACCGTAGAAGGTCTATCCAGCACAGTAAATAGTCTGCGGACCTCCGTTGAAACCATTCAACAGGCCATTGGGGACGAAGCCACCGAAGGCACCATTCTACACAATTTGGCTGGTAAGCTCGACAAAACTGGCGGCACTATGACTGGCGACCTCGTGCTTTCCGATAGTAGCAAGGCCGCGTCTGAAGCCGTAGTTGATACAAAGATTGCGACCGCAATTGGCTCCGCTGGCCACCTAAAGCGCGAAATCGTTACGGAACTGCCTGCTGTTGAAGCGGCAAATCCAGACACAATCTACCTTGTAAAGATCGATGGTATCACTTCTGGCGACGCCTACAAAGAATATATGCTCATTGGCGGCGCTATGGTTCAGATTGGCGATACCACTGTAAACCTTGAGCCCTATGCCCAAAAGGTTGTTCCTGCTGCCGAAGATAACATTGCTGTTCTTGCGGCCGATGGTTCTCTAAAGGATGGCGGCAAGACCATTGCGGGCGTGCTAACAGAAGTAGACACCAAACTTGAAAGTTATGTCGCGAAAGAAACCGGCAAGTCTCTGGTTGCGGACGAGCAAATCACAAAACTTGCGGGCCTGGCTAACATCAAGTCTATTGGTGCTAATCTCACCCTAAATGAAGAGGGCGTTCTCGCGGGCGCAGCTGAATACACTCTGCCCGCGGCCACGACTGACACCCTTGGTGGTGTAAAGGTTGGTGGCGGCCTGTCCATCACCACGGAAGGCGTGCTGGCAACCAAGGTTGTTGCTGAAAATGGCCTAAGCCTGGGTGAGAATGGTATTGGGATGAGTCTGGCTTCTGCGGATGCTGCTGGTGCAATGCCTGCGGAAATGTTTACCAAGGTAAGCAACATTGCTGCTAACGCGCAGGTAAATACACTGGAAGGCATCACCATCGCGGGCGTGCTGGCTGAAATCAATGAGGCCAAGCAAGTTGATATCCCGATAGCAACGACTGCGGCCGCAGGTGTTGTAAAGTCTTCCGAGGGCGATAACGAAATCAATGTTGCTGCTACAGGCGTTATGAGCGTCAACAGAGTTGGCGTAAGCAAACTGTTTGTTGAAGAAGAAACGACGTTGATTTTGGACGGCGGAAACTCCAGGACTTGATTGAAATAAAATTTGACATAATTCAAATTTTGTGATAAACTAAATATAGTTTAGGGGAGCATTTGATTAGCTACCAAATGAGAATAAGAAAGCCCTATCTTTCGGCCTAAACTATAATTCATATAGGGGTGAATATTATGCGAAAAGGCATAGATTGTAATGGAAAGAAGTGGACAGAATATACAAAGCCATATCTTAAAAGATATGATATCACTGGAGAAGTATTTGGTGATTTGACTGCGTTATTTCGAGTAGATGTAGACTCTTATCGGGAATGCGCCTTATGGCTTTGTAAATGTAGCTGTGGTAATGAAATTGTAGCCAGAGCCACGGCTCTACGAAGTGGACATACAAAATCTTGCGGGTGTACATCTTACCAACGAGTTAGTAAGGCTTTATCTAAGGAGCTTCAACCAGGAGATAAATTTGGACGATATACTATTCTTTATAAAGCAGGCTCTTCAGAAACTCAGCGAAGTCTCTATCGAGTGCGTTGTAGTTGTGGTAATGAAAGAACCGTTCAACGCCAGTCTTTAATAGATGGAAGAGCTCAATCTTGTGGTTGTTTACAAAAAGAACTTATTTCACAACGCACTTTAGCAGACCTTACCGGCCGACGTTTTGGTATGCTAACTGTTTTATCTCGTTCAGATCATCAAGGCGGAGACGGCGTTTACTGGAATGTTCGCTGTGATTGTGGGACGGAAAAAGTTGTTTCTGGACACGCAATGAAGCGTGGTGCTACAATTTCTTGTGGATGTACTCGAAGTTCTGCGGGAGAACTGTCTATTGAAAAGACACTATTGGAAAATAATGTTCTTTATAAACGGGAATATATTTTTTTAGATCTTCCTCGACTACGCTACGACTTTGTTATTTTTGATGAAGATCAAAGTCCTCTTCGTATTATCGAATATGATGGCGAACAACATTTCAAACCTATTGATTATTTTGGCGGAGAAAAAGAATTCGAACAGCAAAAAAGCCGTGATAACCTAAAAAATCAATACGCCTTCAACCATAATATTCCTTTGATTAGAATCCCTTATAAAGAAAGGAATAATATAACCTTAGACCTCCTTTTAGGAGATAAGTATTTGCTTACAAAGACCTAATCTATTAGGTCTTTTTTTATAATAGGAGATGATTTTAGTTATGGCAACTAAGACATTGAATACCCGCATCCTCCTCAGATACGATTCTTATGAAAATTGGCTGACTTCCACCATTGTGCTCAAACAAGGTGAAATGGCAATTTGTAGCGTGCCTTCTGGCAAGACGGTTGATGGTGTCACCGCGCCGCCGGCTGTGCTCGCAAAAATTGGCGATAACGTCCACACATTCAAAGATTTGCCCTGGCTACAGGCGGTAGCAACTGACGTCCATGCCTGGGCTAAGGCAGCTGTTCCCGCAATCCCCGTAGAAAATATCACTGGTCTTGATGAACACATCGGGACAATCGCGGTCGACAGCGATACCCAGTACAACATCATCAAAGGCGACAACGACTACACCTACAAACTAATGTCCAAGGCCAAGGGTGCTGAAAACTTCACCACTGAAGTCGCTACCCTAACCATTCCTAATCCCACTTCTGACATCAATTCCCTAAAGGCTCTGGTGGGCAACGTCGCAGTTGCTACTCAGATCTCTAACGCCATTGCGGCCCTGAAGCTCTCAGAAACATACGAGGCTAAGGGTGCTGCGGCCGCGGTCCAAACTGCCCTACTGGGTGATGCGGCCGAAGCCTACAACACCCTGGGTAAGTTGGAAGACGCTGTAATTGCGGCCCAGGCTTCCGCCGATGAGAAGACCACAATGGCGGCCGTAGAAGCTAAGAACTATGCCACCAAGACAGAAGCTCAAGGCTATGCTACTGCGGTAGTGGGCGAGGACACGGACGGTGTTGACAAGGCAACCGTAAAGGGCGCCAAGGCTTATGCTAAGGATCTAAACGACGCCACCAACACTCGCGTAGAAGCTCTGGAGACTGCTATCGGCGAAGGCGGCTCTGTTGGTTCTCAGATTGACGCTAAGATTGCGGGTCTGGATGTCGCAGAGGTCGCTGTTGGCACAGGCGAAATTATCGAAAAGATTTCTGAAACTGACGGTAAGATTTCTGTATCTAAGCGTGCTCTGGTTGCGGGCGATATTCCCACAATCGAACAAAGCCAGGTAAATGGTTTGGGCACTGCTCTGGCCGCGAAACAGGATACGCTGGCCTTCCAGAATGACAACTACGATAAGACCACCAATAAGGCCATCACCAAGAGCGATTTGGATGCGGCCGTAGCGGGTCTGTCTGGTGCTGTTCACTTTATTGGTGTAAAGGAATCTCTACCCGCCAGCGGCAACAATGGCGATATTTGTATCGTTGGTAATAAGGAATATGTCTATTCTACCAGTGATAACAATTGGCATGAACTGGGCGATGAGACAATCTACGCCGTAAAGGGCCAAATCAAGGATGTTGATATAGCTGCTGATGCTGCCATCGCCCAATCCAAGATTGCCGGCCTAACCGATGCTCTGAACGCAAAGGCCAACTCTGCTGATCTGGGCACGATGGCCTCTGAAACTGCCGCGGACTACATCAAGAAGACTGATGCTCCTGGCTACGCAGACATTCTGACTGCTACCGTCGCTGGCACCACCTACGAAACCAAGGCTGATGCTTCTGCCAAGCTGAATGAGGCTAAGACCCACACCACAACGGAACTGGGTAAGCTGAATTTGACAGAAGTTGCCGCGGGCGAAGGTCAAATCATCAGCAAGATTTCTCAGGTAAGTGGTAAAGTGTCCGCTGAAACCCGCGCTCTTGTAGCCGCGGACATTCCTACCATTGAGCAGACTCAGGTAAACGGTCTTGGTGCTGCTCTGGCCGCAAAGGCGAACGATGCGGACCTGGCCGCCATAGCAAAGAGCGGCAATGTGAATGATTTGCAGCAAACCGAAGGAGATACGCTCATTATCTTTGGAGGTACGAGCGTTTTAGTGGTATAAAATTTGACATAATTCAAATTTTATGAGATAATATAAAAGTAAGGGGAGCATAAGAGTAGCTATCTTATGAGGCTAAGGATGCCTCCACATCCGGCCTTACTTTTCTAAATTATGGAGGTAATTTATAATGGGAAAATTTATTGATTTGACTGGCAAAAGTTATGGAAAACTAACCGTTCTTAGACGAGATGGCTATTTAGGAAAGGAAATTGCTTGGCTATGCCGCCGTGAATGTGGAGCAGAAGTGCGAATTCGTGGTAATGCCTTGAGATCGGGCTGCGCCAATTCGTGTGGAAGTGCCGATTGTGGTGGTGGAAAGTTGCGAGATTTAACAGGTATGACTTTTGGACGACTAACTGTTTTAGAACGAGCAGGTAGCTCGCCCGATCGGAAAGCCCGATGGCTTTGTCAATGCTCTTGCGGAAAATAGACTACTACTTTAGGCAAACTTTTAATTAGCGGGAAAACGCAATCCTGTGGATGTTATAATCGTGAAATCTTAAGCATAATTAAGGCCAAAGATATTGTGCCAGGAACCAGATTTGGAGAATTAACAGTTTTGAAAAATTTAGGGATTTCAAATGCTCGTAAAAATCGATTATTTCTTTGCCGCTGCTCTTGTGGACAAGAAGTTACTGTTTCTGGAGTTGATCTTCGTTCTGGTAATACTCAATCTTGCGGCCATATCAAATCGCGAGGCGAGACGGCTATTATACATTACCTACAATACCACAATATTAATTTTGTATCACAATGGCATCATGAAAATTTTCGTCTTTCTTCTGGGTGGCCTTGTCGTTTTGACTTCGGAATATACAAGGATACTGAAAAAACTAAATTATTATTTTTATTAGAATATAATGGAAAGCAGCACTATGAAGCGTCTGAAAGCGGATGGAATACAGTCGAAGCCACTTTACGCACCAAGCAGCGCGATGCTGAAAAAATCAAGCTATGTGAAGAAGCGGGCATCCCTCTTGAAATCATTCCCTACACTGACTTTGACAACCTTGAAGAAGTTCTAACTAAACTTCTCCAAAAATATAATCTATATGAAAACTGATCTACAAAAAACTCAGCACTACACAACCAACTATGACCTTATTTTTGACGGACTTCTCGACACTATTCCTGCGGCCGCCCGACTTGTAGAACCTTTCGTAGGCCACGGAGATTTACTCAATCTCTTTCCCAATCACATTTGGGAAACCTATGATATAGACTCTTCTTTGCCTTGTATCTGCCAAGATACACTAAAGAACCCACCCGCTTATGCGGGCCGATGGGTCATTACAAACCCGCCTTTTTTAGCAAAAAACCACGCATCCGATAAATCATATTTTTCTCAATATGATTATGATGATTTATATAAGATTTTTCTTCATACCATCATTGGGTGTGAAGGCGGTATTGTAATTGTGCCAGGGAATTTCTTCTGCGATGAAGGTAGCGAAAAGATTCGCATAGAGTTCTTATCTGAATATCAGGTAGAGAAGGTCAATTTTTTTACTTATCCCGTGTTTGATTCTACCTCTTATTCCGTATGTGCTTTTTCATTTACGAAAGGCCGCAATAGTTCTCAAACAGTTCATTTCTATATAAATCACGAACAAGTGATTGAAGTAGAATTAGAGCAACAATTTGGTTATCAAATTGGGGGCCGAGAACTAACAGAAATCAAGCAAACCCCTTCTGTTTTCTCTCGTCTTGTCGCGGGCCGGGCAGCAAAACATCCCACTCATATTTATCTTTACGCAGCCGATACGAAGAATGAACGCATTCGTTTAGAATGGCGCGATGATTTGTATTATGGCAAATCTACTGACCGAATGTATGCTACATTAGATTGTGCGGCCGATCTATCTGAGGAACAACAACGTGTTCTAATTGAGAAGGTAAATACTGAACTCAATAAGTTGCGAGATAAATATGGCAACCTTCTCTTCACTAACTATCGAGATAACAATCGAAAACGTGTAGGTTTCGATTTTATATATAAACTTTGTTCAAAAAATCTTTGACCCAAAATTTTTCATTTTCCGCCCAATTTTGTGCTAAAATCTACCGCTTTGGCTACCTATATTCTGAAAGGAACCTGCTCTGAAATGATGGGCATTATAGGTGGCTTGAAAGTGATAGCCGATGATAATGCCCGTCTGCGTATAGCAGGCGGGCCTTTTTTGTTTTTTGACAAAATGTAAATTTTGTGGTAAAATAAAAATGTAAAAGAAAGGAGTACAAAATGAAAGTTTCAGAAATTAGTAGAGATATGGAGAAACAGATTCATCAGCTTCAAGCATTACAGGTGTTGCTCAAGCAAGAGCAGCCTGATACCAACATTGAAGAATGTGAAAATAGTTTACTTTTCTATACTGTTATTTCTAATTATTCCGTTCAACGCAAGGCTCCTTTGAGCGATAAATATCTAATTCGCAAATTGAGTTATCATAGTGTTCCTGCTTCTCAAAATCGCGGCGACGCTTATGATGATATAGGCTATTATTATGAATTCAAAACTTCCTTTACCAATAAAGGCAATAAACTAAATTTGCGACAAATTCGCCTTTGGCAACCAATAGATTTTTATTATTGTTTCTTTATCAACGAAGAGGATTTTTCTCAAAGTTTAGCTTTCGTTCTTACTAAAGAGCAAATGGAAGAAGAAGTAAGACTATTGGGTGGTGCAACCCACGGAACGGCCGCGGCGAATAGTGAGAATAAACGCATTGAAGTTTCAATTACAATTGATGTTTATAACACTAAGAATGAAGCCAATAAAAGATGGCGTGAAAAATATCTAAGTAAAGATCTAATGGAGGCAGTTTTTGGTGAGTTTAGATAAATTTTATACCCCGCGAGAAATCGCGGCTTTTTGTATTTCTCTTGTGCCAGATATGGAAAGTTATGACTTGATTGTCGAGCCTTCCGCGGGTACAGGCAGTTTTAGTTCCCAGATTCCTGCTTGTTTGGCTTATGATCTTGAGCCTGCGGGTGAAAATATTATTCAACAAGACTGGCTAACTCTCTCGGCTTTACCCCGCAATAATCATTGTTTAGTGATTGGTAATCCGCCTTTTGGGCAACGCAGTTCATTAGCAAAGCAATTCGTTCGGCAAGCACAAAAACTAAAAGTAGAAACGATTGCTTTTATTTTGCCAAATACCTTTAGTAAACTTTCTAATCAATCTTTATCTTTGTTTCCTAAAAATTGGTCTTTGATTGTCGAACAGCCTTTAGAAAATACAAATTTCTTGCGGCCCGATGGTAGTAATTACTTTGTGCCTTGCTCTTTTTATGTATGGACTCGTCGCGAATCTACTATAAATTTGCGGCAGACCAAAGAGCCAGAAAGCGAGGATTTTCTTTTTCTACCTCGTGAATCACCAGAGGCTGATTTTTCAGTCAATGGTAATTCAGGCAAAATAAAAGAAATTAGTGAAATTACCAATCCTAAAGGTGAACATTATATCAAAGCTCTAAAAAAAAATAAAGAAGAATTGAAACAAATCTTTTCTTCTTTAGATTATACTTTTCTTTCTTCTGTCAATGGCGGCGTTGCTTGGATTGGGCAGCAAGATATTCTTAAGGCGTATAACCATCGACAGAAAGATTTATGATAAAGAGAGGTGAACTGGATGGATTACATCAACCGAAAAGCCCTTGTTCCCTTATATCAACTCATAGAAAAAATCACGACCGGAGCTATCGATGTCCTGGACTGGTCATAGATAAAAAATCGCCCCTTTTATGATGAAACAGTATATGAAAATGTAGAATGGGACGGCCGCACAGAAGGCTTGCTCTCCTTCACAGTAGAGAAAGAAGATGGTTCAACACTAACATACTACAAGTGCTCCGATCAAGTCCTCTCCTATGATGATTTATTTGAGTTCCTCGATTACGAATACCCAGAGGAAATCAAGGTAGGTGTCAATTGCTGCTACATTCCTGGGTGGTTTATCGCGGCCGAAGGTAGTCCAATTGAAATAGGGGAATATAACAATGGATCTGATATTGTTATTCCGGCTGCGGGCACCTACTTGTGTAATGCCAACGCAGGTATTGTGTATAAGAAAAGGCCTGTAAAATTGGACAACAAATACATCAACACTGCTACACCAGGTATGGCAGGAATTGCCGTTCCAACGTTCTATACGGCAGATATGACCTTGCCCATAGGCGTGGATTCCAAGGGATGTCTTTGGGCCGCGAAGCCTAAGATAAGCGAAAAAGACATTGTGATTAGTTCTTCCACGGAAGGAAGCACAAAGAAATTCAGAATTCAAATTGATGATGATGGAAACATCTCAGCAATAGAGGTGAAGTGAAATTATGGCTGAGAAATCTTTACAAGCTCGTATTTAGAATAAGATCGATCTCACTGCCAACTGGGCAAAAGCAACAAACTTTGTGCCTAAAAAGGGCGAAATTATTGTCTACTCTGATGGCGGGGGAATTGGTGTTCCTAAGATAAAAGTTGGTGATGGGACTACTGTTGTTGGGAGTTTGAAGTTTCTTGAAGCCGACAGAACATTAACGGCCACAGAGATAGAAACAGCATTGGGATACAAGCCAGAAGAAGAAACTCCTAAAACGCAAACTGACACAGCGGCTCTTGGCACGGAACTTATTTCTTCAAATGGATGGATCTTAGGAACTGGATGGAGCGGAAACTTACAAAGTGGTTTTACCCATACTTCTGGAACAGCCATTTTAAGTTATACAATGCCAGAAAATACAATAAATAATTATTATCAAGTGTCTTTTAAATCTTCTGTAGCAATGACTGATAGTAACCTATTCGTTAGTGTAGGTAATAGTCCACTTTTCAATTTGTACTTTGAAGAACATGATGATGGAATAATTAGTGTCGGTGTTTTGGCCGCAGAAAATGGAAATTTGTCATTTACGCCTTCTACGGATTATAACGGCGTGATTTCAGAAGTATCTATTCGCCGTGTAATTGGCACTTATCAACCCATAAAACAATTACTCGACACATCTGGAAAAGTATCTACAGAAATTTATATAACACCACAAGAGCAAAACAATTTATATATTGGATTAAATGCGGGGAGTCTAAATACAACGGGCAATCGCAACGTGGGTATCGGAGCAAATGTCCTAAAGAAAAATCTAAGTGGATGGCGTAATATAGCAATTGGTTCTGGAGCATTACAAAATAATACAGCAGGAACTCGGAACATCGCAATTGGTGAAGACTCTATGCCTTCAATGTAGTCTGGACAACGAAATATTGCTATTGGCACCTCGACAATGACTTTAATCAAAAATGGAAATAGAAACATCGCAATTGGTGCTGACTCATTATTCCATGCTGAAGAAAGCGATGACTGTATTGGAATAGGTTTCGCCGCGTTGAATTTGAACAAAGGAAACACCAATTATGGAATTGGAACAAGAGCCTTGTATAGTGCAACTGGTAATAAAAATATCGCGATTGGATATGATACAGGACATAATATTACAAGTGGCTCAGAAAATACATTGGTTGGCGCAGCTGCAGGATATAATTTAAAGGCAGGAAAAAATAACGTTGCTATTGGCTCTTATGCCGCAAAAGGCACGACAAATAGTGACCAATCGCATTATAATATTGCGATTGGTTATGGTGCTGCGCAAAATATAGGGCGATATAGTTCATATAATGTTGTGATTGGCCCTAATACTGCAACATCACTTAGTGGCGCAGATCACTGTATAGTAATTGGAGCAAATCAGGATGTAGATACAGATAATAATTATCAACTTAATATTGGCGGACTAATTAAGGGTTCCTTGAATCCGAATGAAGCATTTTTGAAAATTAATGGTGGCCTTGAACTTCCCAATATCCCTTCTTCTGCTCCTCAAAATATTGGCCGTATCTGGAATGACAATGGAGTCTTAAGAATTAAACAAGAGGGAGAAGAAAATGAACCTTATCTTAAAACTCTCCCAGTCGCCTCCACCTCCACCCTCGGCGGTGTAAAAATTGGTTCTGGCCTCACCGTCGCAGCAGACGGCACAATCAGCGCGGCCGCGCAGTATACGCTTCCTACCGCATCTTCCTCTGTAAAAGGCGGCATAAAAGTAGGCACTGGTCTCACAATGTCTTCTGAAACCCTCAACCACAGCAACAGCGTCACAGCCAAGACCGCCTATGGCTCTACTGCGACAACAGCATCAGCTAACGGAGGCTCCATCACAGTAACGGACATCAAATATGACGCTCAAGGCCACATCACGGGCTCAACCGATCGCACTATTACCCTATCCCAAACTACCTACACGCTGGCAGGTCTTATGGGTTCCACGGCCAAAGGTAGCGCAACGCAACCCGTATACTGGAATGGTAGTGCGTGGACAAATACAACTTACACGCTTGGTAAAAGCGTGCCTGCTGACGCTAAGTTCACCGATACCGTCTATACACTGCCTACCGCATCCACTACACTTGGTGGTGTAAAGACCACTTCTACTGTTTCTGCTACCACAGGACTTACTGCCTGCCCAATTATTGATGGTGTCGTTTACTATAAGGATACCAATAACACCTATACTCTTGCGGGCCTGGTTGGTTCGACATCTATTGGCACAGCAACTAACCCTATCTACTGGGACGGCACGAAGTTTGTAAAGACCACCTATACGTTAGGCGCGAGCGTTCCCGCAGATGCCAAATTTACAGATACCGTGTATACGCTACCAACCGCTTCTTCAAGCGTTCTCGGTGGTATCAAGTTAGGTACCGGCCTGACGGCCGCATCTGACGGAACCGTGAACGTAAGCGTGGGCGGTGCCACCATTACCCTCAAAACTTGGACAGACGCAGATGTCGCATAAGAGGTGATAGAGTATGCCTTTACACCTTGGAAATTCAACAATTGAAACGATTGGTTCATATGAAGCACTGGCGGCCCAGCCAGGCGCGCTTCAAGCGGTATCTGTGGTCCAAGAGCCTACAAAATTAGAATATATTACAGGTGAAACCATTGACCCTACCGGACTGATTCTGAATGTTACTATCGATGGCAACACTTATCAAATTGGTCCAGAAGGAACAGGTGATGGAACTGATAAATATATAAAGGTCGATGCCACAATGAATGGAGCTATTCTTGATGCTTCTGAGTTTACGGGCGTTACGGTGCGACCTTGGGTTAGTTTGAACAACAATGATGTTCAATCATCTAATGGATTTTTTATTAGTATCGCTGATGGTCCCGCCGTGGACACAGTATTGGAAAATAATTCTTGGGAAACAATAGCTTAGATCGCAGCGGCAGGCAAGGCACAAGAATATTGGAACATAGGTGATAGCAAGGTACTTTCTGCTGGCGGTGAAAATTTAGTAGTAAAAATTATGGGGTTCAATCATTATTATTTGAGTCACACAGATTCACGTTACGGAACAACCTATAATAATAATTCCAATAAAACCGCTATAACCTTTATGGCTACCACAATTCCTTCTACAGACAGAAGATGGTATGGCTCTGATACAACTTTGAAGGTACACTATGGAACTTCTGATATTGGTAATTATGTAAATACTACTTTATTAAACTCTTTTCCTTTCGAAGCGTCTTTGGTACCCATCGTACAATTGGGTTATTAGGGTTCTAACACGACTTTTTCCAGCACTTCATCTTCTTCTATCATTACGTATTCTGATGATAATAAATACCAAGTTTTTCTTCCCGGACAATTAGAAGTTAGCGCCTCTGGATATAATGCAGTTTCAGGCTTAAACGCAATAGAGACTGAATTTACCTTTTTTGCCAATGGTAATACTACTGCTTTTGCTAATGCCGATGGAACAACATTAGATAATGTTTATGATAGACCATAGCTCCGCGATTTAGGCTTTAAAAGCAATGATACTAAACCCGGAATTACGCGACTTGTGTATAGAAATTCTACTAACTCTGTTTCCAGCTCAGGAATAGCGCAAAACTCTACATGTAAATATACTATTGTCTTCAATCTCTAAGGAGGTGCCGCATATGCCTTTATATCTTGGTTCTTCTCAAATCCCAAAGACATCTGCCTCTACCACCTTAGCGGTTGATGTGGCAGGCACGCTATCTATCCAAACTTAGCCTACAAAACTTATATATAAAAAGGGAGAAACCTTTGACCCCACCGGAATGGTAGTGAGACTAACGACTGACTACTATGTCCTAAATGTTTTGGATTATACCTATTCTCCCACAACTCTTACCGCAGATACAACCTCAATAACAATTTCATATCCTTTCCAAAATTCCACTCTTACAACTTCTCTTCCAATTACCGTCAAATCTTATGATGATGTTCTCGAAAACAATGACTGGGCCGATATCGCGCAAGCTGCGGCTGAAGGTGAAGCATCTACTTTATGGAATCTGGGAGATACAAAGACATTTGCCATTGGTTCTACTACTTATACCGCAATGATTGTTGGTTTTGATTTCCACGCTTTACGCAACACGGATACCGAATATGACACCACGTATAACAATAGCTCTAAAAAGGCCGCGATAACATTCATTGTAAAAGAACTACAGGCCGCGAAACGAATACACTCAACCTCTTCCTCGGCGACAAACTATAATAACACCGAGATGGCAGAAACAACTTTACCTGCTTTATATAACACTTTACCAGCAGAACTCCAAAATGCGATGCGGCTTCCCACATATTATTGCTCGAAAGGCTATTCTAGTACCTCTTCCAGCACACAAGTGTCTACAACCACATGTAAGATTTTTCTTCCTTCTGTTTACGAAATTATCGGCGCTACTTATGGCGGCGCGAATGATAAGACGCAGCTACCATACTTTGCTAATGGTGGGTCTAAAATTTTCAAACTCAATGGTAATGCTGATATTTACTATACTCGCAACAATGACAATGACAGTAATAACACCTACTATCGTTATATCTCTGAAACAGGAACAGTAAGTGGCTCAACGTTCAACTCAGCTACTACTGCCAGAGCATATACATTCCTTTTCTGTATCTAATCTGAAGGCGAGCAGCCCTATTCTCCAAAAGGAGGTAATCATTCCATGCCAACTTCAACAAACATGGAAAACCTTGTAATAAACCGAGTGCCATCAACAGCACTCTACAATAGAATGAAAGCCCAAAACCTAATCAACGAAGATGAGCTTTATCTCGTTGAAGGTGGCTCTACTCAATCTGAGACAATTTCAATCGCAACAACCGATTGGTCTGGGTCTGGCCCTTACACCGCAACCAAAACCTTAACCAATACCTACGACTCTACCACCCATGACGTCATTATTTCTCTTCCCCAAATGTCTTCTTCTGACGTCGCCAAATATGACGCAATTGCTTCTGCGAAAATGGTAATCAGTGCGTGTAGCGGCACATCCGTCACCATTGTTGCCCTTGGCGACAAGCCTACTGTTCCAGTTTCAATCGCTATTATGCAGGTATAAGGAGGAACCCCAATGGCACGTTTCGCACTGTTAGATGATAATCTTGTAATCACAAATATTATTGAACTCCATCCCTCCAATGTTGGCGATTTCCCTAACAGTGTCCTGCTGGGAGATATCCCAGCAGGCATTGGAGATCATATGGGCAAGGGTGGATTCTTTACTCCAGAAGGACAGCTTATTGCGGCCCCAGCTGATGAACTTGCGGCCCTCCAAGCTGCGGAAGGCGTAGAGGTAGCAATGTCCATTCTGGATGGAACATATAAGGAGGCGACAACTAATGCGGCCGCTGACGAATGAAGATAAAGCGAAGCTTATGAAAATTAGGGCTTTGCTTGATAAGTATATGCCTTACATTTTGGAGAATCCAACCGAAATAAATTATGCGGCCGAATGTATGTATGATTGGACGCCCGCAGCATATGTTGTAGGGGATGTCCGCAAATACAATGGAGTTCCGTATAAATGTGTTCAGGCACACGACAGTTCTGCCAATCCTGATTGGACTCCGCCTTCCGTTCCCGCTTTATGGATGGAATATCACGGCACAGATAAAACGACAGCTCGCAATTGGATTGCTCCTACTGGTGCTCACGATATGTATAAGAAAGGCGAGTGGATGATTTGGACAGATGGTAACCTATATGAGTGCTTGAGTGATACTACCTATTCTCCCGCAGATTACGCAGCCGCTTGGCAAAAAGATGGCGGCAGCACTGAACCCAATCCTCCTGCCGAAACTATTCCTGATTTTGTCCAGCCAACGGGCGCACACGATGCCTACAATATTGGTGATAAGGTAAAATTCGAAGGCAAAATCTACGAGTCTCTTATCAATGGCAACACCTATTCTCCTACTGCCTATCCTTTGGGCTGGAAGGAGGTTGAGGCATAATGGCTTTGGCGTATAATTTACCTGGTGCTCTTCATACTGATTCCTTCACAGTAGGTGATTATACCTATACAGGCGACTCTATCTATATAGATGATGGAAATGGTAAGTGGCGTATCAAGTTTCTCTCCAGCGGAACCTTCACTCCTACCAAAAATGTAAAGGTTGATATCTTTGCTGTTGGTGGCGGCGGCGGAGGGTCGGGTGGCGATTCTGTTTTCCAGTCTTCGCTGGGTTCCGCGGGCGGCGGTGGCGGTTATACTACCACCGTAAAAACACAAACCCTAACCGCGGGCACAGCCTATCCAATTGTTGTGGGTTCTGGCGGTGCTGGAGGAGCCAAGGCGACAAAAGGTGGCTCTGGTGGCTCCAGTTCTTTTGGTTCACTATGTTCTGCCAATGGAGGCACTGGCGGCGGAGCCGCAACTTCTTCCTCCACCTACTACAAAGCGTGGGGCGGTGATGGCGGCTCAGGGGGTGCCGGTTCTCCTAATCCCAACGTCGCGTCCTCCAAGGAGAAAATAACTGGTGGTTCCGATGGTTCCAATGGTCTAAATGGTACACAAGATGGCGACGGCCAAGGCACAACCACTCGTGAATTTGGCGAATCTGCTGGTGAACTTTATGCGGGCGGCGGCGGACACGGTGGATACTCTACCTACAGTGGTGGCACCTGGACTTGCGGCGCGTGGGCTCGCGGATATGGCGGCGCTGGCGGCGGAGGAAATGGCTGCGATTTTGTGAAGACAAGCAGTGGTTCTACCACTACCACTACACACACAGGTAGTTCAGATTCTACCAACTCACAAACAATTACTACAAAAAGTAATTATAACTGGTCTGATGTTGGAAACAGCACGAACCAGTGGAAAAACTATCCCTCCACTGGCACAAGCAACAAAACTCTTACATTCAATTTCTCTAATATCCCATCTAATGCCACTATTAGTTCAGTGACCCTACACACATCAGTTTCTTTTGAAGGTTGGTATATAGGCACTTGGTCAATGGAAATCAATGGCACAACATACAACAATACCAACTCTTCCGATATTACGCTTACTGGCTATACATTTAGTGGTTCTTCACTAACAACACCCAATATCAAAATTACATACAAAGGTAAGTCAGTCACTGCCACTTATGATGATATTGGTAAATCCTATTCAGCTTCTAACCACACCTTTACAGCAACAGTAGCCTACACCTACACCACATCTGCTTCTTCTTCCGATACCGTTTCTCGTTATTACTGCGATGCCGAAGAAAATACAGGCGGTGGTGGTGGTGGCGGCCCGCTGGCTAATACTACTGGTCAAACCTATACTGGCGGCTCGGGCGGCTCTGGTATAGTAATTGTTCGTAATGCGAGGTAATAATATATGGCAATAATCAACTATCTACCTTACGGTGGCGTGCCCGCACCTGAAAAGATTTTCAAATTTGAATACACGGGTGAAGCCGTCTATTCTGAAACCGGTAATGATGAATGGGAACTTGAATTTGACTCAAGTGGTTCCTTTACTCCTTATGAAGCCGCAACCGTTGACATTTTTATTGTTGGCGGTGGTGGCGGTGGCTCCTATGGCCCCATAGGCGATTGGACTTCTGCTGGTGGTGGTGGCGGTCGCATTTTTTACCAAAGAGGAATTACACTATTAGCTAATCAGACATATTCCTGTGTGATTGGTGCTGGCGGCCTTGGCGGCACGTCCTCTGCTCAAACTGGCTCGGATGGCGGCGAGTCTACCTTTATGAAAGGCACGACAAAATTATATACTGCCCCCGGTGGTAGTGCGCCTGCTTGGAGTTCAGATTCCACTTACGTCAAAGGCGGCAATGGTGGCTCTGGCGGCGCCGCACCGTTGAAGTGGAGCGTGATTACAGAGAATATAGAGGCAGCCAAGCGTGGCGGCGAAAACGGGACTGCCGGAGATTATGTCTATTCCGCTGGTGCTACTTGGTCTGATTGTGGTCATAGTACATGGTATTATAAAATGTTTGAAAATACTCGCAAATTCCGCTCCAATTCTGGCACTTTATATGCTTCTGGCGGCGGCCATGGCGGCTATGATACTGGCACCTACACAATTGGTGCTGGTGGTGGCGGTTCTGGCGCTGGTGATGGCTCTTCCGTCTCTGGCACACGTGGTAGCAATGGTTCCGCAAACCGCGGCGGTGGTGGCGGTGGCGGATGGAATAGTGCTGGCGGAAATGGTGGCTCCGGTGTAATTATTATTCGTAAGGCCAAGAACTTTACGCTAACTGCTCCTACAGATTTTCAAATCAACGGCAAGACCGCAGACCAGACGAAGGTAAGCCCACTAACTTTCACTTGGACTCAGGGCATTATTTCTGGAGACGATGTCGGTCCTATTTATCATAGGATTGCGGCAACGCAAGGCTCAGATTATGCTTACGGCTCAACTATTACCTCTCCTTTTGAATACGATTTCTCTTATGGTGTTTCTTCTTGGACAGAGGGAGACGTAATTACCTATACTCTTTACGCTGGAAACCCTGCGGTAGATATAGATGCCCCAGCAACCAACACCGTTTCCCTCACCTACAAGGATCCTGATACGGTAATCACTGCCCCGTCTTCTCTAAAGATTGCTGGCTCTTCTTCCCATACTGGTGAAACTGCTCCTCTAACCTGGACGGCCGCGACGGTGACGCCCTCTCAGACAATAACATATCAAATTTACGTAAATAATGTGCTGGAAACGTCTACTACCTCCACCTCATACACTTTTGCTAACCTTACTTCCACAATCTCTGCCCAAACAATCAAGGTACGGGCAGTCGCAGAAGATGGCACTGTGTCTTCCTTCTCAAATAGTGTTACCTACTACTACGAAGAAGCACCTTCTACAACCATTACTGCTCCGTCTTCTCTAAAGATAAATAACATAGCCGCCTCTTCTTCTACGGTTTGTGGCAGCAGTTGCTCCTTGAGTTGGTCCGCGTCTACCGCAAATCCATCGCAGACGATAACTTACTATATTTATATGGGCGGCAGCAATGTAGGCACTACCACAAACACGTCCTATAGTGTCCCCAATGCTTCCAGCTATACATCTGAAACAAGCGTTTACGTTCAAGCAAAGGCCGCAGACGGGACCTGGTCAAGCAGTTCAAATACAGGATATTTCCAATATGCCTATGTAAGTAATCCCTCTAATCTAAGAGTAAATGGCAGCACCTCTTCCACGAGCTCTTCTTGCTCACTTACGTGGTCTGCTCCCGCAACCGTTCAGCCTTCCGCAACAGTCAATTACCGCATTTATGTAAATAATAGTTCTTTCGCAACTACTACTTCCACCTCTTATTCTTTCTCTTCCTCTACTATTTCTTCTTGGACGTCTGCCTGCACAATAAAGGTAGAGGCTTATACTTCCTATGCTACTTGTCCTGGCTACTCCAATGAAGTTACTTTCACATATAAGCCCGCATCCACAAACGTCACTGTTGCCGCATCCAAATACGCAACCACAGACAACAGTTCTTTCGCCAACACTGGTGGCTCCTCCTGCGTAGTTGGTCGTTCGACTTCTTCTACCCCCGTAGGCACAGCTATGAAGTTCAATGCTCCCTCCGGCGGTTGGGGGTCTTATTCGCGGGCGGTCCTTCACGTTTACCGCACTGGCGGCTCTGCTTCTGCTACAGTAATTGTGGGACATCTAAATCAGGCTTATTCCGCGATAATTTATTGCGATAAGTTCTACTATAATAATTATACATCACAAATTGGAACGGTATCTGTTGGTGCCGCCTCTACTTGGTTTAGTTTGGACATCACTTCCTACAAGCCCTCTGGTAGTGGTGAATGGGGCATCACACTAACGTCCAAGAATGCTTATGCGACCGTAGATGGCACAAATGCTTATATTACTCTAAGTTGATATGAGGCAAAGCTATGGCAACAAAAAATTATCTTTCTGAAACAGGTCTTGCGACACTTTGGTCGCAAATAAACAAGAAATGCTCAAAATATCTCACTGAAATCCCAGTTGCCACATCCACTACTATTGGCGGAGTAAAAAGTGGAGAGGGTTTATCCCTCTCCACCGATGGCACGTTGTCAGTAGTGAAGGAAACGAAAAAGTCAGAGACATTTGTAGTATCTTCCAGCCAATGGAGCAGAAGCTCTGCTCCATACACAGCTACTATTATTCTGACCAATTCCTATGATTCAGATAAAACAGTGATTTTATCTCACGCAACTTATACCGCTACCTCTTCTGATTTAGAAGCCTATAATGCGGCCGCGAGGGCAAGAATTGCCGTGCGAGGATATAATGGCAGCACATTGAATCTTATTGCTTTTGGTATAAAGCCACAGGTGGACATTCAACTATTCATTGCCGAGGTGTGATAGAGATGCCGATAATCAATCTATTAGACTTTGGTAATGCGGATACGATGTTCTTGAAAGACCCGAGCAACCTACAAATCAATGGCGAAACAAGTCAGATTGTAGAAGCAGAAACGTGTCAGCTCACCTGGAATGCGGCAGAAGTAGATCCGCCGCAAGATATTACTTATTATGTAAATATTGGCTCAGCACAAAAAACTACCGCAAATTTATATTGGGATCTCGCAAATCCTTCGCAATATACTACATCTACATATATTGATGTATATGCTCGAACGGATGATGGCACTCAATCAGGTACTACGAATGGAGTAGCTTTCAACTATAAACCTGCGATTAGTGTTAGCGCTCCCTATGGTCTTACCGTCAATGGCAGTAGTTCTTCCAGCACAGGAGATTCTTGTTATCTGTCTTGGTATGCTTCTACGGTAGAACCTTCTGGATATACGATTACGTATCGTATTATTATTGATAATAGTCTTCCTGCGTATGCCACAACCACAAATACATATTATAGTTTCTCTGAGTCTGAGATTAGTAATTGGACCACAGCAAAATCTATCAAAATAGATGCCTATACTACAGATGAAGACGGCAATACAATTTATTGTCCTGGATATTCCAACACGGTTTCCTTTACTTACGAACTTAGCAATTATAACCTATTGCTTACTCGTTCGGTCGGCTTTGGCGGCTATCAATCTAATGCCTCTGTTGTCAATAGTTCTAACCTACAAGTTGGTAAGGCTACAGAAAGCGCTCACTGGGCAGTATTTATGCGGTTCCCCGCACCTAAGGATTGGAATAAGGTCAAGACTATGACTTTACATATCTATCGCAATGCCGGCTCTGCCAGCGGCCCCGCAGATTTTGGTGCTCCCAGCACCACTTGGAACGACGCAGGCACCAATATGAGTTATGATAGTATTTTTTATTTGTCTTCCAGCAATAGCACAAAGAGCACTATTTCCGCAGCCAATAGTTGGAATACAATAGACTTGTCTTCTATAAAGAGCATTCTCAAGAAGAATCAACAAACAGATTCCTCTGGTAATTTTATTGTGATTAGTATGATTTCTAAAGGCACTCATATGAAAATCAACGCAGCTCCTGGAGGAACTTATTCGCCCTATATTGAAATAACTGTATAATGGAGGCTTTCATCTATGAAAATCTCTTCAATCAGGTCTTCTCTTTCTTACAACAAACTAACCTTTACGGTGGATGCGGTAGGTGCTACCGCATACCACCTTACCCTTGTAAAAGGTAATTAGGAAATCCAATCTCTTGGTTGGGTTGCTACCAACATCGCAACCTTTACACTAACAACTCCAGGCGAGTATCGTCTACAAGTGAAATTGCGAGATACCTATGGCAGAGAATCTAAATGGGCGCGCGGCCCAAAGGTGAAGGTAGCACAACTTACCACACCTCCTGCGGCCGAACCGTCTACACCGAGCATCCCGTCCGCACCCGTTTCCGATGATGCCGAAAAACTACTTGCTCAGGCTCTTCCTTTGCTTGAAAAAGCCGTTGCTCTTTTGGAAAAGAGGTGATTTCTATGCGCATAGGCTTGCGTGGAGCCCCGCATAGCAAATCCTGGGCAATTGGTAAAAGGGATAGCCACGAATGTAATAGACACTCCAACAATCCTTCTCTTTGCGCTGGATGCCTTCGCGGCTCTGTGGCAGAAGCCGAGCGTTGTGATGAAAATGCTTGGTGGTGTGAAATGAAAGCCGCAGAATTACTTGAACAGGAAGTAGCGCAACAACTGCGTGTGCGTGGCCATCAAGTATTCATCGCAGACAAATCTCAACGTCTGGGCTATCCTGCTCCAGTAGGCGATGAACAATGTAAAGTCGCAATGAGAGAAATGTGGAGCAATGGATTAGATGTTTCCCTTTCTATTCATACCAACTCTGCTCGTGCGGACAGCCGCGGCATTCAATGTATGTGGCCTACCACCCGCAACCCCAAGTGGAAACAATGTATTCATCTGTGTGAGCATCTTGTGATTGCTTTTAAACGCCATTATAACTATATGGTGCGGGCGCGCTTCTACTCAAGTTATGAGGGAAATATGGCTCCCTGCCCGCATAGTTATCTTGAAGTAGATTATGGGAACTCTAATCCAGACGCGGCCCGCGATTTCTTACGCCATTATAAGGAGTATGCGACCGCAATTGTTGAAGGACTGGAAGCGTGGTGGGTGAGCGAAGGCAATAGTTTGCCCAACCAGAAGCCCGCCCCTCCCGCGAACAACTCTGCTCTAATTTCTCGTCTGAAATCTCTTATCACCCGTATCAAGAAATTGAAGGAGAAATAATATTATGCTACCTCAATACAAAGTTATAGATATCGCTACAGAAGAAATTGGCTATCTTGAAAAAGCCAACGCAAATGATTTAGATGATAAAACCGCCAACGCGGGTTCTGCGAATTATACTAAATATTCTCGCGACCTATGGGCAGTGAGATACTTCAATGGTGCCAAACAAGGCGTTGCTTGGTGCGCTGTATTTGTAAGTTGGTGCTATTTTCAAGCCTTTGGCAAAGATAAGGCATTGAAACTTCAATGTCAGCCCACCTCTAACAACTCTGGCGCGGGCTGTACATCTGCTATGAATTATTACAAGAGGAAGAATAGATGGTCTAAAACTCCTGAATGGGGCGACCAAATTTTCTTCTATACCAAAGGCGACACTTCTACTTGCTCTCATACTGGTTTAGTTGTAGGGGTAGAAGGCAACAAAGTAATTACCATTGAGGGCAATACTTCCGCGGGCCCGCAGGTAATTCCCAATGGCGGAGCAGTATGTAAAAAGTCGTATGACCTATCGAACGCCCGCATTGCCGGCTATGGACATCCTGATTGGAGTATTGTTGATGGGGAGGATACACCTCCCATGGAGGATAATAATAAAATGACAGAAGTAAATTATATGGCTAAAGTAGTTGCGGCCAGTGGTAGCACAGTAAATCTGCGTGCGCAGCCTTCTACTGATGCTCAAAAGTTATATGCTGTTCCCGTAGGGAACACTGTTCAAGTTGTTGCTGAAAGCACTGATTGGTGCCAGATTATCTATGGGCAGCAAACTGGTTATATGATGCGGAAATTCCTTGAGAAGACTACATCTACACCCACAGGCGGCAGCGACATTGATGCGGCTTGGAATGATTTGCTAATTGCCGTAGAAAAAATGCGTATTGCTTTAGGTAAATAAAAAGGGAGGCAGATGCCTCCCTTATTTTTTTGACAAAAGTGAAATTTTGGGGTATAATATATATATAAAGATGAAAGAAGGAATGAGTATGGAGCGACAGAATCACGGTTTCAATTTTGAGAAAAGCATTATGGAAGATTATAATATCATTCCTTCCACTGACTATACTGCGAAATGGGACGGCTTTCTTGATGGTGTTCCTGTTTCCATCAAAGTAGAACGATATGGTTCTGATATTGAGCTTGCGGATTTTCGCCGTAATGCGACGAATATTGAAGACTTCTATCTTATCGTTGGCTTTTGGGAAGGTCAGAAAGATAATATCGTAGATATTCAAGTACTTTATATCTCTGGGGATGAATGGCACGAATTGTTTCCTTCTCATTTTATTGAAGACTTTCAGTCTTTACTTGATAATATTACTAATTCTCACGATGATGATGAAAAATGGAAGGCTATGACCAAGCAAGCCCGCAAGAACTGGCAAAACGAAACCTCTAATCTTGTGCGGCCCCGCTTCAAGCGAGACCACAAGACTCAAAAAAGAATTCAATGTGCCATCAACAACGGTGATTTTTATAAATATTTTGTTCCTAAATATGGAGTTGATTTGGATGAAAGGAACCACTAAAAGTCAAGGTCAAAAAGATCCTCTTGATCGCTTCTATACCGCGGAATCTACCGCGGCTTTTTGCTTATCTCAATTAGATTTATCCTCATATTCGCTAATCATTGAACCCAGCGCGGGCCGAGGCTCTTTTTCTAATCAAATAAAAAATTGCTTGGCTTTCGATATAGACCCGCAGGCCGCAGAAATTCAGCAGCAAGATTTCTTGGAGTATACTCACGAAAAAGGCAATATTCTTGTCGTAGGAAATCCGCCCTATGGGCAACAAAGTAAACTTGCTATTCAATTCTTCAATAAGGCCGCGGAGTTTGCTCAAACAATAGCATTTATTTTGCCTAAGTCTTTTAGAAAAGATTCAATTCAGAATAGACTATCCTTAGATTTTGCCCTTGTAAAAGATGTTGAAATCCCTAATACAATTTTTACCTTACCTACTGAGCAACAAATTGAAGTACCTTGCGTTTTCCAAATTTGGCAACGCACGGATAAACCTCGCACAAAGAAAAAAGCAAAAACTACAACTTCCATCTTTGCCTTTACTACACCGGAAAACGCGGACTTCCGCATTCAACGTGTAGGCGGTAATGCGGGCAAGGCGTCTTTTGATTTATCTAAATCAACAAACAGCAATTATTTTGTGAAGAATACATCTGGTCTTACCAATGAAGAATTAGTTGAAATAATCAACAATACCATATTTGATTCTATTGAAAATACAGTCGGCCCTAAATCTCTCTCCAAAGGAGAACTTATTGAGACATTGGAGGAAAATTTGACCTAACTCAAATTTTGGGGTATAATGTATATATAGAATGAAAGGAGAAGGAAACTATGAGTTTGTCATTCAAGGAAGCCCACAAGATTTACGCAAGCGTCTGTAGCAATGGAGGAAAAAATGTTTCGTCAAGACGATATTATCATTGAAATCAAACGACACCGCGAAACCTTGAATACTCATTATCGCGGCAGAGCAATTGGTATGGCTACTTGTTTGATTGGCTCTCAGAATTATGGTGTTGATACTTTAGACTCTGATATTGATTCTCTTGGTATATTTGTGCCAGCATTCTATTCTCTTGCTACCAATGCTTCTTGCGAATGGGAGAAAAGTTTTCCTTATTCCTTCGGCATCGCACGAACTATGTCTCATTTCTCCTTCATAAAAAAACTGCGAACGCCTAATATTACTACCTTAGAACCACTATATTCTAAGGTTATATCTATTGGCCCCGAATACAGTGATTTGTGGGAGGAACTTGTGGACGCCCGCCAGGCAATTGCGTTTGTGCGGCCGAAGCAGATGTATGACGCTACAATGGGTTATATTGGGGCGATGGAAAAAGAACTCTATAAGCAGACTGGTAAAAACTTCGATAAGAAGTTAGGCTATAACCCCAAAGCACTTTATCATCTCGCACGAGCCTGTCAATTCTTAGAGCATTACCTCGACCGTGAGATTTGTTATGAATGCGGGCCTGACATTCTCTCAATGAAGAAGGGTGAACTTAGTAAGTTTGAGGTTGATGAATTTGTTGAATCCACCCTCGCTGGTTCTACAGTTCGCAATCATCCTGAATGGTTCGCAGAAATGGTTCCCAGTGCGATGGTAAAAGCAGATTATGATGAATGGCTATATAAATGCGGCAAGAGGATGGTAAAACTAAATGAAGACTTTGATTCTAAATGCTGATGATGTTGCGGTAGAATATAATGAAGAAACGCACGAGATTGCGATAACATATTGGTATAATTACAAGCGTCGTTATACCAAGTATGTTTCTACAATTTACGAAAATGGAACAATGGAGGATGGGCCGCGTGGACGAGAAGATGCGTGAATACAGAGAGAGCCATAAGAGATGTAAATTTTGTAGTTATTGTAAGCGAGGTGGCCCTCCTGCCGTATTGACAGAATTTTCAGATTGGTTTGAATGTCAATTGAAGGATAAGATTATCCATCGTCCCGCTATGCCACGACCTTGGTGTAAGTGGTTTGAGGTGAAAGATTATGTTGGATATGGCTCAAATAATTGAGGATTTTAGAAGAAGACTCGCTGCTATGAGCGATGAAGAACTGCGGGCCGCCGCGGATGAAGCATATGAGCAAAGCAGAATGTTGAATGAAATAATGAAGGAGAATAAAGAATGAATTATTTCTATAAGATAGGTCCATCCTCTATAAGCTACGATAACGCAGAGCAGAAAATTATTCTTCGTGATGAACACGATGTTGTAAGGATTGCTCAGGCCCCTTTTGAGCGAATTATCAAGGCTTGGAGGGATGGCAGACCTACTTGTTGGAACGCCCGCGGCACTGCTACTGGCTGGCGGCTATATGACGAGGGTATCATCATTGAGTGTTATGAGGAAGATAACCTACGTTTTGTTTGGTTCCCCGAAGATGATTGGGAGGAGATTATTCAGGCATATAATAAATTCACCAAACATAATAAAGTCGAGTCTTCTTATGGCCGAATCCTGCCCAATGGTGATTTTTTGTGGTATGATTTTATTTCAGTCCCTTGCCCTTATTCAGTTATGGCCGCACTGAGTGCGACAGCTTCGTTTGTTCAGTTGACAATTGATGATTGGACATTTGTGCTACGAAACGACACGGTTTTTGTATACTATAAACAAGAGGATATTTTTGAACTCTCGGTAAAGGAATTCCTCGCGGCTATCATCTATTGGCGAAAGGAGACTCAAAACTAATATGTGGTATTTTGTTTGTGCTTCTGTGGGATTTATTCTTGGCTTTGTCATTGCGGCCTGTCTGGCTGCTGGGAGCGACCGCCGATGAAAAGAGAAGGTATAATGGTAGGCGAGAAATTCTTGCCTGCCGATATAATCGAACACGTCCTAAATCTGCGGCGACTCGGTGTCCAAAAAGATATATGGAAGGGCTACGATGGATATTCTTGGATATATACTTGTATGCCTGAATGTGGTTATATTGATATCGTATGCCATAGAGGTAGTCTTCAACAAGACATCTCATTTGATTTTGGCACGTCTGCCGCTTGGTCTGTTGCGGTAGATGAATATTTGAAACTATTGGATTGAGAGTTCTATTCGCGAAAATTTGACTTTTCGCGAATTTTTTGCTATACTATAAAAGTAGAAAGGAGTTGGAACCATTGCCTCCTGAGATTCAAGCCGAGTTCTTTTGCGCCTGGTGGAACAATGAAGACCGGGCCGCGGTAGTAGGTAATGATTACTATCATCTTTCCAAAGGCCATTTATATAAGAATGGCGAGAACATTGATAAGGAACTATATCATTATGCGGATGCTTGGATGGAAGCACTTATGAGGGATCACAATGAGAAATGATGAATTTTACACTTTTTCTAAAGATGGCACGGTAAATTTGGCAAGCGGTGAGTGGATTCCTCGTGAAGTGATGACGACTTTTATGTCTGGCGTCGTGCTTGCCAGGGCACACTACTTAGAAATCACAACTGACACTCGCTATTCCTACACAGAAGAAGACGGTCTTGTGTATCTTTGGATTGGCGGCCATAAGGATGTATTTCCTTCAAATCTTTTCTATGAAATGATTTATGAGTGGCAAAAAACTATTAGTATTAGTGGAAAGGAGACTCCAGATGCCTAAACTGATTATGCTTTGCGGCTTTCCTGGCGTTGGCAAGTCTACATTTGCCCACGAAGAGTTGAAGGATAAAGGCGTATACATTTCTCGCGATGAAATTCGTATGCGTTATCTCCAAGAAGGAGATGAATATTTTGCCTATGAAACTCGCGTATGGATGGACTATGTAGACCTCATTGTGGAGAATTTATCCGCGGGCAATGATGTTATAGCAGATTCTACTAATATGAGTGAAAAGGCCCGCAAACGTCTTCTGAAAGATATTGATTTGTCCTATAACGGTGAACCCATTGAAATCCAGTGCTATTACTTCAATGTGCCTATTGATGTAGCGCTGGCCCGCAATGCTCAGCGAAAAGGGCGTGCTCGTGTTCCTGATGACGTTCTCCGTAAAATGGCACGAACTTTTGTAGCTCCTATTTACGAAGAAGATGAAAGAATTTCATTTATCTTTGAAGTGAATGAATATAATAAAATCAAGGTGGTATGATAATATGTGGGTATGTGTTGTTGGGGAGACTACCGTCCCTAAAACAACTGAGTATGTTCTAAATCAAATCGGTCATACATTATTCACCGAATATACTAAAGAAGAAGCCAAGGATTTCTGGGACTCCCAGATTGGATGGGCACGTAAGTATGAGAATAAAGATATTCGGCAGGCCGCGATCAACCGCATTATGTTTGATATTCTTACTTCTCTTGGTGATTGGTATGATTTGATGGCTGAGCCAGAAAAAGACCTATGGTATAATCTGGTGAATTACTGTGAATGTGAACTTCCGAATTGTTTGTCATTTTTGAAGACTTATAAGTTGGACACGTCCGACGCGGCCGATGAAGAATATCGCCACAGTAAAGATTATATGAATGGATGGTATTATTACTCCTACGATTCAAGAAAGGAAGAATAAAATGAGCGAAGTATGGTTTTCCTCCGATTTTCACGCAGGGCATCAACGCGATTTCCTCTATGTTCCTCGTGGTTTCTCTTCTATCGAAGAACACGATGAAGCTATTATCGACAATATCAATGAGGTAGTTGCTCCTGAAGACACGCTTTATCTTCTTGGCGACCTTATGCTGGGTGATAATGAAGAAGGAGCAAGAAAACTACGTCAGATTCAGTGTAAAGATATTCGTGTAATTCGTGGCAATCACGACACTGATACCCGAGTTCGTCTTTATGAGTATTCTCTTGGATACCAAATGCTGGGCTACGCTGCCCCGGCTAAGTTCAACGGTAAGAACTTTATGCTTTCTCACTATCCTATGGCCACAACTAACTTCGATTTTGAAAAGAAGCCTTGGGAACGTGTATACAATCTTTGCGGCCATTCTCATACCAAAGAGAAGTGGGATCCCGCGACTGATTCTATTCACGTAGAACTTGATGCCTGGAACAACTATCCAGTGAATATTGAAGATATTTACAAACTTATTCGTGAACGTTATGGCTTCCAGTAATTTACTGGAAGCTTTTCTTTTTTGACAAAAGTGAATTTTTATGCTATACTATATATATCAAAGTGAAGGAGGAGCAGTAGGTATGGAGAAACAATTTGATCTGAATAAGGTATATACCGAACAGGAACTTGCTTCTGAGGACGGAGCGTTCTACAAAGAACGTTTGGAGAAATGGAAGAAACAGCGTATTGAAAAAGGGTATTGTGATTACGATCTGTGGGATATGGATGCTTTTCTTATGAAGATTCTGGTAAACGGTTTGCGTGAGTTCGCAGATAACACCCATTTTTATCCGGGCACGCCAGTGGAGGGTATCAGTGAGACGCCGCAGCAGTGGCACGATTTCCTTTACCATCTGGCCGCGGAATTTGAAGAAGGCTACGATATGATTGATGAAATTGAAGACCTGGAGCGTGCTAAACAGGGTGCGGCTAAGGTCAAGGAGGCGTGGAATACTCTTGGCGAATGGCTACATGACCTCTGGGATTGACACGAATGCTCAGCCAATCCCCCTTATTATAGAAGAACAATGGCGTTGTATTTATTGTAGCGTTGTAATAACTATGCGACATAAGCAACGTAAAGAAATTGTTGATTTTCCTTGTCCCTTTTGCGGCCGCCCGCTTACATTGAGGGGCAGAGAAAAGATTTATCCATATGATGGAGGAAGGAATTTCTAATGGAACGTTATTATATTATTCGCGAATCTGATTTGAAAGAACTTGTTTATAACGAGATTTTGATTAGATATCTCAATGCCGCGGGCGTAGATAATTGGGAAGGTTGGTCTAACGCCTGGGAGATGCTTTTGGAAGAGTATGGTGAAGACTTCGTTCCTGTAGCAATGGAGGAAATGAAAGATGAAGGACTCATCGAAGAAACAGAGCTGGGCTGAAATTTTTCAGAAGCAACGTCGCAACTGGGGAGATATCCATCCTGCGACGAAGGTAATTCCCAGTAAGAAACTTTATAAAAGAAAGAATAAGCATAGAAAGGAAGAGGAATAATATGAATAATATTATTATCCGTCCTATTGAAAACTATGATCTCGTTGGAGTGCTTGATTGGAGATAAAATGTATCAGTGTGAAAAATGTAGCCAATGGCTAATTTGGGACTATCGCTATGGTTTCTACTGTCCTAAATGCGGCCGCCCGCAACTTGTCTATAGTAATAAAACATTAGGAGGACTACCTTATGAACATACCGTCAGCAGCGGAACTCAATCGAATTGCTGATGCTCAGCACGATGGACCTTCGCAAATGGCTGCGATGAATATGGAAAATTATCTTGTATACAGCCTATATGATGCGGCTGTTCACGGATATAGAAGTCTATTGGCTTCTACTGAACCTATGGCATCTTTTATCATGGACCATAAGCCAGAACTAATGATACGTGGTTTTGATGTAAATGATGCCCTGATTGATGGAAAATTTAGAAAGGCGGTAATTTCGTGGCAGAAGTAAGAGCGTTTGTTCGTGGCGATGCCCACGGTTCTTTTGACTGGATTGAATATTTCTGCGAGAATAATCACACTACCCGCAATGACGTGCTAATTCTTCTGGGTGATTCTGGCATTCTGTATGGAGAAAAGGAAGATGCTCGTGAACATATGCTCAAGCAATATCTCTCCACTCTTCCTATTACCATTCTGGATATTCAAGGCAATCATAGTTGCCCTCCCGAAGATCGCGCGGCCGAAGGATATCTGAAAACACTTATGAAATTGGGCGATGATATGGTGGGAATCGCATACCAGAATTTCCAATATCCCAATATTTATCACGCGGTAAATGGCAATACCTATTATATCGCGGGCCATCCTTGTCTTGTAGTAGGTGGAGCCGCAAGCGTTGATAAAGAATATCGTCAAATGATGAACTGGTATTGGACTGAGCACGAAGTTATTAGTCTTCAGGATATGAACAATATTCTTCATCAGATTCATACGCGGCACTTTGATTTTTGTTTCACTCATACTATTCCTACCCCTTATATTCCTACTGATCTTTTCATCAAGGGAATCGATCAATCCAAGGTAGACCGTCGTATGGAAGATTTTTTGGTGAGGGTAAAGAAAGAAATTACCTATGACAAGTGGTATTGTGGCCACTGGCACGCAAACAGGAAAAACGCAGGCCCGAATATAGACATTCTGTTTGATGAGGTTGAGCAGATCATATGATTGATATGTGCTTGTGTAGTCATTGTGCGAGAATATTTCCACAAAAAGAACTTCGGGAATATTCTATGCCAATGCTTCAATATAAGATTTCTACATTACCCTCTAGAGATATGATGGCTGACAAATCAAAAGATATTCTAACCGTCAAGAAGCGGTTATGTCCACAATGCCGCGAAGAGTTGGCCGAACTGGTATGGAGGTGGTCTACATATGGCTGGGAAGATGAAGAAAATAGTCATTCCGATTGATATTAAAAAAACTTATTTGGAACGTGATGGCCAACGTATTGAATTAGGAAATGGAAGCACAGAAGCACTTACCTTAGTAGAAGAAGAAGCATTGAATAAAATTCCGGCTTCTAATTTGTCTCTTAGCCCAACCCTAAGTATTTTTTCTTGTGAAACCACAATCACGCTAAAAACTTTTATTAGTTTACTAGATGGTGTTTATGTGCGGCTGCGCGATGCTATTATTCCTATCGCCGCAAAAGATTTAGTATGGGGCAACAATGATGAAGCCGCGTATTATGTATGGAAAGAAACCGGTGAGTCCAGTGTGCTTACTTGGCATAACTATATGAAAGACTGGGCTTTTACTGTAGAGGGGTTTGGGGAAAAGAATGAGTGAAATAAATCTTGATACCAATAAATCTTTGAAAGAAATCTTTCAAACTGTTCCAATTATTTATTCTCGCTTGTATACTAATGCTGATGGAACACCTATGGAAAATAATACTATTATTGAAATAGAAACTGGCAATCTTTCGTGGTCGAAAGACGGAGAAAACGCATATTATATATGGGGTTGGCCCGGTCCAGACTACAATATTTACAGTCGTGGAAATTATAAGACAGATTGGATCTTCACTAAGCAGGAAATGGAAAATATTGTAAATCAATAAATTCAAAGGAGAGAAAATTTGATTTCTCTCTTTTTTTATGTTATACTATATATGTAAGATGAAGAAAGGAGTGAAGCGAGTATGGATGTATTTGATACAATGAATATTCCAGAAGAAGAAAAACAGAAACGTCGCCAGTTGGTCGCTTCCTATGTGGGGCAACAGGAATATATGTTCCGAAGGATTGCGAGGAATGAGCGAAGAATATCGCGTAAAGCAAAACATATAAAACGGGAGCCTTATGGAGATATCCAATACTGTTGGATGATGATAGCCTCGTGGCAAAAACGGATCCTTCGTGTGAAATCCGGAGAGCCGCTGGAGAACATTGTTGGAAAGAAACTAACGAAAAATGGATGATAAAGGAGTAATTATTATGAAGGATACTACTCAGAACTACACTTTTTCTCATTATGATGCCCAGACTGGTATCAACACCAATCTCACCTTTACCTGCCCCCACGGTATCACTACTGATACCCTTGCTTATATGAGTTCTCGCGCGGCAGCGGCGTTTGGTTATATGGAACAGAACATTAATGCTTGTTTCTGCTATAACGATGATATCTTTGGTGAATTTGGTGAAGAGGATGATGAAGAGCACTAAACTCAAACTTTGGGCGGCCTGTTTTGGAACCTTGGGGTTAGGATTTTTTGGAATTCTGGACAAGATTCCTTTTACATATTGCTATGGTTATTTTATTATCGCTTTCTTTATTCTCACTACTATTTTGGAGATAAACGAATGAAAGAACTTCTGCTCTTTCTTATCTATGGTTCAGCCGCGCTGTTTACTTGTTCTCTCGGTCTTGTCGTATTAGCCATTATGAAAGGAATTTCTGATGCTTGATATCTTTGCTTATGTCGCTTTCGCGGGCCTGTGTGTGATAATTATTATGGCGGCGATAGAGTTGTTTATTGATGTGTGTGCGAAAATTTCTAATTTGATTTTTATGTGGATGGAAAGGAAGAGAATCCGATCTTACTAACAACGATGATATTTATTATTCTCTCACTTGCCCTGTGTGTGGTTGTATCAACAGGCCGGGGACGAAAAGCGATTGGATCTTTGAAACCAAACGATTGAAAGGAGAACTCAATGTCTGAACATTGTGGATATATCGTAAAAATTACTGAACTACGTAAACATACTAACGCAGACCGTTTACAAATTGCGACTATCTTTGGTAATAGCGTAATTGTTAGTCTTGATACCCATGTTGGAGATATGGGCGTTTATTTCCCCACTGATCTTCAGCTGTCTGAAGAATTTTGTGAGGTAAATGACCTTGTGCGACGTAAGGATGAACACGGTAATCAGGCCGGCGGTTATCTCGATCCTAACAAACGCAATATTCGCACCATGAAGCTGCGTGGCGAAGTTTCTGATGGTCTGTATCTTCCTATTACTTGTTTGGCAGAATTTACGAAAGTATCTGATCTAAGTGTTGGTGATACTATTGATGTCGTAAATGGCCATGAAATTTGTCGCAAGTATATCCCTCACGTAAATACCGTGCGGCATACTGGCGCAGCGCCGGGCAAGAAGGCTAAGGCAAATTTTGCGCCTACTTTTTATGAACACGTTGATACTGCTCAGTTAGCATATAATTTGGATGCTTTTAAAGCTGGTGATATTGTTCAATTGACTTTGAAAATACACGGCACCTCGGGTCGCACCGGCTATCTTCCTTTGATTCATTATAAGCAGTCTTTGTTCGATAAGATTTTTCATCGTATTGGTAAGGAATATAAAAAGTATGGCTATGTATCAGGCACTCGTCGTGTTGTGCTTGATGCTACTCACACTGGCGGCTACTATGATGATAATTCTTTCCGCGAAGAAATGGCAAAAAAATTTGAGGGCAAACTCCATAAAGGTGAAGTGTGCTATTATGAAATAGCAGGTTTTCAAGGTCCGAATGGCGCACCTATTATGGCTTCGGTAAAGAACTCTAAGATTTCTGACAAGGCGTTTACTAAGCAATATGGTGAGGAAACTATTTTCTCCTATGGCTGTGAGCAGAATGGTCATTATGATTATCTGTTGGATGAATTTGGCAATGTCGATCTTGCTCCCTGTTGTGATGTCTATGTATATCGTATGACTATGGTCAATGAAGATGGTGATATTGTTGAGTATTCCCCGGCAGAAATTCGTTATCGTTGTGAACAAATTGGTGTCAAATTTGTGCCCGAATTTGAAACCTTTGTTATTCCTTGTAATGTAAATGCTGGTGAATATGTAATGCGTAAAGTCGAAGAATATTATGATGGAGCCGATCCCATTGGCAAAACTCATGTGCGGGAGGGCGTAGTTGCTCGTATTTTGAATCGTAATAACTTCGCCGTATATAAACATAAAAATATTTCTTTCAAAATTTTAGAGGGATTAGCAAAAGATAGCGCTCAAGCTCCCGATATTGAAGAAGGTCAAGACATCAATGACGAAACCAAATAATTTATTAGGCCGCGCTTTTGGTTATTTAGAAGTATTAGAAAGAGCAGAAAATGACCGTTTTCAAAAAACGAGATGGCTGTGTCTATGTCATCGATGCGGGAATCAAAAAGTTATCAATGGAAGTTCTCTTTTGCGTGGGCTAAGCAAAACCTGTGGATGTGGCGTAAGAGCTAAAACGCAAGAAAGAAATGATGCGAAAACAATCGATGAAACTGGACATCGTTATGGGATGTTAACAGTCATTAGCCGCAACTATGAAGCAAAAGGAAGAGCTATGTGGAATTGCCATTGTGATTGCGGACAAGACTGTGTAGTTTCTGGTAAACTTCTACGATCCGGCTGGACAAAATCTTGCGGCTGTTTACAATCCAAAGGTGAATTAAAAGTTCAGCAGCTCCTAAATGCGCTGGGATTACATTATGAAAAAGAAAAAAGTTTCGAAGATTGTCGTAGTCCAATAACAGATAGGAAACTATTTTTTGACTTTTATGTAGAGGATACTTATCTTATAGAATACGATGGCATTCAGCATTTTGAAGACGCTCGTTGGAAAGATGATAAGGATACTTTTGAAAATAAACAACTTCGCGATCAAGTAAAAAATGAATATTGTTATAAAAATAACATTCCTTTGCTCCGTATTCCATATTGGGCTTATGACTCATTGACAGCTAATGATGTTATTTTAGGAGTTTCCCCTTATTTATATGAATGGGAAGAGTCTGAAAAGAAGGAGAACTAATATGCCCGGATTGTTTTGGTATCTTATTGGGTGTATATGGGGCTCTATCGTGACCTGGTATCTGCTGAATGAAGATAGGAGATCAAGGAAATGAGCATAATTCAAATTGGCATTGGTATTCTCGCAACTATAATGATGATTATTGCCATAGAACTCACAATTCAATTTGGAATATTTGTTGTTTATTTCATACTTAGTAAACAACATAATAGGAGTAAATAATGGGCTAATTTTTATAGTTTATGGCCGCATTTGTGGCGGACTCTCTTATTAGTTCTAACGGTTATTGTAGAAATTATCTATTCTTCGAAAGGATGAGCCTATGTCTGAACTAAATACCAATCCTATTACTGATCTCAATCGTTATAACCTTTCTATGTCCAAAAGCCTAATCGATAAGATTTTCTTTATGGACAAGATTGATGATACCATCAAAGTCATTGTTGATTATGGCTGCGCGGATGGAGCTCTTATTCGTTTTCTCGCACCGCTATTTCCGGAAATGACTTTTATTGGCTATGATAAGAATGAAGAAATGATTTCGCGGGCTGCCGCAGCGAACACATATGAAAATTGTATATTTTATGCCAATCCTTATGAGTTTATTACTTGGCTAAAAGAACACCACTATGGTATTGATGAATGTGCTCTCAACCTGTCTTCTATCATTCACGAAGTATATAGTTATAGTTCAGAAGAGGGAATTGATGATTTCTGGCATTTCGTCAATTCTGTTGGTTTCAAATATATAATTATTCGTGATATGTGTTTAGATGAAAATGCTCACCGCGCTTCTCTAAAAGAAGATCTAATCAAAGTAAAAAGCAATTATTCCGCGGCGGCCATACAAGAGTTTGAACAAGAGCACGGTAGTATTTGCGATAATTACAATCTGATTCACTTTCTGCTAAAGTATCGTTATAAGGATAATTGGCAGCGAGAGGTAAAAGAAAATTACCTGCCTTGCTCTACGGAATATATTGCTTCACAAATTGGAACTTCTTATAGCTTGGAATATTATGACCACTATATTCTTCCTTTTTTGGCTAATGTTGTAAAACGAGACTTTGACATTACCATAAAAGATTATACGCACGTAAAATTTATCTATAAATTGAAAGGCTGATTTCAGCCTTCTTTTTTTGACTTTTTTCAATTTTTGAGATATAATATAAGAGTAAAAAGGAGAGGATTGAAATGACTAATCGCTTTGTATTTACCGACCTCCACGGCAATAGGGAGGTCTGGGAATAAATCAAAAAATTTATTGGCAACCAACCCGCTGTTTTTCTTGGTGATGCCGCAGATCGTGGCACGGACGGCTTTCGCATTATTTATGAGATGAAAAATATGCCCAATCTTACTTATCTCCGTGGCAATCACGAAGAACTTCTAATCGAGGCGGCCCGCGAATATATAAGAGATGAAGTTGTTGGCGAACACATTCATCTTCTCTTCTGTAATGGCGGTGCCTCTACTTTCCAAGCATGGGACAACGCGGGCCGGCCAATGAATATTATCAACTGGCTTGATAAACTTCCCGCCACTCTGTCTGATGGAAATTATGATATGTGCCATAGTGGCTGCGCACAGACTGCTTTCTATGAAGATTGGGCTAAACAAGATCTGTGGGATCTCACGTGGCATCGTTATCACTTTGCTAAACCTTGGTATGAGTGCCGCATGCTAATTCATGGTCATACTCCTGTAGGATCCTTGACTGGCCATTGTAATTTTGATCATAAGGCTGTTCTCTACAACGGCAACAAACTTGACCTCGACATAGGCACAGCCGCGTGTGGCGTTTCTGCTGTATATGATCTTGAGAATAAGAAAGTATTCTATATTGATAAAAACGGTGTTCAATCTATTGAAGACCCTATAAGGAAGTAATTCTATGGAAAAATGTTGTAGTTGTTATGATTCTTCACGTGAAGTTTGCTTAGGAACAAAAGAAAAAGATTGTTGCTCTTGTGAAGGAGATACACGTAGATGCGATTTTTATCCCTATAAGCGAGAGAAAGATTATCGCACTACATTTTGCCGCGGGCGGGCGATGCTTATTACCTATAATTACTGCCCGTATTGTGGAGGTAAGCTATGAGCAAAAATCGGCCGTATCCAGGCTATTATATTGCCTTCGAAGCCATTGACTGTGCGGGAAAGACAACTCAAATTGAGCGTGTAAAACATTGGCTTGATTGTGAAGGGTTCTCCACCTTCTTCACGCGTGAGCCGGGCGGCACAGATTCGCCTATCGCAGAACAGATTCGTCAAATCATTCTGAATCCAGAAAATAAAGATATGACTCCGAAGACCGAAGCGTTGCTTTTCGCGGCCTCCCGTGCTCAGGCTATTCCCACAACCATTCGGCCGCATCTTGAAGCCGGAGATGTAGTAATTTCAGATAGATCTGTATATTCTTCCTATGCTTATCAAGGTTGTGGTCGTGAATTATTTACCCCTTCTACCTTAGTAGAAGACACCAATGGCAATCTAACTCGTCGAATGCTTGGGCCAATGTTTTCTTTCAATCGATGGGCAACAGAAGAATATCTGCCAGATTGTATATTCTATCTTCGCATTCCTTATGAGGTTATGCTGGAACGTAAGGCGGCCCGTGGCATTCCCACAGACCGCATTGAAGCAGAGCAACACGACTTTTATGAGAAAGTTATTGCGGAGTATGATCGTATGGCTCGTTCTCGTGCTAATTTTGTAGCAATTGATGGCACCAAAGATGTAGATACAGTATATTACACTATCATAAATGTGTTGCGTAAATTTATGATGGCGGATGAAGTAGGTAAATATAAGAAACTTATAGAACCCAAGAAAATTTACCGTAATCAACTTGACTACCTCAAGATGGGTAAGACTAAGTGGCTCGATGCTTCTGTGGAAGATTTTGAAGAAGCTCAAAAAATTGCCCAACAGTCCTATCGCTATGATGGCAACATTGATGATGTCGATGTAGACCTCAGCGATTTATTCTAACAAATATTATGAAAAAGGAGTAAACAATGACTAATCAAGAATTGAGTAAAGTAGCCCAGGCCGCGGCTTATATGGATGTTTTGGTGAATTCTGGAATTATTGGCAAAGGAATTGTTGGCAAAGAAACAGAAGATTTTTGTATCAATAATGTCAAACGGATTTTGGATGAACTATTGAAGGAAGGAAGCAAGACAGAGACCATTACCGCTACTCCTCTTTATCGCGGCCTCGATGTTGTTCCTACAACAGGTAGCCACCCCGAACTTACGACCGCCCGCAATATGTAAAGGAGAAAACTATGGAGTTTATCAACCCTTATAAGCGTTATAGTGAAGATGTAAAGCAGTTCTGTCATTTTGAAGATGCGGAAGCTCTTAATAATGAATTTTCATCTACTGAACTATCTAATTGGGTTCATACCTCCGACAACTCTTTTATCGATACTTCCTTCGGCCGCACCTGTAAGCAACTTCACGAATCCCATTATCAACTTATTGGTATTTCTTATGAAGCACCTTGGGCGCATAACGGCTATTATTGTGCTGTTGTATTTACAGATGGAGAAGATTATCTTTGGTGCCATACCAGTGAAATCATAATCAATTGGTGGAAGGAACAGATTCAGAATGTATAATCAAGAGCAGTTCTTGGTAGAAAAATTTTCTAATTTCTTGCGGGCCTGGGGAGAGTTCCATTACATTTATACCGAAGCAGACATTAGTGAACAGTGTATGAATAATGTATTAGGCGTCTTCGATCCAAATGTAGTGGAGCTTACTATCTCCAAAGAAGATGACCACTATGAACTTCACGGGAGGATAAAGAGATGAATGTTTCTGGACTTATGAAATTCTTAGTTGAGCAGAACCATATGTCTACTACGCAAGCCGCAAATGGTATTATGGCTTGTATAGAAGAAATTCACCTATTAGCGGCTGAACCTGCGGCCAGCACTTTTAGTTCCCAAGAAGAAATTATCATGTATTTCCTCAACATTGATCCTGAGCTATTCTATAATTTGGTGGGAGATTGATTTGAAAGAACGCTTTTTCAATTTTGCGCGGGAATGTGCTTTGAATAGTGATTTTCGTGGAGCATCAAAGGCCCGCGTTGGATGCGTAGTTGTGTGGAAAGGAAATATTATTGCTAAAAGCAACAACAAGAGCCGCACAAGCACGGTTCAATGGCGATATAATTCTTTGCGTTTTGATACTTCTACCAATCATTACTATCCTTCTTGTGTCCACGCTGAAATTGCGGCTCTAAATAAGATAAAATATTTAGACATTGATTTTTCCAAAGTCGATGTTTATGTTTATCGTGAATTACGCAATGGCACTCGCGCGTGCGCCCGCCCTTGTATTGCTTGTGAAAGTTTTATGCGGGACCTCGGTATTACGCACGTATGTTATACGATGGAGAACTCCTTTGTTGAAGAATGGTATACATAAAAAAATAGGGGTAGAACCGAAGTTCTACCCCTTATATATTATAGTTTCGCAAGACGCTTTAGTAAATATTCGTATTCATCTTCCATTTCTTGGTGAATTTCATCCCATAGACACATAGAAACACTTTCTTTTTCAAAATCTGTTTCTTGCTGCGCATAGTTCTGAAATAAAGCGTGTGTTTCTTTGAATGACTTATTTAGACGCTCTGATGCGGCCGTTCCGAAATACTTAGCCAGTTCGGCTTCGCCATCTTCTTTGGCGCAATAAGCATAGTCAAGTTCCATTCTCGCATCAGTTAGGTCGTCTTTCATAAGTTTATACAAATATTTATAATATTTTGTTGTCATTTTACAATCTCACCACCGTCATCGCTACATTACTGATTGTTGCCGCAATACCTGTGTTCACCAGTGTCGGCCACCCGCGACTCTAAATTAGATTGCGTGGACGTAGGAACCGTCTTAGGAGCCTCATATGGAGCGATTGTGTAAGCCAACAGAGTTGGTTGCCCGTTTTGAATTGTTTTGATATACATCAAATTCTCAGGCATACAAATAACTGTGGCCAGCCCGCCAGAAGTAGGAATATTTGCTACTTCCAGGCTATTTTGAATCAGATAAACATTGCCATTAGGTTGCGGAAACATTGGAGCCGACTGTGTATTGAAGTAAGGGCTCCCGCCATAATTTAGAGCCATCTCTATCACCCCTTCACAATATAAGTAGCAATAAAGGGTAGAAAAGTTATCAACGCGGGCTGATGGATATTACAACTTCTAAGAAATATTGTCTCAAAAAGAAATCAATTATTACAAAATTATTACAAAAATAATATTTGAAAAGTTTGATTTTTTTCAAATTTTCTGATATAATATATATACAATCCAAAGAAGAGGTGTGAATGTATGGTAAACCGAGCGGTAATCGTCAAAGACGAATACATTGTTTATGCCAGCTCCAACAAACTTGTGCCAGATAATGATGACTTTACCTACCCCGCTGCTTTAGCGGTACTTGTGCGCGCCCGTAAGCAAGATATCATCCACGGTGTAATGTTTGTGGATGATGCTATTTCTCTGAATGGTGCTCAGGCAGTAGCAGATGCGGAACTAAGTAAAGTTATATATGCTAAGCCCGCACAAACTATGGACCAGGTGGCGGCCCTCCAACTAATGGAACAGCTTGGTATTGAAACCAAGTATAATCCTAATATCAACCTGTGAGGTAATTCAAATGGACACTATGAGTTATGTGTATCTCGGAATTGGTGGTGTGCTACTAATTGGTATTATTGTGGCACTATTCCTAAACAAGGACTACCTAAAGTATTCCGGCATCTGTAAGACTGTGCTAAACGCTGTCAAACTTCTGCTCGGCGCGGCCGGCCAGATTGGTCTTGATAAGAACGCTGTGGAAATTGCCACTAAGATTGTTCAGGCCGCAATTGAAGGCACGGTAGAAGCAGAAAACCTGTGGAAGCAGGGTCAACTCGATAAGGAAAAGCGTAATGAATATGCTCAGACCTATATTGAGACCACGCTGGCCAAGGCTGGAATTGATCTAAATGAACAGGCACATCTGATAGTAAATGGCGTTATTACTCTTGTATGCTATCTACTGCCGCATAACACACAACCGGAGGCGTAAGCCTCCAATTTTTTTATCGCAAAAACGCATTTTTCGACCTCCGCTTGCGACATTATTTATAAGGAGGGCGATAAAAATATGAAAATCAAAAAAGCTCCTGTAAGCGACCTAATTGCTTACTTCATTGAATTATACAATAAAGATATTACAGGGACAGAACACACGTCTATTCCTGATATAATTTCTTCTTATTATCAAAAAATCGCCGGTTCTCGCATTCCCATTTATGAGAAAATTCTTATCGAGGACTGGTGTTTTAGTAGTTGGGGAGAGATTGAGGATATGCCGTGGACAGAAGGCGTTCTTGTAAAGAACAAGAATGGTGATTTTGGTATCACCTGCTACACCGGAGCAAGAGATATGGGTAGAGCAAATTATGATGAATATGATTTGCTTTATGTGTATTTTCTTGACCATAATATTCTTTCGCGGGAATACTTCCATCCCGAAGACTGGGAATTTTATGGTATTATGACCGAATATTTCTTGTATAAAAATATCAATGTGGGTCAACACTATACCCTGGGCACTCGCAGTTTAGGGCCGGGCCGCAGCGGTAATGATGTGTTGATGCTACAAAAACTTTTGCGGGCCTACGATGGTAAGACTGAACTAAGTGGTTATTTTGACAAGGACACTGAAAAATCCGTGAAAAATGCTTAGTATTTTTTCTCTCTGCCCGCGACTGGTATGTTAGCAAGAGAAGATATTTTGCTAACCTTCTTGGGTGGTGATGGACGTGTCCAATGAAGCCTTTAGGATCGATAGTAAGGGAAACTTAGTGATTACAGGAAACTTCGCTTTCGCACAAGGAAACTACCTCAACGCCCCAGCAGAAGCAACACTAAAAGAAAACTTTATTACTTATCTTGACCTTCAATATGAACCGCTAACAGAACAGCAAATCATCAATATTTGCGGAGGTGAAGATGGTAATGGATAACAATCAATCTCAGATGAGCTTTCTCCAAGCTTTCATTACTAACGCAAATGAACATAGTAAGAAACTTACTGTCATTGATACAGCAATTTATTGTATTCTAATGATGGCCGCACTAACACTAACTGTCATATTTCCTCATCTTGCGGATAATTTATAGGCAATTGTAGGATACCTTACGACCGCATTCGTAGCACTACGAGGTCTATATAGTGGCAAGGCCGCCTTGGAAAATTATAGTCGTATAAAAAATGCTATGACTAATGCGACCTATGACTACGAAGAAATTTCTGATTCAGATGACGAATCACTGGGATAAAAATTTGACTTTTTTCAAATTTTCTGGTAAACTATATATGAACGATGAGAAAAGGAGATGATTCCAGTGGTGAAGTTTTATTCTTCTATCACGAATAAATATTACGACAGTCTTGATGAAGCTACTGCCGCGGAAAATGAAATCAAGCACGCACAGGAAAAGCGAGAAGAAAATCGCACAAGTGCTATTGAAGAACTGCGGGAGTATCAGCAGCAGGTAAAAGAAATGAAGAAGGAGAGTGATAAGGCTTATAGGTCTTACGCAGAACTTCAGCGTTCTTATGCTAAGAAACTTCAGGAGTATTATCAAGAGTATGGTTATTACCCAAAGGAATTCAATGATATGAATCCTTTGACAATGTTTTTTCTACAGTAATGAACTTTACTAAGCTACTAAGTAGCTTATTATAAGTTGGGGCCGTAGTTCAATGGTAGAACAGCTGACTCTAAATCAGTAAGACGCTTTGAACGCGCAGATGAAGATTCGAATTCTTCCGGCCTTACCATTCTAAATTTAGGAGGGAGCATTGGTTTAGCTCACCAATGAGATAATAGCCCCATACTAAGCTCCTAAATTACTTTTTTCATGTGGGGTGAAAATATGGGTTTTATTTATAAAATTACAAATGATGTAAATGGAAAAGTTTACATTGGAAAAACTTTGAACACGGTTGAATCTCGATGGAAAGAACATTGCCACGATAAAGACCGTCGGAATATGGAAAATCGTCCTCTTTATCGAGCAATGAATAAATATGGTCTTGAACATTTTTCGATAGAAACCATTGAAGAATGTTATGAAAATTTGGAAGAGCGTGAAATTTATTGGATAAAATATTATAATTCATATGTTGGATGGCCAGATAGTAATGGTTATAATGCCACTTTTGGTGGAGATGGCAAGCCGTATGTGAATTATGATGAAACAATTCAATGGGCTAAAAATGGTAAAACACAAATAGAAATCGCAGAAATTGTAGGATGCTGTGTTGATACTGTTGTAAAAGCATTGACCCAAGCTCACATCCAGATGCCAGAATATAAAGAGCTTGTTAGCATTGCCGTTTATCAAAAAGATAGGGGAGGCAATATTCTTGCGAAGTATGCTTCAATGAGTGAGGCCGCGAAGGCTACCGGTATTGACCCTACTGATATCGGGCGATGTTGCGCTGGTAAGCGAAAGACCAGCGGCGGCTATTATTGGGAGTATGTAAATCCTGAAGACGCTCTACAACGAAAAATAAAAGGTAGCCAATCAAAAATTACTGCTTCTCGTGAAGAATTGAAGTATTTAGTGCGTAATTTCCCTATGGAAATTGTTGGCAAGAAGTATGGATGTTCTACAGCTACTGTCTGTCGTCGTTTAAAATAGCTGAATCTTCCCTCCACTAAAACCGAAATCAACTCCTACTCCGACTCTGATTGGGCTGCTTTATAACCCAGAAAGGAACATACTATGATTGACAATTTCCCTCAATTCCGTGATGCTCTGAAAGCTAACTTCGATCGTCTTGTGTCCACCAATCCGCCTATCTTCCAGGTAGATATTGATAAAAATGCTTTCTACCAGCTCTACCAAAACTCTTTTCCCGATGGCACCAATCCTATGTATCGCGTTCGTCGTGAATATGATTGTTCCTGCTGTCATCATTTCATCAATCAAGTGGGTTCTATCGTAATTTGGAATGAGGAAACCAAGTCTTTCAATACCATTTGGGACTTTGATGCTCCTTATCCTTTTACGGATGTTTGTAAGGCTTTGTCCGCAGAAGTAAAGCGTCATCCTCTATATGAACGTTTTTTCATTGATACGCCGCGGGCCGGCGAGACCTATTCCTACGAACGTGGCGAGAAAATTATTCGTTGGGATCACTTTATGCTGAACATTCCTCGCGCTTACGTTCGCGATCGTCAAGAAATTGCGGGTCTCAAGGGCGCTTACAACGATGATCGCAAGTGCTTCCAGCGTGCGATGACGGAACTTTCCTATGAGGCCATTTCTACCGTATTCGACCTAATCAATTCCAAGTCTCTCTATAAGGGAGATGAATGGAAGACGATTATTGACGCTCTACTTATCAAGAAGGGCGAATATGAGCGAGCCGCGGATAAGGAACTGTATTGCTGGCTTGAGGCCACTAAGTGTCCTACTACCATTTCCCACATTCTAAATTCTTCTATCGGCACTTTACTGTCCGATATCGCGGGCGGTCGTGATCTGGATAGTGCTGTGCAGGCCTATGAAACTATTGTTGCTCCCGCAAACTACAAACGTTCTAAGCCTATTTTCACCAAGAGAATGCTTGAACAGGCCCAAAAAGATATTACGAATATGGGTTATTTGGATTCTTTGGGTCGCCGCTATGCTACGCTGGATGACATCAAGATTACAAATGTCCTATTTGCTAATCGTGATGCTCGGGCCGCGATGAATGCTCCAGCTAATCCCTTTGAAGCACTGGCCGCGAAAACTTCTGATAAGCCCAAGGATTTCTCTCGCGTGGCTACCATTGGCATTGAAGAATTCATTCAGCAAATTCTTCCTAATGCTATTTCTGTTGAGGCTTATTTTGAGAATCGATTGACCGCGAATCTCTGCTCTCTGATTGCTCCCATCAATCCCGAAAGCAAGACGATGTTCAAGTGGAATAACAACTTCTCTTGGGCTTATACTGGCAATATTACTGATTCTCAGATTCGTGAAAATGTAAAGAAGGCTGGCGGAAAAGTTGATGGAGTTCTTCGTTTCTCTATCCAGTGGAATGATATGAGCGATTTCAATGAGGCTGACTACGACGCTCATTGCGTAGAACCTAACAATTGCTTCCATATCTACTATGGTCAAAAACTCAGTCGTTTTACCTGCGGCAATCTTGATGTAGATATCATCCATCCTACCCGAGGTAAGGCTGCGGTGGAAAACATTACTTATCCTTCTCTGGATAGAATGCCTGATGGCGAATATAATTTCTATGTCAAGTGTTATAATACTCATTGTTGTCAGGCCAGCTCTGGCTTCCGCGCTGAAGTTGAGTTTGATGGTAAGATCTATTCTTTCGATTATCCCAACTTCCTACGTGATAACCAAGAGGTTCGAGTTGCTACGGTAGAAAAGAAAGGCAACACTCTTACGATGAAGAAAGAACATATTCCTTCTTCTCTGTCCTCGAAGGAAGTATGGAATATTTCTACTAACAACTTCATTCCTGTGTCTCTGGTGTGCTATTCTCCTAACTATTGGCAGGAGCCTGGCGTTGGCAATAAGCATTACTTCTTTATGCTAAAAAACTGTGTATCTTCTGAAACTCCCAATGGCTTCTATAATGAATTCCTCAATCAGGAGCTCAATAAGAATCGTAAGGTTCTGGAAGCACTGGGCGCGCAAATGGCGGTTCAGCCTATTGATAATCCTCTTTGCGGCCTTGGGTTTAGCACTACTATTAGGAATTCTCTGGTTGTCAACGTAAAAACTGCTACTACTTCCCAATATATGAAGATTCTGTTTTGAGAAAGGATGAAAAAAAATTATGACTGCTAATTTTGAACTGGCGTCCCGTAATCACTATCGTTTTCCCTTCAATGGTATGATTTCTACAGATGATCTGTGGGAACTCAACGTTCAACAGTTGGATTCTATTTTCAAGAAGCTCAATGCTCAGGTAAAGCAGTCTGAGGAAGAAAGCCTTTTGGCTTCTCCTTCTAAGGAAAACATTGATCTGATGAATAAGATTGAAATTATTCGTCATATCGTGGCTTATAAGCAGGCGCTGCGTGCGGAGGCCGAATCTGCTGTGGCTCGTGCTCAGCAGCGCGCCCGCATCGAAGAAGTCCTGTTTGAGCGTGAGAATGCTGAGCTTCGCAATAAGTCTCCCGAAGAACTTCGAGCAATGCTGGACCAACTGGGGAAGTAATTCCCCTCATCGTGAGTTAGTGTAATGGTAGCACACCGTGGCAGAGTAATACATCGCGGAAGCGCTTGGTCAGAACGGGCACTCACGACCATTATTGAAAGGAGTAATTTATGACACATCTTTTTGAAAATGATGATGTAATTCTGGAGAAAAATGAAAACAATGAATACCACCTCTCTTTTTTCAAAGATGGGCATTCTAAAAGCGAAGAACATTATCCGTCCTACAATCTTACTACTTGGGCTAATCGTCTTCCTGATTGTGATGTTTTTAGCATCGATTGGGAAACTCCACAAGGTTGGGGCCGCGTGGAATTTGTAATGCCTAACGAAGGCGGCCGCCCCATCCTTCATACAGAAGGAATGGGACCCGCCTTTGTCAAAGAACTCCTGAATCAATTTGTTGATGAATGTATTGTGGAGGAATAATGATTTACAACGCAATTGTTTTAAAAAAGCGTAATTGGTTGTCTGGCTTATTCTACAAAGAAATTATGTATGTAGATACACTAAGCCTCAATATCACCAATAAAATTCAAGCCGCAGGTATTCACTTCAAGCCCAAGACATCCTTCACAAATGATACCTATTGTCTTGTATATTGTTTGGTGCGTTCTACTTATAAAAATCTTGAAAAATTTTTGGACTTGCTGGAAGAAAATCAAGACAAAATGTGCCTTTTAGGCTACCCTAATTATGAGACAGATTGTAAAACCTTATTTACAAAGCTCACGAAGTGAGCTTATTTTTATTGGAGGTAAAGTGGAACTAATATGGACGAACGCGAAATTGTGCTAACAATTCGAGATTTCAAAGAGATTCTCAATCAACTTCTGCGACAAATTGATGCTCTGGAAGAAAGAGTTGAAATTTTGGAACAGAAAAAGAATTGACTTTTCTCAAATTTTGAGTTATAATATGTGTGTAAGGTTGAGAGAGGAAAGAAACTTCCCCTTATACCAAACAACTGATGGGAATTTGGACTGAAACTATCACTGGTGGCTCCTGGGCCACAATATATGTAGTAAGCCAGGCTGGAACAGCCATAACACAAATCGGTTGGAGGATGCCTATGCGGTTCAGGACCGAATGAAATCTCTCGACTTCTTCTCCCACAGACCCAATAGGAGGGCGGGAGAAAAGGGTTGTAGCTAAGAGTAAAGGTGTAGGCTACGTAATAAGCAGGCCGGATAACACTTTCCCACGGGAACTTCTTGCCGAGTTAGGAGACCCGCCGCGGACGTGCCAGTATGATGGCTAAGGCGAGTGAGCAGCATCTAAGACCAATAGAGATTACCGCACTCTCTATTGAACAAAGATGCTAACGCTCAATAGGTATGTGGAGGCAAGAGACGTCATCCAAGTGAGATGTATACCAGAATTGGGTTAGAGGATGACAAAAGGAATCACTGGCCGGTGTTTTCCTTGCGGGTGCTGCTTATCAACTAACGGATTTCGAATAACGGAGAGCAGCAATTATTGGCGGCAAGAGGGTGGCCGCATAAACGCCGATCTACAAGACGTAGAAACGGTTTCTGTAATCGTTATGCGATTACTGCGAAACTGGGTCGCTCCCATGAATTGAAGTTGTAGGGATAGTGGTGGAATTCATTGGTCTTGAAAGTAGCGATTTCATATAATCCCAGTGAACGAACCATTGTTCCAGTTAGTAAATTCAAAAGAGGTTTGCTACACCTCGGAGAGTGCGAGGACGGTGTCCTCGCAAACGGCTTCGTCAAAATCTCTCCACCCTCTTTATGGAGTAGTCGCCATTATTACTTGTCCTCGATGTGGTGAGAGTCAAAATATCACAGATTACACTGATTGGTAAAGGACAAATATGAATCTTTACACTTCTTATTGGGCTATGGTTCGTAATTTCCCAAAGAACCTCGTAGGACTTAATACAACTGTGTGGCCGCCCAAATGGCGGCCCTTGGGTCAAGACAAACGCGGTATTTGGGTAATTGACTGTCCACCTCTAAAACCAGGAAAAGGCTGTAGTAATCTTTGTCGTGGCCTATGTGAGCCAAGGCATCCGCAAGATTGCGACTTTCTACAAAAGTATTACGAACAACTTTCTCAAATTGATTTCTCTAAGTTTTGTGATTCTTTACAGAATTTAGCAGATCGCGTCAAAAAGCGTGAAAACTTAGAAGACGTTGATTTTGCTTTCATTGTTTTCGAAGCCCCAAAGAATACGTGTAGCGAGCGTATTATAATCCAGCGATGGCTTTGTGATAACAATGTCGAAATTCAAGAATGGAGCTGACCATTGGCTCTGGCTTATCTTTCGTGGAAACGTGGCTGAGTGGTCGAAAGCAGCAGTTTGCTAAATTGCCGTGGGGAAGTTCCCCACCGTGCGTTCAAATCGCACCGTTTCCGCCAACGTCGAAGTTTGATGGTTCGTCGCGACAATAACCCTAAATCATCCGGGGACACGCCCACCGTTATCGGGCGGAGCGACTTCGCGTAGCTCAGTTGGTAGTAGCACAGCACTTTTAATGCTGGGGTCGAGGGATCATACCCCTCCGCGAAGACCATATACGGGCGTATGGCGCAATTGGCGAGACGCAGCTGACTCAAAATCAGCTACTATGATACATTGATCGTTCGAATCGATTTACGCCCACCAACATGTTGTTTCCGGAACAACCACGTGGCTGGATTTCACGCAGCCCACCCGATACGGAGAGAGCGGAACGCCTCTGATTCAAGCGGACCATAACCGCAGAAAGTCGGGTATTTGCTTCTGTAGCCTAACGGTAAGGCACCTCATTCGTAATGAGGGAACTGACGGTTCGAATCCGTCCGGAAGCTGTCTTCATAGTCAATGCCTTCACGCGGCGAAGATGTTTTCACCAAATTGGCTAACAATGGAAAGGAGAAACCTAAAATGATTCGTGCTGAAATTCTTCTCACTACTGCTCAGGATGTAAACAAGTTTGTTTCCATCATCAACCGTGATGGTTCCGCAGACAAGTATATCCTGACCAATGTAGATGGAGACCTCAACGTGAGTGCCCGCAGTTATCTGGGCGCGCTATATGCGGCCACCGAGTTTGGTAAACTGTATCTGGTAAACCAGACCGAAGATGGTAAATTCCCCAATGGCATTGATGACTACCGTGCGTAAAGCACGGTATTTTTTTATATAGAGGTGAGAATGTGAGTAAAAAACTTTCGTCAAATGATGTAAATGCTCAGGAATGGCTAAATACATTAGGCAGTTTCGGAGTCACTCTAAATATAGAAGGCAACCCTTATATTCCTTCTTCAAATGCTTATCTTTCTTCTTTTCTTGAACACGCAGACAGCGTAGCATCACAAGAAATTAGGAGCGTCTTAGAAAAAAATATTGAGCGAAACAATCAAATTATTGGCCAATAGAAACAAATTTGGGCCTCCATTGCTCGTATAGTGGGCGGAGATTAGGCTCTGCGAGACCTTTTGAACAAGCGTGTTCAAGGCGATGCTTTTGGAAAAGATTATGGCTTGGGGGATGTTCTAAAGACAAGCCCGCAAGAATCTATAGATAAATCCTTATAGGATCTCAATGCCCTTGAGCGTTCTTAGAAAGATATAAGAAAGAAAACAGACCAAACAGAAAAGGCTTATCGTTCTATGCTAGCTAAAGTCGCAAAAATATTTGATGATTTTAGAAAAATGAAAAATAATCCAAATTTTTCTTATAAAAATTTTTATGATTATCTAAAATAGAATGAACCAAAAGTCGCGGGCTTAGAAGAAGCATATTACCAAGACGAACTTTATGGGTTATAGTCCGAAAAATTAGAGGCAACTTATATTCAAATGCTTGATAAAATCGCAGATAGCCTATTTGGTTCTGATGAAGATAGGGTTTCAATAACTTCTGGCACAGGTCGAGGAAAAGGGGGCACTTAGGAATTACAAGAAATTCGTAAACAGCTAAAAATTTTCAAAGATAGCCAGAAGGCCATTATGAGCAACCCTAGATATTCCCGCTCTCGTCGTCAACGGGCTAAAGACGATAAAAATATAGATATTAGTCGTTATTTCTCTATTTCTAAAGCATAGCTCAAAAAAATGGATTCAGATTCTCCTGTAAGAACATTTGTTGAAGCATATCACGCTCTTATGGACGCTTTGATTATAGAAAAGCGAGGCTCTCTTGCTAAAGCGGAAGCTTCAGACTCAGATGTTGTTCACGCAATCGTTCGAGAAGCATTGGATGGTGGAGACACAATTCGGTTATTGTCTTCTCACCGAAATCAATATAGTGAGACAGGTATCAATTGGGAGCGCGTTGGTAATAGTTTAGCCACATACGCGCCAGAAATTGGAGTGGCGCGCATAAATAAAGAGCCAGGAATTGCTCAAGAGGTATTACAAAATGGACACTATCGATATAATCTAACAGTAGAAAATGTGGGCCAAGATAAAAATCGTAGTATTATACAGGATACTATTCCTGGTGGAGCTAATTCTATAGAAACACGAATAGAAGAATTAGGAGCCTTATCAAAAAGTCTGATTAATGAGCCTTACCTAACCTATACTCATCACGATAAAAAGACTGGCTTGACAGAAACCAAACGCTTCATAGAAAATAAAAGCAATCAGATTAAAAAACAAGAGGGAAAAATAGATACAGTTTTACATATTAGCTCTGGTCAAGAAAGTTATAACATTGCTTTTTCAGACAAACTTTATAATATAAAGAATATGCGAAAGTATGGCATTATGTAGGGTGATTTACTTACTAATCTTATTAGTTTAGATAGCGGCCACGGTAAAATGGATAATCGAGTTCTATACTTGCTTTTACTCAACCTTTCCAGCTTAGCTGCGTTTTATGCTGCGGGTGATGATAATCGAAGTAAAGCAGAATGGATAGTAAAGGCGTTGCTTTCTTAGAACTTTTTCGCGGCCGCCTTCGATCCATCTAATATAGAAGGCGGAATAAATAGCAGCAATACTTTATATATTGCCAACTTTACTGGACAACTTGTTCCTCTCTATTCTATTCTCATCACTATAAATAACTATATGAATCTACTACTCAGTGATAAACAACTCAATGATTCTCCTCTAAAAATTACTATCGATTGGGCGGAAATGGGTAGTGATGGGCAAGGAATGTATCAAGAAGCCTACGATAACTATCCACCAAAAACAAATGATGATATTAGTAAAACCGCTCGTTGGCATTATGTCGCACAACAAGTAGCAAAAAACACTAAACTTGATATGACTTTCAATATGATTGCTTTCAACGCTTTATATATGGGCTTTTATGAAAAATAAAAATTTGACTTCCTTCAAATTTTCTGCTATAATAAAGAAAATAAGAAAGGAGGTTTATAAAATTTGAGTAAGAAAATCAAAGTATATCTTGCTTCACAAATTTTTGCCGAGTGTTGGCGAGACTATAATGAAAAGGTTGCCCAACGTATTGAGCGAGAGTTCCCAGAAGTAGAATTATATGCTCCGCAACGCAATGCTTCTATCAATGATAAAACCAAATGCGCTACCGCTGAACAAATTTGTCAAGGTGATTTCAACAACAATCTTGATACAGATGATATTGTAGTCGCAATTGTAGATGGAGACACGCCCGGCATTGGCACTACGCTGGAGTGCGGTTATTTCTCCCGTATTTGTCAGGACGAAATCAATCGTTTTGGCAGCACGAAGAAGAAAATCATTTCCCTCTATACCGACACTCGTGAGTGCTCTCATACCACTAATGCCGCGAAAGATGCCGCTTTGAAAGGATTTGCGGAATGCCAGTATTCTTATCTGAATCTGCTACTGGTCGGTTGCCTAAAGCGTTATGGCACAATGTGTTCTACTATTGATGAAGTTATCGCGGCTCTGCGCGAAGCAATTGCGACCTATAAGGAGGAAATCTAATATGACTTTGTATTTCAATGGTCCTCGTGCCTCTGGTAAAACTCATTGGTGTTTTGAAAATGCTAAGATGGTAAATGGTATTGTATATCTTGGCTATGGCACGCCATCCACCAAGTCTTATTTCGCAGAAATTTACCAGTTTCCAGAAGAGGATATTTACCTTTATGAAGAACTAAATAGTGGCCGCACCCTACCCCAAAATCGCCCTGTGTTTGTTGACGAAGGAACAGCCGCCCTTACCAAGTTCTTAGGTATTTCTCAAAAATTCCTTTACGGGGTATCCGATGGTCCTGATACAAGTTTTTTGGAGATGAAGTTTGATGGTAAAGTATGAGAGCCTGCGCGGCCAGTCCATCTATGAATTTGCCCAGTAGAAAAATTGTTATATACTTGGGCCATTCCCACAAAAAATTGCTTGTCTAATTGAACGAGCATACAACTTTCCGGTATTGAAGTTGCTCGACTATGCTCAATTCAATACCTTCTCAACAGATATAAAATTGAATATAGTCGTAGCTTCTTCTTTTATTGATTGGTTTGGGGATTTACTTTCCCATCCAATCGTAGAATATAAAAACTGTAATTTTTATGTAGTAAAAGGAGAAACTAATGTCTGAAATGATTTATGGGGTTCACGATAAACTACCCCTCAAGAAGAATCTACTATTTTCCCTTCAACTATTATTGTCTTGCTTTATTGCTACCATTCTAATAGCCAATATTTGCGGTGTTAGTGTGTCCGCCGCCTTGGTAGGAGCAGGCTTAGGAACTTTAGCTTATATTTTTATTACTAAAAAAGAAAGCCCGATGTTTATTTCTTCTTCTGGTGCTTTGGTGGCGCCAGTGTTAGCGGCCTTGTCTGCCGGTGGTTTTATCGCAACAGCAATTGGTGGATTAGTGTCTTGTGTGGTCTATAGCTTTTTTGGCTTTATTTTTACTAAAGTTCCAGTAGAAAAAATTTATAAAGTTTTCCCCAAAGCAATTATCGGCGCTATTACTTGTGTAATTGGTATCAATCTAATGCCTTTCTGTCTAACTTATGTTCAAATTGGCGGTCAAACAACTTTTTGGGGAGTGCTTATTGCCTTTATCACTATGCTTTCTGTTGCTCTTATTTCACGATACGCAAAAGGCATTGGTAAAGTGTTGCCTTTTCTACTTGGAACAATGATTGGCTATGCCGCGGCAACTCTTATTACCCTTACTGGTATCTACCCCATTGTAGATTTTAGTATGTTTACAAATCTAAAATGGTTTATTGTCCCAAAGTTTGGTTTTTTACAATGGCAAAGTGTCAATTGGGCTTCTTTGGTATCTGTAATTGTTCTTTATTTGGCTTATACTGTTTCTGCTATGATGGAATGTCTCAGTGATCACGGTGCTTTAGGGAGTATCATTGGGAAAGATCTTTATCAAAAACCAGGTCTAAATAGAATTTTTATTGGCACTGGTATCGCGAATCTAATCAATGGATGTTGTAGCGGTTTAGGCTCCACAAGTTATGGTGAAGGAATTTCAACGGTCGGTTTTTCCCGTGCTGCTTCTGTGCGAATTACTATTGGTGCCGCGCTGATGATGATTGTTTTAGGTTTTATTGGCCCGGTTCAAGCATTATTGGCCTCTATTCCTTCTTGTGTGTTTTGTGGCTCCGCTTTAGTCCTATATGGCTTCATTGCCAGCAGCGGTATCCGTATGCTTCAACAAGTAGATCTAAACCAACAAAAGAACCTAATTTTAGTATCTGTAATTCTTTCTTTGGGTATTAGCGGTATTGCTTTAGGCGGAGCTACGCTTTCCTTATCTGCTACTGCTTTGGCACTGGTGATTGGAGTGCTTTTAAACCTAATTCTGAAGGAAGATTGATATCTAACAACTAACAGGCTTTTTAGAAGAAATACAAAAAAGAGATGATGAAAAATCATCTCTTCTTTTTTTTATAGATACAACAAAGCCCTTCTCTTTAGAGAAGGGTATAATTATCCCATAGAGAGCAAAAGAAACGAAAACGCTTTCGCGGGCCGTCGAACCGTGATTATTAGGCAGACCTAACACTCTGATTCCCACGTGCTGCCGCTTCATCCTTCGGCCGCACATCCGCGAACGACTTTTCGTCTGTCTTAAAATTTTTACTCACTTCGTTCGTAAAAATTTTTCTTCAAATCGTTTTCTTTATTCAATTTTCTTATTCGTTTGTATATTATATAAATATACACTTCAATAAAGATAATATATTTCTATACTATCTTTTATAATAGTATTGTTTACACATACTATATTTTTCTATCTCTCTCTTTCTTCCCTTCTATTATACTAAAAATTTTATCTAAAGTCAAATTTTTATTCTAAAAATTTTTTACTTCTATACACACATAAATCTACTGAACAAACTGTATGAAGAAAACAGAGTAAACTACGAGCGAAGCGAGTAGTTTACGAGGTTTAAGACAGACAAAAAGTCCGTCGTGGGACAGGGCCGCCATCGCAAATCAAAATTTGACTTTTTCCAAAATTTTTGTTATAATAAAGGCACAGTAAGGGAAAGGAAGTAAAGTTATGCCCGCAAAGTATGTTCCGTCGGACGATGAACTCAAAAAAATCCTTGATTTCTATGCTGCTCATAAGACCTACACATCTGTTTCTCGTGAATTTGGTATTTCAGTTCCTATTGCGACACGCATCATCAAGGAAGCAAAATCTCTTTCTTCATCCTCTTCCTACGACGGCCCGCAACCAGTGGAATTCCCTGACCAAAATTCTGTTCTTCATTTCTATAATCCTGGAAAGGAATGGTTAGAAGATTATGCGGAAAGAGTATAAGTGGGTATATTTTGATAAAAATCCGTATTCCAACGCGGGTTATTATTCAGTTGGTCATACTGAACTTGCTTTTAACAATCTTTGTAAGTATGTTCCCGCAAATTGGGACGAATGTTTTTCCTACAATTGGGCAGACATTATGATGTTTGGTCTGAAACCATCAGACTATTTCAAATATGTTCAGTGGAAATATCACGCTTTAGTAAAGGAGTCTAACGGTCTTATCAAAGGAATACAATTTGCTAATGCTCAAGACGCAGAGCAATATGCGTTAGAACTTGAACGTAGATTCCAGTTATGTGCTGACGAAGGTTATTTTGGAGAATATTATGACGCAGACTGAGAAGATTATCAATGTTTATAGAAATATTGGTGCGAAGACGCGGGCGGCCGAAGTATTAGGAATTTCTCAAGGAGACTTGGATAAGGTTCTAAAAGAAAACAATATATCTCCCGCAGATAAGAATCTAAAACCTATTCTGTCCTATAATGGATCTATTCCTGTGGAGCCGCTATCGCGTCAATGTTTTGATTATGATATCCGTGTAGAACAATTCTGGAAAAGGATGCTGGAGGAAAATGGAGAGATACACATTTGAAAAAGATGGCATCGAGTATAAAATTATTCCATCATATGGAGTATTGTCTGAATATACGACTAACATTTATACAGAAGGTAATTATTGTGTTCTCTACTTGCTTATGCGGGAATACAACTTTACAGAAATAGAGTTCTTCGCATATATAATTTCTAAATTTCACGCTACAGTATATATCGAAAAAACTTTCCCATATTTTACAATTCGATTCAAAAATATTACTGACGCACAAAATTTTTGCTCAGAGCTGAATCAGAGATAAAAATCTGTCGTGCTTCCTACATATAATGTAGGGAGGTGATAGCGTTGGGTGTTTTTAGTTCAATCAAGAAATTTTTCCAAGGTTTCGCTGGAATTATCAATGCTGGTGCGACCATAATAAATATAGATAAAAACCTCACATCTCTACAAGATGATGTCAAGGTTCTAAAAAAAGACACCGAAGTCATCAAGACTGGCCTTCAATCTGAAATTCTTGAAACGCTTACTCGTCTTTATGAAAAAGTACTGGAACAAAACTATGCGTCTCAACAGGATCGCGATAGTGCGAATAAACATTATCGCGATATTCACGCTTTAGGTAAAGATGGGTTTGCTGAAAATATGTGGAATACAATTGTTTAGCACCCATATAGTTCTAAACGGTAGTATCTTGTTGCTCAACACAAGAATAGTAATAATTGAGAGGACGACGTCCTCTCTTTTTTTTTGACTTTTTTGAAATTTTGTGATATAATTATAACATAAAAGAAAGAAGGAGAAATTTGTAATGAAGTTTGGTTTGATACCCTACCAGATATATACCGATGGCTCAGCGAAAGGATCCGACTATGCCCACCGTGCTGGCGGCTGGTCATTTATAATTCTTTATGACGGTTGCGTCATAGCAGAGGGCAGTGGTGGCGAAAATGATACTACCAATCAACGTATGGAGTTGCGGGCCGCCATCGAAGGAATCAAGAATGCTCGACATTTAGCAAATAATTCCAAGGACGCAGTATTCGAGATTTATAGCGATAGTGCTTATCTGGTGAATTGTTATATCCAACGTTGGTATAAGGGATGGCAGCAATTTGGATGGTATAACAGTAAGAATGAGCCTGTAAAGAATCAAGACCTTTGGGAAGAACTTATTCCTTGTTTTGAAAATCTTCATTACTCCTTCATCAAAATCAAAGGCCACAGCAAAGACCAATGGAATGACCGAGTAGATAAACTCGCTCAGGCGGCCGCGGAACAAGCGCGCTTGGCCGGTAAGGAGATATAAAATGGAAAACTATTTAGATAATATAGATTTGTATGAGGTGGATAAGCAAGATTACCGCTCATATGAATATCGTTGTAAAGACCGTCAGACAATGAAAGTGCGGCCTCGTGAAGGTGTTAGTGTTTTCAAAGATATTAAAACAGGCGAATGGTTATATGGTTATGAAGAAGAGAATATAATGTGTATGCCAGCTCGCCGTTTCTTTATCTTTTACTTTCTTCCTAATGAAGAGCTTGGTCCTTATTTAGGAATCAAGCAGATTCAAATGAATGATGAAGATTATGAAAAGTTCTTGAAGATGCTAACGGAGAAAAAGCAAAATGGTGAAACTATTTCAGAAGAAAACGGCTAAGATTTATAGACCTGTAGTTGGCGTTCTTGGCCACGTTTGTCGAATAGAAGATAAAATTCTTTATCTTTGGGAATGTGGATATTCTACATTAGAGATAAAGGAAATGCTTGAATTGAAAAATAGAAAACTTCCCGGGCGTGCCCTTCGCCGATATGGCATTACAACTTCGGAAATTCGATCAAGAGCTTTTCTCCGTTCTAAAGAAAAAGGGACGAATATTCTCCAATATGATCTTGAAGGAAATTTCGTGAAGGAATGGATATCGCAAGCCGCGGCCGAACGAGAGTATGGTATGGCACAAGGCACGATTCACAAAGTGCTTATTGGAGAACAAAAAACAGCGTTTGGATATCAATGGATAGAAAAAACAAGCGATGATTTTCCACGAAAGATCGCGGCCCGCCCGCGAAAGACAGTCATACTACAGTGTGATAAAGAGGGAAATGTGATAAAAGAATGGCCTAACGCGAATGTCGCGGAGAAAGAATTAGGCATCTATCCTAATTCAATCGGCAAAGTCCTAAGAGGACAACGCGAAACAACGGGCGGATTCTATTGGAAGAAAGTAGAGGTAGAAGATGGGAAAGAAGATTGATACGAATATTTCGCCGAAAGAGTGGATTCCTATGAAGTATTGGTCTATGGGATCTTCTCTTAGCTCCGCAGAGAAGCGTGAGAAATTGGATATGCTTGTGAAGTCGCACGCTTACATCAGTTCAATCAAACGTGATGGAAATCTTGGTAGAATCGTATGGGAAGATGGTGAATGTATCTTACAGTCCCGCACGACTTCCAAGAAAACCGGCGAATATAGTGATTTGACTGATAAGGTTCTCTTTATGGATAGTGTCGCCGCAGCCTTCGATGATACAACTGTCCTGCTTGGTGAAATCTATCTTACTGAACCGACCGCGACAGCCAAAGAGGTTGGAACTATTCTGCGTTGTAATGTTGATAAGGCAATTGACCGTCAGAAAAAAGCAGAGCCTCTTCATTTCTACATCTTCGATTGCCTTGTCTACAATGGTATTGACCTTACTGATGCTCCTATTACAGAGCGCATCAAATACCTTCCGCAGGCCGCCGAAGCTATCAATAGTCCTCTTGTAGAATATGCGAAATACTATGAAGTGAATGAAGACACGTTCTATGATAGGCTTACTGCTGTGTTCAATGCTGGCGGCGAGGGTATGGTTCTCTATAAAAAAGATATGCGGCCCTGCCAAGATAGAACCGCTGCGTGGGACACAGTAAAAGTCAAGAGAGAACTTGAATTTGACGTAGATGTCTTCATCAGTGGAACGGCCGCAGGAGACAAGGAGTATAAGGGCGGGCTTTTGCC